TGGTAGTTTCATCAACCTTGTTTATTCTATTTTCGATAGAAATGACTAATATTGTATCACCAACATTAAAAAAGTAAGATTATGGTATGTGCTAAGAAAAAGAAGATGGCAGAAGGAGGCAAAGTCTCCGAGAAAAAGAAACCTCAACTGAAATGTGGAGGCAAGGTTAAGAAAAAGAAGTAATAACCGGAGGGGTATATCCCCTCCTTAGTATTTCATGCATGAAAAATTCAGAATTTGTATCTAGGATCATGAATGACATGAACTCCATCAATAAGGACGCTCATGTCAGTAGAAGATGGATATTGTCCATAGGCAGGCAAAAAGCAAGGTCTTATATAGCCCAGAAGTATGCTGATGGAACCTTGTTCGGCGAGGAATCGCTGTATACTCATATTAATTGCATGGAAATGGAGAGGGTTCGTAAGGTAGATTGTTGCTTTGATGAGTTTAAGTTATGCAGGATACTTATGAGATCCAAGAAAAGATTGCCCGATATGATATATACCCGTATAGGTCCGGCTATCATCAAAGTATCAAATATCATGGATGATATTATATTTACCTCCATATCGTTAAGAAAATACGCTAACAACAAGGGACGTAAATACGGGAATATAGATCAATACTATTATTATGTCAATGATGGATATATCTATATACCAGATATTAACATAGAGGCTATAAATGTTGATCTTATAACTCTCGACAGAAAAGCGGCGTTAGAGCTAGGGGGATGTGGAGCTGAAAAAGATAAGCCATGTACATCTCAATGGGATTATGATTTCATATGCCCAGACAAACTTCTTGAATATGTGGTTTCCGAAACATTAAGGGAAACTGTAACCAAATTGCAGATCCCTACGGATGAGAACCCGGATATGGATATTAATAAGAAAACACAAAAAATTCAATAACATGAATCTAATAAGATCAATAATCAATTTCTTTGGTTTCAATGACGCCATAGTTGACGGTATAGGCGAAAGAGGGATGAGAGACAGCTCTATCATAAGATATAATGAGGTGCACGATATGTATGATAAGATTATAAAAGATCTGGGAGATATGTCGGCTTACGTATCCAAGGGTTATATCTATGATAAGATAAAGGAAAGAACGGGATTAAGTACCAGACATATTAGTAGGATATTAAATCATACTAAGAGAAAAGATCTTAGGTTTATATAAAAAGGAGAGGATAATCAACCTCTCCTTTTTGTTTTTAACAGCCTCCACCTTGACTTGGATTAGATACATACATGCTTGTAGCATTGCTAACACAATCGCTTCCGCCTGATACCGTTCCCGATCCGGATGGTATGGTGACTGTTTTAGTGGTAGAGAAATATTCTACATCTCCAGATGGTTCAGATCTAGTATAATACACATCAAATGATGCTGTTTTAGATTTACCACATGGATTATCATAACTTACGGATATACTTAAACATTGTCCATTAAAACTTCCGCTAGCGTAAGCGCTCCATGTTTCGAGGCAATCGCATCTATCCGCCTGCGCCAAGCCATTAGCGTAAGAGATACCATCGGATTGGAGGTTATTGTCGGCTATCCTGTTTGCCTCATCCTTGGTATAGGCGGTGTATTTTTGTGTATAAATTTCTTGTATTAGGATGAAATCGTTATATTTGTGATATGAAAACAAAGTCATTTAAAATACTTGATCAATACTTTCTTCGATTCTATAGATCTATTATGTCTAAGAACGGGAAAAGGAGGAAGCATACGATCGTGGATAAGAATGATATCCTTGAGTGCCAGTCGTTGATCTGGAAAGTCATACGTGATAGGTATCTGGAGGATGAGGGCGGGGTTTATATAAACAACATCGGTTATCTGTGCCATAAGATAAATCCTAATCGTAAGATATATCTGAATAAGCTTACCGGTACTATTAACAGACGTGGAACTGGTGGATATTCTTATGTACATACGTGTATTGATTTTATGCCTCGGAACAAGTATTTCCATCTCTATATTTCTCCGGCGTTGAACAGGGAGTGTAGGTTGGCTATGGAATCAGGTAGGAGGTATAAGTTCTTGTACCGGGAGGTTGAGTCGGAGAGTAAGGTATTTGGAGTTAAATGGGTTTATAAGCTGTAGAAGTTTTTGTGATCCAGTTAGCCCGTGAGGGTAGACTAGATTTTTTTTGTATCAATGATTCAAATACATATCTTTGTGCAAAAGACTTAAATATGACGATAAAGGGCTTATTGGCCGAGATCAAGGCCGATTTACATAAATACGATGATAGCGGGGCTATAGATACCTCGTCTGTTTATAGATGGGCTGAGATCGCCTTGAAAAGGTTCGGGGGTGTTATAGCGGTCATGTCCGAGGCGGTTGTCAAGACCAGCAACAAACAGGCGGTATTGCCTTCCGATTTTTTCGACATGCTTGACGCTTATAGATGTGAGCCTCTGGTTTGCGAGATACCGGGCGGCGACAAGGCTAAGGCTGACCTCCAACACGAGATCGGCTGGGTCGAGCGCACCGAGCGTGGGTTCCGTTGGAACTCCTGCACCGAGTGCTGTAAGGAGGAGTTTGAGAAGACGATCACGGAGAAGATATATATAGGGTCTCACGAGGTTCGTTTCCATTATCATCATCCCGTAAGGTTATCTATAGGTCGTGGGTTGAGGCGTGATTGCGCCGCCGACAAGTATCGGGATAAGTACGATTGGGATAATTATGATATAACTATATCCGGCAATACTATGTATACAGGGTTTGATGGATTTATTTATATCATATATCGTGCTACGCCTAAGGACGATGACGGTCTTCCGTATATACCAGAAACGGCGTTAGGATACCTTGAGGATTATGTCGAGACGTATATCAAGATGAAGATCTTCGAGAATGCCGCCGTGAATGGCTTGATACAAGGCGCTGGTGACGCTTATAAATTATATGCTCAGCAGGAGCCGGGTAAGTTCGCTAGGGCTATGAAGGAGCTTAAGATGTCGATGATCACGTTAAATGATTATCGGGAGTTGGCTGAGGATAATAGGAGAAGGATGTTGTCTTATGAGCGGATGTGGCCTAATGCTTTTGATAAGTATATCAAATTTATTTAGTTGCGGGGGAGGGAATCGAACCCTCGATCTTTAGGTTATGAGCCTAATGAGATACCTCTTCTCCACCCCGCGATTATGACGCGAATATACGTTTTTTAAAAAGAAAAAAAGATAATATGGCAAAGAAAAATGATTGGATACATTTAGATAAGACAAGTGGTACTGGCCCTGCTGAGGTTAAGGTTACAGCTGATATTAATGAGACCGGCGAGATACGTCAGGTAACATACAAGGTTATAAAAGAGGGAACCAAGGAAGAGAAGACGTTCGTGTGCAGGCAGGAGTCCGTCCCGGTGGTGATCATCCCGGAGTTCGATTACCTTGTTCTTAGGTATATCTGGGCTGACGAGGACGGCATTGACTTTGACACGGCTACCGGTTTCGATAACACCGGCCTCCCGGACGTGGACGGCAAGCTGGTTGGTTGGAGTAAACAGTACCAGACCACGCAGGAACGGGTAGGTGATTATCTTATCCACGGTGGTGATAATATGGAATCAGGTAATGAGGCCGCTTTGATCCAGATGGGGCCGTTGTTGGATGGCGATAATTACGATAAATTACCTCTTGAGATCAGGTGCAGTATATACGGTAACTGGTATGGTGGTCGTGAGAAAGGTAATGTCACCATCAGGTTCACGGCATATAAGGGAGGTACGATGGAGAAACGTGGATATGATTTTGTCAATATCGGAGGCGAGGAGGTTTATACTGGTGATGCCCCTACCAACGTATCCGCCCATGGTGAGGATAATTGGCAAAATATAAAGACCTTGTATTCTAAGGTAGGCACGATGATCTATAACAAGGAATCTCGTGACTGTATTGTAAGAATAGGTGAGTGATTGTTCTTTTTCATAATACAAATATTTATCAGCTCTCTCGTCCGTGAGGATGGGGGAGTTTTTTATTTTTTAGTCCTTTACTTATGACATATTTGATTTTTTATTGTGCAGGAATAATCTAGCTTTGCCGAAAACTAGTATTATGGTCACATTGAATGATGTAAATAACGAACTCCATGTCCGGTTATATATACTGGAGGTGCTTAAGGATTATATAAGAGATGATGATTTCGACGAGCTTTTAGATAAGGCGTTGGATTTTGTCATGGAAGGCGTTTCTATGCCTAAGGCTCCGGCCAAGGATACCACCATGAGTGACATATCAAAGAGCGTTTTGGCTTTGGTAGCGGGTGCCGGATTAGATGAGAGGCTAAGCAAAAGCTCTTTAGAGTTAGCTTACGATAGGTATAAGATGAGGTACGTATTCGATCCTCGAAATCGGGATATACACGGTGTAGTCGTAGGTTATTCCAATGACTTTAATAGTCTGGTAGCTGTGTGTGATGAGGGATCGAAGAAAGGAGTGGACAAAGGATCTACTGATTTTGTGGATGTCAATGAGAGATACGTGACTAACGGTTTCTTTTACATATCTGTAGAGGATGCCGATAAGCAATCGAACTACATGGGTGGAAATTCGTAATTATTATGTTTTTGTGCTTTACCACGAGACGTTTTAAGTGTTTAGTCTTCCTCCTGACTTGTGAAAGTTAGGAGGATTTTTTTATATTCGCGTGATTTGAATGTTTTAGCATAATACGTACAGTTTTTGTTAAGATCCGGCGTGTAAGTGATTATCCGCCGGATTTGTTATCTTTGCGAAAAACATAACATCGTGCAGAACAATTCTAACATAGCGGTTCCCGACTCCGGGATGAACAGGGATAAGCATCCACAGGATCTATCCCCGTCTGAATATAGTTTCGCCTTGAACGCTACCATAGAGGGTGACGATGGAAGCCAGCTAAAGATCCAGAACGAGCCTAGTACCCTTTTATGTAAGCGATTCGATGGCTATAAGGTTATTGGGTATAAGAATGATATAGCTGGTGATAACACTTATTTCTTTCTATCTAATCCGGATGATAATACGTCTAAGATCACGTTCATGCGGTCATTGGATTATATCAAGACCGTTGAGGATCAATTGGCTGGATCGGGAAAGGACATCCATCGTATCCTTGGCGAGAGGCTTGAGGAGTCGGATGGTCGTTTTGATGAGATATGTGATTTGATGGAGGTCCTGATAGAGGACTGGGTTGATGACCCTTGTCTTAATTTCTCCATTCATCATCCGATCTTCGATATAGAGATCAAGGACGAGAAATGCGGGAAGGTGATATACTGGACCGATGGATATAATCCCCAGCGATATGTTATGGTCGATAAGGCTCTTAATCCGGATGATGATGGTGACTTTTGGTATCATTATCATGGGTATAAGACATGTGGGGATGACAAACCAATAGAGAGGTGTAGGCTGGCCTGCGAGAAGCTGCTGGTGTTCCCGTTGCTGACGGCCCCGTGCGTGGAGCCTGAGGTCGTGGAGTTCGGGGGGAGCCTGCGTGCCGGGACCTACCAGTTCTGCGTGGCGTTGTGCGATGAGTTCGGGATTGAGAAGACCGGATATTGCTCATTGACCAACCCAATCATGTTATTCGATCGTCAAGATATGGTTATCCGCGATGGTTTATGGGGTAAGTCAACCAACATGGGTATCCGCCTTACCGTGTCTAATATAGATAAGCAGGTATCTCATTATAAGATAGGTGTTATACAGAACACGGTTGGGTTTAATGGTGAGCAAAGCCCGGTTCTTGAGTATTTCATAGAAGGTATACATCCGATAACGGAAAGGACTATCTATTATCTTACGGATCAATATAGCGAGCGTACGACCATGGAGAAGTTATCCAAGGAAATACCGGTATATAAGACAGCCAGAGGCATGACGTCTGTCGGGAATCGTCTTCTTCAATACGGATTGACCGTGGAGAATGAATGGAATCTTCAACCGGTCGTTAACTTCTTGGGTCATTTCGTTAAATGGCAGACATCTATAGCCACGGAGAATTTGTATAAAGACGGTGTGGCTTGCTCTAAATACGCCTCTTTCATGCGTGACGAGGTATATCCGTTGGGTATAAGGTTCTTTACCAATACAGGATACAGGACGGCTAGATTCCCGCTCATCCCTCGTCCGGCCACAAGGGAGGAGATGGAGGTTATCGTTGATGAGGACGGTAACTCTGACGACCTGTCGGCTGCGTCGGTGCTGGAGAACAACCCGCAGTGTGCGGGGAACAGCCGCCGTCATCTTTGGCAGTTTAAGAATACGGCAAAGATCATAAACGACCCGTCTTGGGGATTTGATGATTTTGGAGGAGAATGCAAGAATCAGCTAGATGTCAAGCAGCTCAGATATGTAGAGCAGGAATATGCCACGGTAGGAGAGACCCAATTCGTTATCAACACGATGGGGGAAGATGTTACGGTAGATGATGCTATTGATTATATCGCTGATAATATAGAGAACCTGTGTGATATCATAGAATCTAATGTAGGTATTACTGACGAGTTATGCGCTGCTATATCATTGCCAGAGGATCAAGACGGTATAAAGGCTCCCGATTTACCTAGTGGATGTGATGATATCGAGAGGATAGAGACCAGGACTATATTGGATAAAAACTCTTTGGTGGATTCTAGGATTGATTTTACGTATAAGCTGGCTAGTGATTACGTGGAGACCGAACCTACGACATTAATACAAAGTAACGCCGAGTCTCAAAGGAAGTTTTCTGTATTGTGTGATTTTGATAATTACTCTAGTGGAGACAAGAATATCATAGATCTGGTTCAGGAATGGCTGGATGGTCAGGATGAGGATAAATTCCCGTCTGACATAGATTCTTCCGCCTTGGTCTTGTGTCAGGATATGTCTAATGTCCGGCAGTTATATGATGAGGGTATATGTACTAATGGGTGTTCGGTAGGTGATCCTCACGTGAATCCTACTATTAACGATGTTCAACTTCCTACATTCCAAGGGGGTAGGTCATTGGGTAAGTGCACATATTTGTATCAATATCCCGGATGGGAAGGAAAGAAGCATACGGAGACGATGCTTGATCAGTTAATGGATACGATGGAGGCTTATTTCCCCCAATATGAGAGTCAGTTTGGTATCGAGAACGCCATGTGTCTTTTTGGCGATGGTGATAATTCTAAGTTTAATACCGGTATAACTACTGACTGGGAAGATCGTGTGTCTATGCAGAATGATATTGACGCCAAGACCAATTGGTTCGGTAGAAGCAACTTGACTTATTTCAAGTTCTATCCACATGTATCCTCATACGCCAGATGGGTGGAGTTGGATTACGAGAAATACATAAGTGGTTTATCCGATCCTGATAACGGTATTATGTACATAGAGATGATGGGTAACTATAATTATCCGATCGGCGACTCATCATCATACAATAAGGTTCGTATAACGTTTTTCTCGGACAAGGAAGGTACCGTGGCTCCTAATCCTTTGGCTAACGATGCCAAGAAAGGTGTTATAGTGAATTACGTGGATCATAAGATATTTATGATGCCAAAGTACTTGTTCTGGAATGATGACAAGACTACTTTCCATAAGATATATGTTTGCATCGAGCCTGCGGTATGCGTGTTCTTCACCGGTTTCGCCATGAGGCAGGACATGAAGGAGCTTGCCGGATTCTATACGGCCGGCACCGCCATCTTCCCCGCCCCGTTCTGTTTTGGCATTCGGCCGCTGGAGGTGAAATACGTGTTCTTCTTCACGAAAGAATTGAAATTAAGGAGATTTGTTACCTATGAGGCGAAATGTATCTCATGTGGGGATAAACCCGCTGACTGCGCTCCCAGACCATATCAGTATGGTGATTTCGGATATTGGGAGTCTACCAATAAATATCCGGCTAATTTTGAGTTGTATGATTCAAGTAAGATCGGGATATCATCGGGAGGATCAAAGAGGAAGGATATAATAGATTCTTTGACGAAATACTATGGGTCTCCTAAATCCGTTGAGGGTAAGTCTTATTTCACCGGTAATGGGGATAACGCTGAGTATCCCAATACGTCAACCACATTTTGTCAGAAACCTATACGTCATTACAAGTTCCCTGATAACTCTGTCGCTCCTTTTATGGGTAATCCGTCTCAACTGACCGGTCAATATGGAGTTGACTCCTATATTTATCCTATGGGGGTGATGCTTGATGACGATATCGTTAATGAGTTTCTGGATATAGCGGTAGAGAATGGTCTTATAGATAAGGCTAGACGTGACTCTATAATCGGATACGAGCTATATCGTGGAGATAGGGCCTTGGATAAGAGTGTTATTGGTACAGGTCTGGCTTATGATATGTTTAAGTACGATGATCCCGACGGATCGGCTAACCTTTATCCTAATTATCCTTACAACGATTTGTCTGATGATATGTATATCTATAAGGATATTAATCGTGAGAATTTTATAACGCATCCGTTTAATAGGAAGGGTAATATCTGGTATTCATTCTTAAGCCCTGATATTGCCTTCAACAAGCCTGACGCTCCCACTGAGTGCCTTGTTGATGGTTATCAATTAGGTAAATCCTCTGGTATATTCAGGGAGGTGGAGGATCACCCTAAATGGACGATATTAGGAAGTAAGGCTTATAGTATGGCAACGTCATTGGCTACGGTGGAGGCTATGGCTAATTTAATATCTGCTATAGCTGAGTATACATATCAGTCGGCTTCACAGCAATATGTCGGTGGAGGCGTGATGTTTTTGGCCAACCCTGTCGGCATAGCGCTGACGGCTATCCGTCTGGCTACAGGTATCGCCAAGGCCACTGCTCAGTCCGTGGTGGATATAGGCAAGTACAGGTATCAGTGGTTAACGGCATTGATAGATAGGGGACCTAGATGGAATTACGCTTATTATTATACTTCTGTCGCTCATTATAATTTATTTTACCAAAAAATAGGGGAGTCAGAGTTACGTGGATTGTCAACGGCTAAATATATCAAGAGCGGGTTATATCCGGTAACAGATATCTCTTCGCAAGGGGAGACCGTAGGCGGTAAGCCTATTATCATAAACAACCTCGATCGTGAGCATTCATTGTTCATGTCATTTGGTATGGATAAGTATATGCTTGAATATCCGGAGTTGGTTTCAAGTTACGATACCAGCCGTATTCAGGATGAGTGTAATATTCGTAACGATGAGGTGGCTGGTATGACGCCTCATTTTATGACACGTGAATCTTTCGTATCCTGCCCCTATATGAGGATAAAGAAATATTCTCCGGCTCAATACGGGCAGATAGAGGATATCAGGTGGGTATCGTTAGGTGGTTGCGGGTTGATGGATAAGGATAAGCGTAAACCTGTTTTTGGAGGTGATGTATTTATATCAAGATTCTCGCTTAAGAGGAAGATGCCTATGTTTTATTTGACTCAGTTCGGTCAGGGGGACATGATACCATTCCCTTATTATGATTATCGGAACATCGGGTATCCCCGTTATTTCGTTAATTACGATACCGGGGAGGATTATCTTAATAAGACCGATACGGATACCGGATCGCTATACTCTTTCCCTAGCCGGAAGAGCGCTTATGAGATGGTTTGCAAGACCGGAGATATGTATCTTAGCGGTCGTTTCTTCCTATACTTCTATGGCATACCTCAGTTTCTTGTGGAGTCTGAGATTAATTGCAATTTCCGTATAGCCGGGCCTGAGCCTTACGAGGGGTTCTATCCGGAGGTAGGGGATTATATATCATGGACTCAGGAGCGTAATGTCCCTATATCAAGGGATAATGTGTTTAAGATAAGTCCTGTGTATAAGAATCGTTTTACGCTAGGCGGAAGGTCATTACCAGAGACGTATGATAGCAATTTTTGGGACTGCGCTTACCAAAGACCCAACGGCGTCATATGGAGCACCGCCGACGTTTCGGAGAACGGCATGACCGACCCTTGGCTGTCGTACAAGCCTATGGATTACCATGAGTTCAAGACCTCATTTGGGAAACTCATAAGCATGAAGGGGATAGAGTCGGATCAGATACTGGCTCGCTTCGAGAATCAGGTAGGGTTGTACAATGCCATAGACGTGTTGGCGGAGAGAATATCCCCGGAGAATAGCGAGATAGGGACAGGTGGTCTTTTCGCCTCTCGTGGTATCGAGTATAATAATACGACGTTAGGATATTCCGGGACCCAGAGCCGGGATATGATCAGTTGTGAATTTGGGCATTTTTGGGTCGATTTAAGGCGTGGTCAGGTATTCAAGGTAGATTCTAATGGCAGGAATCTTACGGAGGTCACACCGGGGCTTAGAAACTGGTTTAAGGAGCATCTTCAGATGAAGATCATCCGTAGCCGGATATATAACGCCGATACGGATGCTGAGCTGTCTTATTATGATATCGATAACAAGTTCTTTGGTATAGGTCTGTCCATGGGCTGGGACAATCGGTTCAAGAGAGTTCTGATAACCAAGAGGGATTACATACCGGTAGGGAATCCAAGCGAGTACCAATTCAGGGGAGGCCGGTTCTACAGGAACGGGCAGGCGGTGGAGCTACAGGACACCAGCCATTTCACGGATGTTTCCTTTACCGTTGGATATAATTGTTTGAAGGGTGAGTGGAAATCATATCTATCATACACCCCTGACTATTATATCGAGCACCAGCATTATTTCCAGTCTGGAAAGAACTACTCAAGTGAAAGTCAGGAGATAGGGTTATGGTCTCATGGATTGACCAACCAATCGTATCAAGTATTTTACGGTAAGCTATATCCGTTCGTCATAGAGGTACCTGTCCGTGAGCAGTATGTGAATAAGATCCTTACGAACTACCAATATCGGATGGATGCCAGAAGGTATCAGGATGAGGTTAATTATCAGGTTAGAAGAACAACTGGATTTAATAAGGCATGGTTCTATAACGATACCAACAACAGTGGAGAGCTTAGGATGACCATCGCCGATAAGAACGACATGAGCCAGCGCCTAAGATATCCTATAACTAACGACGATAGCCGTGAGATACTGGTGACGGAGGTTGATCAGAAGATCAATATCAACGACTACTTCAACGAGGTTAAAGACGATACTAATAACCTACCGGTATGGGTTAAGGACGTGAACGATATTGGCCGGGAGATCGACCCCAGGGCTGTCGATTATCACCGGAGGTGGCGTGATCGTCTTCGTGGCGATTGGTTCTTGGCAAGATTCGTGAATGACATTGAGAGCCGGTTCAAGATGATAGTGCGTTGGTTTAGTAATGAGGAGAAAATTTATTGATATTATGGCAGCAATAAAAACTAGTGGTAAAAAGAATGGCAAATGCCCTAAGTCAGGATGCATCAAGAAAGTAGGGAGTGATTGGCGAGTGGTTAGCAACAAGACTGGTAAATTATGGCCGGCCAAGTACAAGTCAAGGGATTCGGCTAAGAAAGCCTTAGCGGCTTATCATATGCATTGAGGATGTAGGCGGGTAGGTGATATGATCATGTACCCGCCTAATGTTTTAATCCGCATCTGATTATACTTATCTTTGTGAAAAAGAAGATTTATGGCAAAGAAGAACAAGCGGGAGGAGACCCCGTCATGGATAAAGGATTTATATAAGGAGGATCTTGATCGTGTCGTAAGAGGTGAGCGTCCCATGTATTTCAGGGGTATGGATGATAGTCCTTTGAGAAACGTGTCCCCGGAGTTTGATATCCTTAGCGGAGGGGCTGTCGTCAAGGATATGAATGGGATAAGAGGTACATTGTCCCCGTTGAATAATGGCATGGGTAATTATAATTTCAGTATCAGGGGTATAAATAAGAAGATCGGTGAGTTGGTTGATGAGGCGGGGCTATATTTACCTGAGAAATTAAGACCTGTATATCGGACTGTGGTGGATGCTATGTCGAGTTCCAAGGATAAGGGGTTGGGTCATATCACGCAGCCGTTGGCCAACGCCCTGTACCCAGCGGACGAGCGACGGGACCGGCGTCTGGAAGGGGAGCATCCCGTTGGTTATGTGGATGCCATAGACGGCATATGGCCTAGGGAGAAATATGGGTTATGGGGAGAGAAAATTGAGCGGAAAGCCGAAGGAGGTCCTACTGGTAATGATCCTGTGTATGTAAGACAAGATGTATCTGATAGAGCTTCGTATTTAAAAGACATCATAGGTAACGCCATAAGAAGGAGGTTGTATGAGAATGTAACGCCTGATGTGGTAGCCTCAAATGCCAGTCTTCCTGATAAGGTTAAGGAATTTATATACGGAAGAAATGGCAAAGCTAATGTTGATGAATATAGCGAACAGCTATGGGGTAGATTCTTATCCCAGCCTAATAGCCTTGATGGAAATAGCAAGGAGATAAGGATTCCTGATAATGTCATTATTGATATTGAGAAGATGTTCAATCGTGACACTAAGGATGAGATAAAGAGGCTAGATAAAAAGATTCGTGATACGGAGCGAGAAATATATGGTTCCGATAAGCCGGTTACAGATGATGCTTATGGTAGGCTGGAGTTTTTGAAAAAGTCTAGAGAATGGGTAGATATCTTTGAGAAGAATCGTAATTCGGTAAGATCCGGAAAGCCTACGGTTTTTTCTGAGTACGATTTTTATCCCGAAGCTGCTGGTGAGCTTACCCCGTTATCAGGGTTTGGTAATTTTACAATTTATAGACGTCCGGATGGAAGGTTAGGCGTTTACGATGTATATGATTTTTATAGTAATGATCAAGAGTTCCCGATTAATATAGCTACCAAGGTATTAGATGCTATAGGTGATAAGTTTGAGGAGAGAGGCTCTTTCAAGGATTATAATCCTGCTCCAGAGAGTGGTAAGGATGCTCTTATTCGTAACGCTATTATGTCTAAGAATAAGTTGGAGGACAAGGCTGAAGGAGGTCGTATAAATACAGGGAGCGATTATGGTTCTGGAAAGTATGTGATTGATCCTCGTAGATCAGAAAATAGCAAAATGGCTGTGTATGATGAGATATGGGACTATCTGACAGAAAAGAAGGGAATACCACAAACGCAAGCTATCGGCATCCTGTCTAACATCGCCGCCGAGTCCGGAGGGGACACCGAAGCCCTAGGACCCGCTGGTGACTTTGGTATCCAGCAATGGCTTGGGCCGAGGAAGAAAGAGCTACAGCGCAGGTATGGAAAGAAACCGACATTGACACAGCAGTTGGATTATCTCGTGGATGAGTATCAAGGAAAGGTTCCGGGGTTAGGTTGGAATTACATCAATCAAGGCAAGTTCTTTGATAAGGACGCTCAAGGCAATATATATAATTACTATATGTATTCGAAGGCTGATTTTGATAACGCCACGAATTATAAGGACGCTACCGTGGCATGGAATCAAGGATACGGAAGACCCCTTGGATCGACATTAAGAAACGAGAAGCGGTTTGAGTTCGCCGATATGTTCTCCAACAGATACGGTGTACCGGAGAACGAGCCAATGAGATACGAGTTCGGGCAGCGGGATTCTGGTACAGGAGACGGAGGTCAGCAGCCCGTGCCTGAGACGGTAGCCCCCGCCGCTCCTTCTTTGGCTTCCCATCCTGCCATGGATAGCTGGTGGGAGAAGGAAGGTCAAGACCTGTTATATAAGATGCTAGCTCAATCCGGAGCTAACAAGAAAGCTATAGAGGACATCGCTAATAATATTAAGAATGATCCTCAATCAGAGGCGCAGATAGAGGAGGCCGAGCGTATGCGTAAGGAACAGGCGAAAAGGCAGTTGGTACTTAATATGATACCGGGATTGATGTTGAATATAAAAGGAATGTCGTCAACAAAATCAGAAGGAGGTCCTGTTGGTGACAATAGGTGGTTTTATGATGAGGTTCGAAGGAAGCAGGTTATTGATAAACAAAATACGATGCAATCTCTTAGCGAAGAGAAGCACAAAATATTAAGATCGTCAAGATTGGCTTTGGAACAGGGCTTTATAGATGAGGATCAGTTTAGGAGAATAAATAATCTCCCTGTATTTAAATTAAGTGATGACGTAAAATATGATGGCAGGAATAATAGGGAGGTGGATCTTATAAATAGTCTTTTTGATACGGCTATGTATGATAGTTTTGGAAAGTCTGTTAAAGAACAATCAGTCGAGGAGGAGAAAAACAGGAAGGAGCGGTTTTATCCTTACAAGCTCATGGCTGATTCATTGCTTACGATAGGTGATATAGCCACCGCATCTCCTGGGTTTTTGAGATTGATAGAGCGTTCTGGAGCAAGGTTGTATCCATTATTGAATAATATCGCTCATAGTAATTCCATTCAGAAAATTTCTGGATTGTCTGGGATTGGTGTCGATTCATCGCAGATAGCATTGGATCCTGATGATGATAACCTGTGGAATATCCTTGGTGTTGCCGGAGCTGCGGCGGAACTGATAGGAGGGATGGATATATTAAGAAATACGAGCGTGATGGGAAGGATTGGGAATAGGTTGGATGATATCCTTGATATAGCCAATCCTGTTGTGACATTAGGAGGGCTTGCTGATGATGTATTAAATTAATTGGTTATATTTGGTTGTTTTTAAAATGTTTTTTTTAGTATGAAAAGATTGTTATTTTTGTTCGCTATGTTATTGACGCCGTTCGCTTTGATGGCGCAAGAGGTAATCCCATCAGAAGGGGCTATCACTATTGATTTAACTACCTTTACCGGCATCATGGCTTTCGTCACGATGTCAGCTACGCAGTTAGCCAAGGTTGTGCCGTATATTGACACCCATAAGTGGGCTAAAGTCCTATCCGCCGTAGTCATAGGTATGCTGGTTTGTATATTAGCGTGGCTACTAAAGGTGTCTCCATTGCTTATAGGAAGTGAATGGTGGGAAGCTTTATTATATGGAGTGGCTGTAGGCCTCAGCTCTGCTGGTTTTTATGACTTGGTTAAGGCCATAGGATCATTATTCATAAAAAGAATTTAATTCTGTACCATAATAATAGCATTTGCTGAGAGACTCGTCGTTGTGAAATGATGAGTCTCTGTTTTTTTAAATTATCTTTGTGTCAGAACGAAATTAATTTGATATGGGCAAATATGTAATCAAGAGGAAGATACCTAAATATCAAGAGGCTGGGGAAGTCACCCCTATTATGCCCGGTAATGTTGTTGGTCTTCAGGGTATTGGAGTGGAGCCTTTGGTTTCGTCTACCCGGATAGGATTTGATATTCAGCAGCCTGATATTAATACCATTGATACAAGTGATTTAAACGCTATCGTTGACAGCAATAAGAAGGTTGATAAGTCTGGTAGTACGGATGTTTTTGACTTTACCACCATACCTTATTATGGCGCCGATGATATAGGATCTAGGTTTACCCAGATGGGTCGTGGTATAGGGCGTATGAGAAGCGAGGGATATGGTAATTTATCCACCGGGGCTAAGACGGCTAATGTCGTAGGCACCGTGATGTCAGGTATCGGTGGTGTCTTAGGGTTAGCTAGGAACGTGTTCTCAGGAATGGCGTCAGAGCAAGGCACTCGTACTAATATCAGGTTGGCTCAAGAGCGGGAGGCTAGGCAAAGAAGGCAATCCCAGATGCAGTATAAGGATGGAGGCGGTGTTTATCTAGGACCTAATAACAGGTTCGATAGCGGTAGTCTTACCGGTGAGTATCTGTATCCGTTACCTAAGTCGATGGAAGACCAAGCCAATGTAGAGGTTGAGAAGGGCGAGTACGTGGAGCAGCCCGGAGAGGCGCCAATGGAGGCTATGGGGCAGAAGCACGCCGATGGTGGAACCCCCGTTTCCTTGGAGGAAGGTACGAAGGTTATTACCGATGATACCACCATAGAGTCGGATTTCGCTAAATACATTAGGGATACGTATGGTATTAAGGCTACGCCAAAGGATACGTACGCCACGTTAATGGATAGGTATAAGGCTAAGATAGGTCTTAAATCAGCTTATGATGATCAGAAGAAGGCTTTGGATAAGTTGAAGAAGAACGATAAGATAGATGACGAGAATACGAGGCGCTTAAACGCTTCCGTATTATCCAAGGCTATAAATGATAGTAACGATACCGTTAATGGCTTAGAGGGAAGATTTACGGACTTCGCTAACGTCATATACAAGGAGCAGGAAGACCGGAAGATGAAGAAGGATGAGGATACGTATTTCGCTAAGGGTGGTGAGATAGATAACATCATATCCAGATCCATGAAAGAATATGGCCTTACAGAAGATGATGTAGCTGAGGCTAAGAAAGAACTGCTCCGGAAGGTTGCTGGTATTCGTCAGAAGATGGAGAAAGGTGGTAGCTCTTTATTCGATTATCTCCTTACTTTCCGCCCTGTAGAGAATAAGTACAATAATAAGGATAATACGTTCGGGTATCAGCGTCAAGGTCAGGACGGCTCTTATGGCGGAATCAATACCGAGGAGAGACTTAATTACTACAAGACGTTTATGCCATCGGCGTACAAAGCGTACATGGAGGCGGAGGAAGGATCGAAAGCCAAGGCCTTGCAGGATGCTATATACAGCAATACCGGTAGCTGGATGACCTTGGCCACGGCAGAGAACCCAATTATCGCCAACGCGGAGGCGCTCCGGGACTACACCACCCTTGTTTCCTTTGGTGGTGAGGATAGCCAAGGTAATTATCCAAAGAACAAGGATATGTCATACCATGATAGGATGAGGGACAATAAGTTTGGTCAATACTCCTCATCTCGTCCTATGATGGCGCTGGATGTCGTGAACGAGGAACAGCATAAGGCTCTTAGCGATGCCGGTATCACCCATTTTAGCCAACTGTTCTTGGATGATAACAAGGATACGGTCAATAAGATTTTGGGTGAGGATATGCTTAAGATGCAGGCGTTAAGATCCATGAAAGGTATGGAAGGTCTAGATTTCATACTTGACCCTCACAAGGTGACTCCCGGTCCTATGAATATAGGTGACGTGGAGGATCCCGATGTTAAGCTGGATATGCCTGAGCTTATTGATGCTAGTACCCTTCCTAAGACGAATACCAATACAAATACAGATAAGTCGGATAACAATAGGGGAGGAAGAAATATAGTAGGTGGTGGTCTTGATTTTCCTGAGGTGTTCAGGATGACTCCGGGATCTGTGACAACGGAAGGTCTGGAAAGACATTACGCTCCTACTGTAGACCCGGTGTTGAGATCGGCTGATCAGTATATGGTTGAAGCCAATCGTGCTTTCCAATCACAATTGGATCAGATGGGTAATGTCCCGGATTCTCAAAGAGGAGCTTTATCATCTAACCTACAGGCTATCATGAGTTCTAATATAGGTAGGTATATTAACGAGGTAGAGCAGGGCAATGTCGCTCAAAGAACTTGGGCTGATAATGTCAATTCTCAATCATGGGCGAATACTTATGACAAGAACATAGCGCAACGTCAAGCTTATCAGCAACGGATATTGCAGGGATTGGCTATTAATGACGAGAATTGGGCTAGGTATTTCGATAGCGTGAATGACGAGATCCAGCAGAAGTGGAACACGGCTACGACCATGAATACATTAAGATCTATATTTGGGGATGTTAAGATTGGTCCCAATGGCCAGTCGATCGCAGACCCTCAAGGAGATATATTAAGTTACAGGAGATTATATCCTGCTCAGGAAGTAACTAAAGGCAAAAAGGGATAAATAATGGCTTCACAATACAGTATATTAAGGAATTACGGTAAGTACGTATCACCCTACAACATGGATGTCATGATGCAGGGTATGGGATACATGCAGCAGAAGATAGATACCAATCGGCAGGCCATAAACGAGTATGCTGATTATATCATCAATTCTGATATTATAAAACCTCAGGATAGGGAATATCTTCAGAATAGGTTAAATGGATTGATACAGGATGTGAATAACGTGTATCGTAAATCCAATCTAGCTTCTGACGGTATAGCCAGAAGCATACAAGCCCGTCTTGGAGAGGCTTTAGATACCCGTGTATTGAACGCTATCGCCGGTACTAGGGAGTATAGGTCTTTCTCTCAGAAGATCGAAGATATGAAGCTTAATAATCCTAAGCAATATAGTGCCATAAATGAGGCTGTGGCCTTAATGCCGTTTTATGAATGGGTTAATGATGGTCAGGTTGGTACAAGGATGAATCCTATTCATTACACTCCTTATACGGATTACAATGAGGAGATGAATAAGATGATGAAGGATTTCGTCAGTCTTAATAAGGGAAAGAAGTTTTCTGTTCCTGAGGTAGTGGATGGCAAGCCTACTGGTAGGATGAGAGACATTACTGTTGATGAGATGAGTCGATCTCAGATTAGAGCGATAGCCGCTAGATCTATATCCCAGAACGCTAAGGCTCAGATGCAGATAGAGGGTCAGTATTTGGCTGCCACTAATCCCGCTATGTTTAGTGGCATGACTACTGATCAGTTCGTTAATAAATATGTTTCCGGTTTTGACGCTGAGGAGAGCGCACTCTTAGCCAAACTCAAAGGGGCCGAGGCCAGCCCTTCCGCTAAGGTGGCTATTGAGGCGTCACTACAGGAGGTCCGGGAACAGCGCCGTGCGTTAGTGGAGGAGGCTACTTCCTTTATTGGCAATAATATGAATCCGGCTAGAGCGGGGGAGTTTATTGTACGTAATGAATTTCTTGATGGTGTATCCGCTAGATGGTCGTATAACAACTCATCTGAGAACTACATCGCTGATGATTATTACTTTAAGATGAGAGATCTTGATTTCAAGGAGAGAGAGTTCTCGTGGAGGCAGAAATCAAAGGAGATAGATCAGAATCTTAAGCTTAGGGAATTAATGTCCAAGGAAGCTGGTAATAGCTCTAATATCCCTACAGGTGTTATGATTGAGCTGGAAAAGGTTCAGCCTAATGTTACTCCTGAGAATATATTTGACAATCAATATATTCAGAATGAGAATAATATATCGACAGGTGAGAAGAATTTAATATCATCCATAAATCCTGTTGATCTACGAGGCATAGAGAACGATATACAAAACAATCCTTCTATATATCCTGGTGGTGTTAATAGCGAGAATATTATGGCATGGATCACTAATAATGGCGGTGCGTCAAGTTCTGTATTATCATCAACCCCAAATATGGTGAATAAATACGAGGCTCTTATGGCAGCGAATGATAATAGGAATAGGTATGGTAAGATCATGGATGAGGAAGTTGATTATCTTACAAATGCCTTTGATGTCGCTACGGAAAATATCCTTAATGATGCTGTAAGGGATCAGGACTATGTTACTGGAGGTATTGATACATATACTGACAATGGTATGGTTAATGCGAGGGATGTTGGTAAGAATGGAGCTATTATTGGAGGGAAAGAGTATTCACCAGAAGATGCTTTAAAGGTTTCCGCTATAGCTGGATTGATAAGCGAGAACATCAACTATGCGGATAGATCTATAGCTAATACGGAGCTGATGAGATCTTATATAAATTTGTTAAATAGATATTCAGGAGAAAATTTCACTCTGGAGGATATAAATGATATAGCTAAAACTTATAGTCGTGTAGACAATCCGGTAATGAATAGCGATAATGTCGATATGACTAGTAGGGATAAAATGATCAAGATCTTAGGTAAGAATATGTCTAGAGCTGATGGTCCTACGCTTAGAAGAGAATGGTCTTCATCCAATATAGGTCGTAATATAGCTAAAGCTATTCAGGATTCTAAAATGGTCTATGAAAGAAGATATGACGAGTTTGCTCCAAGATCATGGTCGTTCTCTAATTCTACCAATGCCTCTAAAGAAGATAGGCGTATGCATGCTAAATTAGAGAGTCTGCTTTTGTCAAGAGCTGGTTTCTTGAATAAGGATAAAGATAGCAGACTTAATAATTACATATTGTATGCTCGTCCTACGGATAATCCCAATACATTTGATTTGGTAGCTATGGCTGGCGGAAAAAATATCGCTACGGTTCAAGTTACTAAAGAGGAATTAGATAGTATGGGGTATAGTTTGTACGAAAGGGAAAGGAATGTAAGATCTGAAGATTACGAATCTAAGATCATCCCTGTATCTTTTTCTGCCACGACCAATAGGCCTTATCAGAAATGGGCGCAAGCTAATTCACTTGGCGCTTTCGCTACTATCGAGAATGCGGCTGAGGAGGCTTCTAGGATGGTTGATAAGTACAATATTCAGAACAATGAACTAGCTACATCAGAGCTTAATAAAAGAGCTATTAGGATTATTAATACGGTTTTAAGAAATTACAAATCGTATGATATTAAAGCCAAGGGCTTCCCTGGAGGTGTTGAGGTTGGCGTTTATTTTCACGGGCAGGCTAGGACCGGGACACCTCTAAAGGTGTTGGAATATAATACTGATTATGCTGATAATATCATGAAGATTATAAATATGTGTCCTCAGATGTATCTTACCCAAGCCGTGGTTGAGGCTATCAATAAAGACGTTATTGTTAAGGGTAGAGATATTAATGAGCAGCACTCTGATCTTAGCAATATTCTTTCGGTGTTGGATAAAGAGACTATGGATAAAATAGATGGAAAAAATGAGCAATAATAATAACGATATAGGGAATGTGATGAAGAGTCAGGGATATTATGTCCCTACTCCATCAATTCCATCTCCCATGCCTTCTAAGGATAATATTTCTTCTATCCCTATACCTGTTGGCATGCGCAGTTCATCGGATATGGATAATGATGTTTTGTCTAGAGAGGGAAGCAGAAGTATTCCATCATTAGTAGAGGGTATAAAAAATTCCGTAGAGACATCTTATCATGATGATGTAAAAGCAAGGAATCCGCTTTTTCAGATGATAAACGAGACGGGTATCCCTAAGGGTAATTATGATATAACTGGAAGTAGGATCAACCTTCGTGATTCAAGGTATAGGCTGTCAACAGGTGAATGGATTCCAAAATACGAGAGTTATATCAATAACGTGGATAATGATGATCGTCTATCGAGAAGTCAAAGTGGTTGGGAGAAAACTTATAGAGGATTAGGTAAGTTTATTTATAAGTCTGCTTTGTATGGAATAGGTGGAGTAGGTCAGTCTGTTTATGGATTAAAGGAGCTTGTTACAAAAGGGACGTTATCAGCTATGTATGATAACAGTTTTGCCAGATGGTTGGATGATATGGATAAGCGTGGTGATTATACGCTTAATCATTATTACAGTAAGGAGGAGCGAGATGCTGGATTTCTTAAAAGTATGTTTACAACCAATTTTTGGACAAATGATCTTTTGTCAGGAGCTGCATTTACGGCTGGAGCCGTTTTGTCATCTTACGCCTTCGCCGGAGCTGGTCTTATGAATGCCGCTCGTATGGGGGCTAGGATAGGTGCTACGATTGCCGGTATGGGGAAGGCTGCTTCTGCTACAAAGACCGGGTTTAATGCTATGCTAAGAGCTGCCCGCATAGGACGAGGCATAGGTAAGGGGCTGGACAACCTGACCTTTATCGGTACGTCAACGCTTTGGGAGGCTTCGGTAGAGTCAAGGAGTGGGTTGATGGAATCTGAGGAAAACTTCAAGCAAGCTTACAGGAACGCTTACGGCAGAGAAGCCTCATATGAGGAACTCATGAAGTTCAGAGCTGATAATGCTGATGCCGCTAACGCTATATTCGCTGCCAATATCGGTATCCTTACGTTATCCAATATAGCTATGTTCGGTGATATGTTTGGCATGGATCTGGGCGTTGATAAGTTCATAAAACGAAATATATTTGGTGTAGGAGCCGAGAGGATGGATAATGGAACATTGAGGATCATAACGCCTAAGAAATGGCAGAAAATAGCCGGGAATACGTTCAATATTATCAAACGTCCGGTATCTGAGGGTCTGTATGAGGAAGGTCTTCAAGGAGTGGCTAGTAAATCCGCCGAGGATTGGGTAGAATCAAGATACAATCCTATGGCTATTCGTCAGAATATAGGCTATATGGAGGCTATAAAGAACGGGTTCAAGGAGACTTACGGATCTAATCAGGGATGGAAGGAAATCGGCATCGGTATGATTATCGGATCGGTTATGGGTGGAAGAAGCCTTGGAGGTATAAAGGAATGGAGTCAAGATATGTCCCGTAACAAGGGAATGGTGGAGGCCTATAACACCAATGCTGGCGCCTTGACCTCGGCGGCTGTCCAAGCTATTCGTGGCAGCATGGCCCTGAACGCTCAATTATCAGGCTTGAAAACGGATAATAACGCTGACGATATACCTAATTCTAGAATCGTAGATAAGACTTTTAGTGACGCTGTATTCAATCGTCTTCGCTATGATCAGGAAATGGGGATGTTAGATGATACCAAGGAGAATTTCAAGACAGTCATCGAGTCTATACCTAATAGCGATATAGCCTCTGATATGAATATGACAGATGAGCAGGTAAATGAGTATAAGTCCAACCTTGTTGGCGAGTTCAATAAGAAGGTTGATAATTTTACTATGGCTAGTAGATTTGCCGACTCCCTTACCGATGGTATATCCAATAGATCATTTAACACCTACATCTCTAACATGGCTTATAACGGTCTTGAGGCTAAGGATAATTTGGATGATATCGCTAATCAGTTAGGAAGGATATACAATACGGATATAGGCCCCGCTTTAGATATATATTCTCGTCTTAATCCTGATTCGAGTAGGGATCTTGAGAAACTTAGGAAGCTTACAGATGATATACAGAAGATGGAGAAGAATGTTTTGAAGCTTCAGCAGAGTATCACGTCTAAAGAAGCTCTTGAGTCTGATAAGGTCAAGTTAGCCAAGGAGAATGATAGACTTCTTAAATTGACGGAGGATAGAATTGCTTTGGAGAGGAGATTAGCTACGTTAGTTAACTCAGAGACAGATATATCTAAGCTGTTATTAAACAGGAATGAATCAAGGATCAGTGCCGCCGATCTTATGGCGGCTTATGAGACTATAGTTGGTTTTGAGAATGCTGTATCTATCCGTGGGGTTGATAATTATAAAGAGGTTATGGCGTTACTTAGCGAGTATCGTCATAATCTTGTGGCTTATAAGAATATAAATGAGTCTCTTCGCCGTATGCGTGATAGGAGATTCATACGGTCGCAGGAACGTGGGTTCATGAAGATATTATCGAACGCATGGGGAAAGACTTATGAGGAGGATAATAGTAGATATGATTTCAGGAATACCGATGATCCTGATGCTAATTCCCTTTATGCCAATGATCAGGCCATAGATAAGGCTTATCAAGATGGTCTTATAGGAGAGGACGAGGCATTTATGTTCAAGACCTATAATCATATGATCGCCAGATCTATGGAGAATGATATCAAGGCTGATGAGGGCGGTATCGTTGAGAATGTGCCTGATAATGAGGATATAATAAATCCTTCTGATGATAGAATCAATAATATAGCTATAAAGATATGGAACGGTAATGAGGATATCTTATCTCCTAGGGAAAAGCAGATATATGATAACAATAAGGATCGTATTAATAATCTTGTAAAAGGATTTGGCGATAATCCTATAGCTAGGATAAATAGGGCTAAGTCAATGATAGATAGATTAAATATCAATGATAATGTATCAGATAATATTAAGGATAATATTGATGATATCATAGATATGAATATTAATGGTCTTGATCAGGATCAGGTTAAGGAGGCTATAAAGACCTATAATGATCTTATGAATGAGGCTGACAATGGCAATGAGGTTGATCAGGATAAGCTTAATGAGACTATTGATATTATCAATAATTATTCCGATGGTCCTTTTCTTCAATTCGTGGAATGGATGAGGCTATATAATAATGGAAGTATGGTTGTCAAGGATTACAATAAGTCTATACCTATGGGTGATGTCCTCACAGAGAGCGAACCCGGGACATCCACCGGCAGGACGGAAGTTAACGCCGCCCAGAATCCGGTGGTGTTGATGGCCCAGAAGAGAGAGATCGGTGGGGTTATGTATTATGAAGTTGGCGGAATGAGACTTGACAGGTTTATGGACAGTCTTGGGCTTAAAAGATCTGATGCCACTGATACTGATAATGGAAGGGTGATGGATTTCACCAACGGAACCGACATATTTACTGTTATAGAGTCAGATAACCACTCAAGATGGATGATTAGCGAGGATGACGCTCAGGCTTTCGAGAACGCTACCGGTGTCATATTGGGGCGGCAAACCGTCTTGTCGACCTCCAACTGGTTCATGGTGTATCGCAAGGGGCAGGATGGATCTATTGTCCCTTATTATACGGGTGATACGTTTGGATCTAACAACGAGTCGGTGAATCAGGAAGCAACGGCTAGCCTCCGCAAGGGTGATATGGTAAGGTTTAAGATGGATATGTTAGATCCATATACCAAGGAATTGTATGATAAATACAATAGCCTTAACGCCGTTGACCCTAATTCTGATGAGACTAAGTCGGCTTACCGAGAATTGGTTGATAATATGGTTATTAAGATCGTGGATAGCGACGGCAATTTCGTCTCGGTACTGAAAGCTAATGACCCGGATTCAAAAGGAAGTAACGCTGATTTAAGGAGTAGGGCCTTTGAGTTATATAGGGATAATATAGGATCTGTTACTGGCGAGATTGATATACCGTTCGTAGGTACAGTTACCAGTGTTTTGCCGGGAAGACCTAATTTTAGCGTAAGTGATGATAATGGTACGTTGATGGTATCCGAGAATGATTTTACCAACGAGACGGTTGGTAAGGTCGAGAGTGTAGGATATATAGAGAACGGGGAGGTTACGATGAGGGATGATATTAAGTATAATATATTCCCGTTCTGTACGGCTATCGTCAGGGATAAGTATGGTGATTATAAAAATTCACGTATCCCGGTCGTAGCTATAAAGACAGGAAATGGAAGAAATTACCTGTACCCCGTAAGATTGAAAAATCAGGATACATCATCATTCTCATCTATGATCGGATCGATGGCTGACAGAATTATAGAGGGTCTAGGTGGTGGAGTAAGTATTGATGATATAATGGATCTTAACAACGCTATAGTCAGATCAGGGCTGGATAACAAGACATATATGATTCCGTTGGCGGGAGACGTGGATGTTATCAAGGGACGGTTAAAGGCTGTCAAGGAAGCCGCTAGTAAGATGCCTATGACCGCTGATGTAAGAGGATGGATAGGCGATTCTAGGACCAAGGAGGATATTTTGATGAATGACGTTACGATCAACATCGATCTTAATAACGATCCTTTCATAGCCCCTAAGTTTAGGATGAGTATTAGGAGGGATGAGACGTTCTTCGAGGATACGGAGACCCCGTTCGTCAACCCGCCCGGTTCCCAATCGGAGTTCGCCTCGCCTACGAAGGCGGCCGAGGACAAGTCGTTGGTTTCCGACGGTAACGTAGTATCCGGAGAAAATGAGGCGGAAAATCCTTGCTAAATTAAATATCTTGACTTATCTTCGCGGCGTCAGTCCATCACCTGACGAGTAAGATATTTAAAAGTTGGTCCCTGTCGGGTGTGTGATGGCCCCGGTGGGGACTTTTTTTAGTAGATGCAACTAGACGCTTTTTTACACCGGAAAATTATGCAAGACCTACGCATCCAGCGAGTTAAGGTCTTGATGATGTTATATACCAGTCATTATTTTGTCAATAACAGACAAAGGCAGTTGCTTGACCATACATACGCTTTAAGCAGAAGTCAGGCTTTCGATTATATGACGGAGTTCAATGAAAGACTTAGTGATAAGGTAGGTATAGAATGTACGATGGATATTCTTCTGCCTACCGATGATGATAATGCTAATATCATAATCGAGTACAATGGCATCATTAAGAAGTTGATGAGGGAAGCCGAGAAGCTGGAGCTTGATACTGATGCTATCAAGTTCATGATGCGTGATCTTCTTAATGAGTTGAAGGGTGATATTGATCTTAATATCCTGATATTTGACGTAACCCAGTTACTTATAAAATACAATCTATTTAGGTTGGATGCTATAACTGATCAGGAGTTCAAGGACTCTTTCGTCAGGATGGATAGTAGGAATATGGAGATAAAGAAATTAACTTTATCTGATATCAAGAAGGTGGTGATGATGATAGAGGATAGGTATGATTATGCTTTATACATGACAGAGGAATGCGATTGATTACATTTTTTGTAAAAATATCTCCTGTTTGTTTGTAGTTTCAAAATAAGGTCTTATATTTGCGGTGTCTATCCGTTGCTAGACCAGAAGAAGATATTAATATCGCTTAGGCGTAGGCGATAAATGAGAGCTATCAGTGGAGTAACGGACGCTGGTGGCTCTCGTTGTTTTATATTATGGATGATAATTTAAAATTGTTTGAGAATCCTGATTTTGGGGATGTAAGAGTATTATTAGACGAGAAAAACAATCCATGGTTTGTTGGTAATGACATAGCCAGATGTCTTGGTTATGAAAACTTAGGGAACGCTGTAAAAAGGTTTGTTGATGATGAGGATTCTATCATTCTTACAAGTGATTGTAAATCAATGGGGTTTAAAATAAACCCCCTTATAAATCAGGCTGTTAGGGAGATCAAATTAATCAATGAATCAGGGATGTATTCTTTGATTATGTCATCTAAGATGGAATCTGCCAAGAAATTCAAAAGATGGGTAACATCGGAGGTTCTTCCTTCTATTAGAAAAACAGGCTCCTATTCTATGCCATCAAAGAATGAACTTCCATCTGATTATATAGAGGCATTAGAGGCTTTGCTTAAATCGGAAAAGGAGAAGCGTGCGTTAGCTGAGGCGAAAAAAGCGGCAGAGGAAGCCAAAAGGATATCTGATAATATCATCAAAGAACAGGTTCCTATGGTTGAGTTTGCTAAGACAGCCGAAATAGCCCAAGAGACAGATATGTTGATCAGAGAGGTTCGGGAAAAGCTGGAGGCTCATGGGTATGATATAGCGGAGAAGAATCTCCGGATATTGCTTGAGGATAATAAATTCTTCGCTAAGACCGGTAAGAGATGGTTGCTTTCCCAAAGGATGATAGATCGTGGTTACGCTCGTTACAGATACCGTGATGATGATGAGTTTTATGGAACTAACACTGTTTATGTGACTCCTAAGGGATTCCAGTGGATCGTGTCTAAGATATCCAAGGAATGGATGCCTAGGTTCTTGGAGTTGAAAGGTAGGGTTCTCGGCAGATCAGATAAAGATATTTTCGCTAAACGATAAGTTTCATTTTTTTTGTTATTTAGGATTGAGTTTTTGCCTGTCCGTGAGGATCGGCAAAATGATTTGTACTTTTCAGTAGAAACATAAGGTTTGTTATTATGTTGTTATTTTGGTATCCCGTCCGCTCGTGAGAGTAGGCGGGATTTTCTATCTTTGTGTCAAAACGATTTAGTAATGGGACGATCTTGTTATGTTATAAAAAATAAGGAGGGTGGGATAGATAATGTCCTTGCCCCGAACGACCAACCATCCGGATTATACCAAAGGGCGATGGAGGTGCTGGGCGACCAGAAGCAGGCCTTATCGGTCTGGGGTACGGCCTACTCCCCCGACTTCGTGTCTTTCTTTGGCGATTGGATGTCCATGCCATCGGAATATGACCTAGATAGTAACGGGGAACCTAGGTATGATGATGTCATGTCCTTTATCAAGCGGAAGAACTATTTCGCCGGTAATTTCATGGCCGATGAGGTTAAGGATATCAATAACACCCTTACTTCCTTGGGCGTTGATAATATCAATGATCTTAATGATATGATCGTATCTAACTTCCTTTCCGGCGGTGATATATTCCTCAATAGGTACAATCTTGAGCGATCGGGGATGTATGATGCTGATGAGATTGATAATATCATGACAAACCGATCGGAGTATGAGCGGGTAAGGGATATGATGAGGAGGATTGTCGATTTTATGTCTGAGGGGGATCTCAATGAGAAGGATACATATTTCTTGTCCTCCGAATCAGGCCTTGGTGATGATTATATGATATATGAGGATGTGTATGATTCATTGGGAAAGAGAAGAGTCTTGAATCCAATGGAGGTAAGGGATACGATCATGAGGGCGGTAGGCGGTATCAGCGACCGCCGGGAGTTCGATCAGGCTTTCGCCTCAGTCCCATACCCTTCCTTGGCGCTCCGGTATCAGGAGGATCAGGATTACGCCGATCGGATGTATGACACATATCGTAATATGACCCGTATGGAGGTCAGGGATCAGGATGGGAATACGATTACCGACTCATATTCCAATAGCACCATACCGTATATCAGTATGCCTAAGGACATGAAAGGTCTAAGGGATAAGGTTGGGGAAATGATCAATATGGACGATTTTAAGGACATCAAGGATGTTGCCGGACGTCTATATGACATAGCCATGGATCTTTCCGATATGGGCGTTGATATAAGCGAGGCGATTAGCGATGAGATGGTTATATCTAGGCCGGAGGATATCCGTGACCTTATGGCATCGTTGGATGTCATGTTATCTTCTATACAGAATGGTGATCCGGTATATGATGACTTTATTTCCGATCTTGATAGGATAACAGGGAAAGGGAATCCGATATATGAGGTTCAGGATACTTACTTTACCGGGGATAGGATGGTGTATGTAAGGTCCGGGAAAACATCTCCTTCCGATATGTATGACAGGAACATGTTGTATGTAGGTAGAAATATATACCATAACACGACCCCGATAACCGACACCGATCAGGCCTATGAGGTGCTGGCTGATATCGGGATAGCCCAGCCCTCGTACTTACCTACAGGCGTGGTTCCCCAGGGGGCTTCTCGATCTGATATTGGCGTGGTCAAGGATAATATCAAGAAGTTGGTTATGGATAACATCTCATCCTCCAATACGGAGAGTATGATCCTTGCCAGATTGATATATCAACATCCCGTTACCTCTAAGGTGGATGATGTCGATATTGATCGGGAGTTCAGGAGATACGAGGCTAGACAGGGGAAGGATCGGGATTTTATCAAATCCTGTATCTCATTGAGGAAAATCCAGATCAAGGAAAGGTTAAAAAAATCGGATTTATATAATAATGTCTTGCGTTTCCTTGATTTTAATGGATTTTATAACGTATCTTTGAACCACCATGACAGAGGTACGTTAAAAAACATAGAGATGTCGTTGCCGAATGGTCAGGTAAGAGATCTCTTGTTTGACGTGGCTATCGAGTCTAGTGACAGCAGCATGAGGGATCTTTTCTATCTGGATAGACAGGACAGGATGATGGATGTCGGTTTTTATCGATATCTATACCAAAGGAATCCGGGTCTGCTCCGGGAGGTCAACGGCGGTGTCGAGGCGAGACCGGACGGCTTGTTTTTGGCTCGTGGGAGGTACGATGATTTCGTGTCTTTTCAATCTGGTCTATATGAGAAGGTGGGTGAGACGGTTAATGGCGGGATATATAGTTTCGTGGACAATTTTATATATTCGGACCCATCATCATATCAGGATAGTATGGCACGAAAGATAGGTGACGTTACGGTAAGGAGTGACGATAACCGTCTATCAAGGGTAGAGGATAATCCCTCATCCAGTAAGATAATTAATGAATACACTGCTAATACAAATAAGTTGATGCGAGATTTTTCGTGTAGTTAATCTCTCTTTGACGTCGTGAGACGTTTTCTTTCGAGCATTGGAACATTGAATTTTATAGATTTGCATGAATCCGGGCCGTAGTGATACGTTCCGGATTTTTTGTCTTGTACCGGTTCTTATTAATACCAACTGCATGACATGACGTGCTTTGATGATGACATATATCACGATCCTAGGATTATTAATTTTTGAACTTTGTAACGCCCACTATCAGGTGGGGTTATTATTAATTCAAAAATAAATAGACATGGGTACAAGTGGAGACAAAATCGTGCTGTTAGACGGCATGGGTTCCGGGAGCGGTAGCGCCGCTAACGGTTTATTATCTATGATTCCGGGTATGTTTACCAGCCTTTTGGGTGGAAATAAGATGGATCCGAATCTAGTCGCGGCGTTGATGAACGGCCGTAACAACCAAGACCAGTTCGGAGGAGCCAACGGCTGGTGGTTGTGGATCATCGTCCTGTTCTGGCTATGGGGAGGACGTGGCTTCGGAAATGGCTTTGGCAATGGCAATGAATGTTGCGCTAACGGTCTTCCAGCTCAATTGAACAACGACTATGGCCGTGAGTTACTGATGCAGGCTATCCAAGGCAACAGAAGCGCTATTGATCAGATCTCTAACGCCCTTAACTGTTCTACCTCTCAATTACAAAACGCTATCTGTAACGTTCAGGGAGCTATTGATAAGGTGGCCGGTCAGGTAGGTATGACTTCTCAGGCCGTTATCAACGCCGTACAGCAACAAGGATGTGAGATCGGTAACCAGATTAGCGCATGTTGCTGCAACTTACAAAGCGCTATGGCTAGTGGATTCAATAACATCCAACATTCGTTAGACACCGTAGGATGTAATATCCAGAACGCTATCACCCGTCAGGGATATGAGAATCAGTTGGCTATTACTGGTCAGACGAACGTATTGCAGAACAATTTGACTAACGGCTTCAATAACGTTATTCAATCCAACCAAGCCCAGACTCAGGCGTTGGCTGCTAAGATAGATCTTCAAACTCAAATCATCAATGACAAGTTCTGTCAACTTGAGATGCGTGAGATGCAGAATACTATCCAACAGCTTCGTGAGGAGAAACAGGCTTTGGCTACTTCCGCCATCACCCAACAACAGACACAGAACATCGTTAGTCAGTTAGCTCCAAAGGCTCCGATTCCGGCTTACGTCGTACAGAATCCGGGTTGCTGCTATACTCCTACCGTAAGGGTAGCTAACGAATGTGGATGCGCTTGCGGCACTACTAATGCCGTATTATAAGGAAGGGGGACAATATGGCTGATTTCAGAGGATATATGATCGGTTCATTCGCCTCTTCCCGTCTTGACAGGGGAGGCATCCCGGTAGTAGCCACTACTGGAAAGGTATCTGACGCTTCTGCGGCCGAACCTACGGTTGATTTTGGCATCAATCCGTGTCAGTGGAACTCACTACCTCCGGAAGGAATATTGTTATGGAAGGTCCGTCATCCGGTGACGGAGACAGAGGCTAGTTATCCCGCCACGATCGTTCTTCCGTCTGGCTTATCCACTACCACTCCTGTTACGGTATCCAACGCCGGGGTTATCGTCAACAAGACGCCTATAGTGGATAAGGTTGGGGCACATATGACAGGGCAGGATATTACGACTCCCGTGGCTTCTGGTGATCCTATAGTAGGAGCCTACACCGAGCATCTTGTGTATTATAACAAATGCACCGGCGTGTTCAGGATGTTGGGTCATACGGCTACGGCCCCTAGCGCATGAATTTACTAAGAAAGAACAGGGAGGGTAACCTCCCTCCCATTAAAAAAGATCGTTATTATGTTTAAGGATTTAAAGAAAGGATATCAGGTTTATACGTTGGACACCTCAGGGGTTCCTAAATTCTTTATGGGTACGGTGGTTAACGTCTCGGAACCTAGGTTCGCCCAATCCCAGCTAGGTCAGTACCAGCAGCTGCAAGATCGGGTTATGGACCTTACTATAGAGGTGGACGGGAAGTCTATGACATACGTAGTTCCAGAGAATCAGAACGTGGCTATGGCCAACGGCATTACGCTAGCCTGCTCCGTGGATCCGATAATGAACCACCTGAACGCCATGAAACGAACCAGTACGGATATCGTGAATAGCGTGGATAAGAATAAGGAGATCATAGAGGCATGTGACAGTATCTTGGAAGATATCAATCCCACTTTTAAGCAGACTAAGGATCAAGACCGAAAGATTAAGAATCTTGAGGAGAAGGTCGATAGGATGGGGTCTTCTTTCGATGAGTTAAAAGAGTTGTTAATTAAAAAATTAGGTTAATATGAGAGTTATAGATTTAGGCAATGGCCAAGAGGAATATGATGATGAGATCTATGATCGAAGAGGCGGTAGAGGACGCTCCCGTCGTTCTGACGGCACGTACATGGGTTATGATGGCGGGGTATATGACCATTATGGCAAGGATCGTGACGGGATGATGGAGGAGCTGGAGCGTCGTGAGCGTAATCTTGAGAGACGTGAGAGGGAGCTGGAACGTAACGAGCGGGAGCTTGAGAAACGTCAAAAGCACCATGAGCGGGAGGACGAGATGTATCGCAAGGGCTGGTTCGGCGAGCGTGACATCCGTGACGAGTACGATGGTACGGAACCTTATATGCGTAGAGGTAGGAGAAGTCGTTACTACTGAGGAGCAGACGCTGATGACCCGGATTATAAGCGGTATATAGACACCCATGGATATCACTTTTCCAAGGAGTTGGCTAGGGATGCCGCCGATAAGATGCTTAACGCTGACGGATCCAAGAGAAGATGGACGATGGAGGACGCTAAGCAGATGTTCGATAAATGCGGGGCCAAGAAACCTGATAACGCCACTTGGGGAGATATCCAATATCTGTTCGCTATGTTCTATAGCGACTACTTTCCTAAGGTATTGGATTGCGACCAGAAAATAGTCAAGGCTGTCTTGGCTTATCTGGAAGACCCTGACGCCCCGGAAGGTACGGCGTTCGTAAGGTATCTGGCGGTGCGGTGCTTCGTCGGTGACACAATCAAATGGAGTGATATGATTTAGGTTTGATACAACGTTGGAGAACCCTGTCGGCAATAGAATACCGATAGGGTTTCTTTTTGATCGTAGCCTTATTATGATTACATTTGTTCGAGGTAGATCTTTTGTTCATAGGAAGGGTGGGCGGGAATGAAAAAGGCATCCTCACGGACACCCTTCCCCTTGGTTGAAAATCACTTAAAACATTATGAGTTACTACTACACCGCAAATATAGATAAATAAACGTGAATAGCAATGGGTAAGGGGTATTATTGGATAGAACCTGTGGATCGGACGTTAAATGATTTTCAGTTTTATAAGGCACGTATCGTGGGTGATCCTGAATATGACGAAAAACATCATCGTGTTATATTGAGGACTGATAAGTATTTCCCTGTCGGGAGTATCTTTCATGTCCTTAACGATAAGGAGATGTTTGTTATTGAACGGAAATTCAAGATCTGGGGCAATAAGTATGTCATAAGACCTTGTGAGGGCGAGTGGGAATGGGAGTCTATCCAAAAACTTAAAGACAAGGCTATTATATTCCGTAGCGGATTCCTGCATGGGGACGGCAGCTTTTAACACCTGCCCGTATCTACCCCCCCCTAGATTTCTTGGTGCTTATATATATGGTTATATTTGAGCAAAAATAATTATGATATGGAAGATTTTCAAGGTAAATACAATGGCAAGCAGATAGAGCAGCTTTTGGATAAGGCTAATGATATTGATCTTTCCAAATACGCTCTTAAGACGGATAACGCCCCTACCGCCACAAAATTACAGGCAGCTAGGACCATAGCGCTGTCCGGTGCCGTGACCGGTAGCGTATCCTCCGACTTCGGGAGTAATATTACTATCTCCACGACATTGGCGAACTTTGACGCCTCTAAGATCACGTCCGGTACTATCGATATAGATAGGTTGCCTAAGGCGGCCTTAGAGAGAATGGTCGTGGTGGCTGACGATACGGCAAGGTTTAAGCTTACTACAGCCACGGCTCAGGTCGGGGACACGGTTAAGGTGACGGCCACGAATAAGATGTATCTGGTCAAGGATGATAGTAAGTTGAATACTGAGGCCGGTTACGAGCCTTATACGGCAAGTTCGGCGTCATCTGTGCCATGGTCTGGAGTGACCGGCAAACCTAGCACTTTCGCCCCGCCTACGTCCTCAGCTGCCGTTCTTGGTGGTATTAAAGTAGGGTACACGACTTCAGGAAAGAATTATAAAGTTCAGGTAGATTCGTCTGGTAACGCTTTTGTTAATGTTCCATGGACAGATAATAATACGACCTATAATCAGGCCACGGCTGATACTTTAGGATTGGTTAAGATCGGTTATTCCTCTAGTGGGAAGAACTACGCCGTATCCTTGGACTCTAATGGGAAGATGTATGTGAATGTCCCTTGGACTGATAATAACACGACTTATGCCCAAGCCACGAGCGACAAGTTGGGTCTTGTTAAGATCGGATACTCTGCAACTGGAAAGAACTATCCTGTTGTTCTTGACGGTAGCGGCAAGATGTATGTTAACGTCCCGTGGACAGATACCAACACGACATATGCCAATATGGGAGCCGCTACCTCCTCCGATGCGGGAAAGGCCGGTTTGGTGCCAGCACCTTCCGCCGGAGCGCAAGGTAAGTATCTTCGTGGCGATGGAACGTGGCAGACACCTCCAAACACCACATACGCCAAGGCCAATACATCGACCCTTGGGTTGGTAATGATCGGATATGCAGAGAATGGCAAGAATTATCCGGTAGAGCTGGATGGTAGCGGGAAGATGTTCGTCAACGTGCCTTGGACAGACACTAATACGACGTATAGTGTCGTGGGAGCTAATGGGTCCACAGGCCTGGTAAAGAACGGGAGTACGGTAACTAGCGCTTCTGGCTATACCGCCTGTCCTATTATCAGTGGTGTCCCTTATTATAAAGACACTAATACCACTTACGCCAATATGAAGGCAGCTACCGCTTCAGCGGCTGGTGCTGCGGGATTGGTCCCGGCTCCCGCTGCGGGCAAACAGACGTCTTTTCTTCGTGGTGACGGAACATGGGTCGTACCTACCAATACCACATACGGATTGGCCTCTACTACAGCTAACGGCTTGTTGAGACAGCTTAATGGTAGTACATCCAGTTTCATGCGTGGAGATGGCACTTGGGCTACACCTCCTAACACGACATACGCCGTAGCCAACGAGTCTACTAACGGGTTGATGGCGGCGGCTGATAAGAAGACCGTGAATAGGCTTATAGGAGTTAATACGGTCACGACATTAGCCAACCTGCCTATTAGCAAGAGAAGTATCACGGCTACGTTATCAGCCGCTACCACCCTATCCGTGGCTTCAGGCATGCAGATAGGAGAGGAGCTGATGATCAGGTGCGTCCCGTCGGCAGCGTTTACACAGGCTATACCAAACTCTGGAGCTTATGTAAGCATGAGTGGTACTTCTATAACCACTACGGCTAACAAGCCTTTCGAGATAAATATCTGGTGTTACGCTTCAGGCAAGTATAGCATCGCTGTTAAAGAACAAGATTAAAGAATAGATTATGGCATATACATATATAAACAGGGAAATATATCCCAATATGTTGGTTTTAGACGAACCTCTTGATGATAATTACGCTAAGGGTAATAGTTATGATGATTATATTAATGGCAATCCGATTCCATGGATAGAGCTGGGACAAGAACAACTTTCGTTCAAGGAAGCTAATCCTAAAGCCACGGTTAAGGAGATCATTGAGGCTAGATTAGATGAGTCAAGGGTTCTTAACGAGGAGAAATCGGCTAAATATGAGGAGCTGAGATCTTATGAGACTGAAAATCTCCATGAGTTTTTCTTGGATGATCAAGATATTTATATTCCTGAATATGACAGACGTAGCGCTTTGGCTGATGGGGCTATAGTCGGTAAGATAACGATTATGGGTCTGGAGTTCGATATGACGGAAGGCAAGATCTTGATCGGGATGATGGATAAGTACGATAACGATCTGACAACGGCGTTAGGGGACAAGCAAAAGCAGATCAGTATAGCCACTACCGTAGAACAGGTGAGAGCTGTCGATGTTCAGTCCGGCTATCCTGATAAGGTAAGTGTTACCACGGCGTACATCCAGCAACAGGCGAAGGAGAAGGATGCTCTCGATCCTCAAAAAGTAGCTGTCGAGTTTTCTAGGATGTTGGTTAATGACAAATCTTTATCCTTATCATCCAACGAGAAATTGGATGTTAAGGTCCTATTTCCTATATGGGGACAAGAAGGAGCGGAGTTCGGGCTATCCGTGGATACCGGATTTTGTCTTAGGGTAGTTAAGGAGGATACGGATATCCTTTACGAGGTTATCCAGCCTCATACGTTATCGTCAGAATGGGAGCCTGGACTCAGTACGACCTCCTTATATAAGGTTGTTGACAAGGAGCATGCCGGGACTATAGGTGATCCTATCCCTTATTTCCCTCCTATGGAGATATTTAAGGATAAATATTACATTCAGAACGCTGACGTGTATAAATGCACAAGGGATAGTGGAACTCCTCTTAGTCATAATTTAAAGGACTTAGTAGGGTTGTATGTTGAGGTTGTACAGGGCTAGTCGTATCTACCCCCCCCCTATATTTGGCTTGTGATATGATACAAGTTATTTTTGGCATAATAAAATGACATTTATAAATAAATAGATTATGGCTTCACAAAAATTTGGTTTCGTAACCGTCGACCCGGTATCAGGATCAGGAGATCAGGCGGTTAATTTCTCCGGTGAGAAACACACCGGTCGTCTTCAACGCACTATCAACCTTACGGTCACCACGAACGGCGGGGCTAAGAAGGCGTTGGTAGTTAATCAGGCAGCGGCTGCTGAGGTGGTAAGATCAGACAGCCCTAACGCTTCCGTACAAAAGACAGGTGGTAATGTTACCATCACCGGTAAGTCTAACAGTACTAAGCTTACATTTTCGGTCACGCCGGCTGAGGAGAACGGGCTTACGTTACAGCTCCCGGCTGACTACACGGCGGCTGGAAAGACTACGGCTAACGGAGCGGTTATCGCCGACGACCCCGGAGCCGCTGGCGAGTTCGTTTGGAGCATCACGATCTCGGACGTACCGGCCAACGTCACGATCGATGAACTGACGGCTACATTGAAAGTAACCGCCGCTGGTGGTCAGACAGCCAACGTGACGGTAACTCAAGCCGCTGGAGACTCTACTATCGAGCTTGACAAGGAGACTATTAACTTGGATGTAAATGGTACTCAACAGACGGTTAACGTAACATCTAATGACAGCTGGACATGGGCGCAAGCTGCGGCTAGGACCGTATTGAAGATGATGAGACGATAATCGTATTAATATCATGTGCTAGAACCCCGATCGACTAAAGCCGGTTGGGGTTCTCTTGTTTTATTATCTTTGTGGGTAGATGATAATTAAAAGACATAATTATGAGTGATTTGAATATTAATTGGAAGGACGGGGTAGGCGAGGTAACGGACCAGCCTCTGACCGTCAGTCCGGGGTCCGGGGCCGGAAACGCCTCCGTTTCCTTTGGCTCGGTGATGAACAACGGTCTTGATCGGACTCTTGAGCTGGAGATAACAACTCCAAAAGGTACTAAGAAGATACTTACAGTGAATCAGGAGGGATGCAGGCAAGCCTATGTGACAAGCGATGGCAAACGATGGTTGACTAGCGACAATCGGGTGTATGGGGTGTTGAAAGGTGATGCGCCGTGCCAATGCTTTGATACCGGTATGCGTGGAGTGGCTAGATTTAGGATAGATGACAAAAAACAGATTTCTGTTATAGATTCTTGTGGCGATAGCTCATGGATTAAGGGACGAAGGTGCCTGGTTAAGAAAACGGACGCTGGGGTCGCCATATGCTATCTGGATGAAAATAATTCGGAATTGTTCCATGACGGTAAGACCCAAGCCAAGCTTGACGGTACCATGGGTCAGTGGATGACAGATATACCTAGTTATAGGTATAGCTATACTGGATTCAAACATGATAATAATTATGATATTATCAATTATATTACATTAACCCATAACGATGTCGATGACAATATCACCAAATGGGGAAATAAGGGGCTATTCAGGAGATGTTTGGTAGGCGTAACAGAGGCGGTTGTTGTCAATAGTAAATTGTGGAGTCGCAAAACAGGAGATGAATATTCTACGGGAAATTTAGAATCACGTTTATTTCATGATTACGCTACGGCGTTAGGTGCAGGATTTGATATTATTGATTATGAGACACATTGCAAGATAGCTCATTTATTCTACGCAAAATACGCTGATAGAAACCCTCAAGGGATGGATCGTTTTGGGACTGGAGAAGACTCGTTTGATAGAATTATTGGTACCACATCCTCGCTAGGGAATAATGACGGAAAAACTTCCACCCAAATCAGTTTCTTGGGCATAGAAGATTTTTATGGAGGGAAGAGTGAGTTTATGGGAGGAATAGGATTTTATGGTGAAGATGTATATATATATGATGGGTTTAACCCATATAAACCTCCTACTGTTGATTATCGTGTAGTGTATTCAGGAATGTATAAAGAAAGTGGAGGTATATATAAAGTAGTATGGGGGGAGCATGGCGATATGATTCCTAAAGTCATTGATATATTTTCTAGTAACTTTCATTATTGTGACTTTGGATATATTGACGGTTCAAATGGACGCTGGCAGGGAGTTACTCGGTCTGGTTATGGAGCGAGCCTTTACAACGGAGTCGCTTTTTTCTCAGATGGAGGATCTTGGGCATACAAAGGGACTCGTATCCAGTACAGAGGAACTATGCAAGTTATAGATGATCCAGCTGATTTCATAACAATGCCGATAGGTTTTTGATTCATGGTTTTGTTTTTACAAAATTTGTAATTACATTTGTGGCGCATGTCCATCACCATGCTTTTCGTCGCTAATTTATTATAAGGGATACCGGTCTGTGATGGGATCGGCATCCCTCTGTTTTTTAATATGGAGAAGATAAATGTTTTCGATGTTCAGGTTCCTGATGGGAGACAAATCCGTTGTATGTCGTATAATAAGGTTACTTATTTTGATCTTGACGATATATGTAAGTTATGTTTCAGTTCATACGATTTAGATGATGTGGCTGATACCAAGGTTATGAGTGAGTTCCTGCACCGTGATGGTGATCGTTATTGGGTTACGGTAGATGGCGTAAGGCAGTTGTATCGTAGGATTGAGTGCAAGATGTGTTTTGAGGTTATAGAAAAATTAAAAAAATTATGAGAGAGCAGGAATTTGATTTCGTGGTATATCCGTTGAAGTTGATTATCACGGTAGGATTGGATTACGAGACGTTATGTAACCGTTTCGAGAACATGGAGCCGGATCATAAGGGAGAATGGGGTGATAAGGATGATATGGATAAGGAAGCGTCTTTCGTGAATCTGGTAAGGGATAGGGATGATGACGATAAATTCGCCATACTTTGTAATTTTTCGAGCGACGATGATTTAATAATGAGAAATATATGTCACGAGTCATTCCATATAGCAATGAGCGTGTGCCAGTTCTGTAATATGTCGCTTGGATTTAAGGTTGGAGAGGATGAACACGCGGCGTATATAGCCGGCTTTGCTGGCGATTGCGTTAGTGAGTTCATCAATAGCAAGAATACGGATTAAGTCGTAAATTATATAAAGAGTATAAGAATATCAGCCTCCGCTTATTTGTGGGGGCTTTTTGTTTATCTTTGTCAAAAACATGAAGTTATGTCGAGTTGCGTAATTAAAAGAAATAGTAAGGGTAAGATAACCCGTGTCTTGACTCCCTCCGGTGAGGTATCTACCTTGTTCGATAAGATAGCGGGTATAGCTACCGTAAGTGACCTTAATAAGGCCGCAGAGGCTTATATGACTACGTATAATGATAAGTTTAGGTCTAAGTTCGGTGATTGGGTATCGAATGCCAGGTCTGGCGGGTTAAGAGACTCGTTAAGATTCCGTATCGTAGGTGAGATGGGTATGAGATTTGACGTTAAGGCGTTGAATGATCTTGACGATGCTAAGAGGCTTAAGAAGATCGGATTCAATGACCGGGATATATGGACATGGACTAAATGGTATGTCGGCCCTGATGGTAAATGGCGGTATGAAATTCCGGATACGGATATAGATCTATCATCCCGGTTCTTGGATAATGTCAAGAATTTCAAGGCTGGTGATAATGATCTGGATATGGATATCAAGACCGTTATCGGGGATAAGTATTACAATGATATGGTCAAGAGATATCCTTCATTCAAATCGCTTATGGTAAGAATAGAGGATCGTTCGGGAGATGATTATTTCGGGTATTATGATGGCGTTAATAACGATCTTATTATAAACGGATCGCATAAAGATATTAGATCTGATGAGGATATCAGATCTATCGTCATCCATGAGATCCAGCATTTCATTCAGCTCAATGAGTTTTTCGCCAGTGGCGGGAACGAGGATACGGTTAGCAAGACTGACGTCGATAAGATAAAGAAAGAACTTGAGCCTTATACTAGGATACCTATGTATGATCGTCAAATCGAGATTTACAAAAGATCGGTTGATAGGAAAAACGGGATGGTGTTGACTCCAGAATCTTTATCCAACTTATTAAGGATTGAGTATCTTAAGAACAGGATAGCCAGAGCCGAGAATCAGGCGTTAGCTAAATACCAGAGCCGTCCTGTTACCGGAGCGGCTTTGGCGAGATTAAAAAAAGATCTGGCATCCATCCCATCTGATGAGGTATATGAGAAATATAATGGCGACATACAACAGGCCTATAATGAAGCTATGGATTATGTCAATGATCTATCGACAAAAAGGGATGAGGCTATAAAGGCTCTTGATGAACTCGCCAAGCAAGAGGCTTATTATCGTATATACGGGGAGATAGAGGCTAGGAACACCGAGAATAGGGATAAGTTAGGTAAGTACGATATATTTCCGATGGACACGGAAGATAGATCTAAAAACGAGAGAATTGTGATGTTTAAACCTATTGTCATAAAATTCTCAAAAAACTTGTCCTCTAATATCAACATAGTCTCTAAGTCTATTATAGACAATGAGGTCGATAATAGCGATTATAGATCCATGATGTTAAGATCTAAAGGCTGGTATGATATGGATACCGATGCCGTGACAATAGTGTCCGATAATATAGAGAGCGAGGAGGATCTGGAAAGAACTGTCCTTCATGAGGTAGTGACTCATAAGGGCCTAAGGGGGCTTCTTGGAGACCGTTTCGATGATACGATGAGAAAGATATTCGATTCGATGGATGAGTCTGACCAGCGGTCTTATATGGAGCGGTATGGTGATCATGTCATAGCCGCAGAGGAGTTTATGGCTGATCTTGCCGAGACCGATCCTGATACCGGCTTATGGGATAAAATCATATCATTCATCCGTGACACCCTTCGTTCTATGGGTATTGATCTTAAGATGAACGATACGGATATGCGTACGCTTCTTACCAGATCAAAGGATAAGTTGTCGGAGGTGGACAGGGAGCTTGATGTGCCGATGAATCAGATAAGCGGTCTCCTTACTTACGATAGCGGGGAGCCTAAGTTGTTCTTTAGATCGGATGACGGCAAGGTACATGACTCTTATGCCAACGCCATAAAAGGCTCGTCCGGCGGGCGGGTCGAGGCCGGGTTCTTGGCCGGCAGTGTCGAGGAGAGCGACATCCCTACCGGAGCGACGGACATCTCCTTTGGTTCTTCTTCCATAACTCTCAATAACAAGGAGTCATTCATCCCGGTCCTTGGTATTAGCTCAAACTCAGATGTAAGCACTCGTGGAGGGTTTGTTAATTACCTTATCAAGAAAGGTATGTTGAGTGGGGAACGTATAAGGCTAGGGGATAGATATTATCTTACTGGAGCCGGCAATTCTGATGGTCTTAAGATCTATAACGCTATGGATGCCTTCTCTAGCCTTAAAAATAGATTTGGAAGTCAGTCCTCCGAAATGAACGCATTGGGTTCTATAGGTTTTGATACGGAGGTAAGTAATGATCTTGATCTTATCACTACGTCCGGGGAGAAGGTTACGGTAAGCAGACCGGAGATCAAGGGTATGTTAAGGCAAGGTAAGTTCGAGGAGCTTAATAATAAGTATGATGGATTCATGGAGCTAGCCTTGTCGTTGATGATGGAGGATAACGCCTTATACGGAAGCAATGTCCGTGGCGTTATTGAGAACGAGAAGGCGGAAGATCTTCAAAACAGGACCGATATAACCAACATCTTATCCACATTAGGTATCCGTGTGATGGGTATGTCCGAATATATGGATAAGTATAAGATGCGTAATGGCGTAGATCCTTCCGCTAGGGCGTTATCCGATATGGCTAATGGCGTGATAGCATTGGCTGAGGGGGCTACGGTAGAGGATCTTAATGAGGAGGTGGCTCACTTCTTGATCGATACTTATCGTAACCAGCAGGAGATTGACGAGATACTTGATTCTGTCGAGGGAACTTCATTATGGAACCAATTCGCTGGTCGTTACTATGAGGTGTATGGGAAGGAATACCAAGGAGAGGAGTTGGATCGGATGGTGAAGCGGGAGATCCTAGGTAAGACGCTGGCCCAGCGGTTCGTTCCGGGCATGGAGCAGGCGGTAGAGGATCTGACCTCGTCTGAGGACGCCCAGCTCTCCTTGTTTGGCAGGATGGTACGAGCTATACGTAATTTCTTCTCCAGCCAAAGATCGGATTTAAATAAGGTACTTGACAGGATAAAGGAGTCGGCGTTAGCTGATGATCCAAGCGCCTTTGACGTGCTTCTGCTAAAGGATAGCGATCATCTCATGTACTCGTTATCGGACGTTGACGTGGCTAATAAGTTGATCAAGAACGGTAGGTCATTGGAAAGGCTATACACCAGATTGCAGAGGATGAGATCAAGCCAAAGCCAGAGGATCGGTGAGAGTATCTCCCTTCTTCGTGATATAGGCGAGAAGGTAAGGCAGGTTGGAGGTGAGCTTAGCAAAAACAACAATCTGTTATCCACCAAGAGCGTTATAGCTACAGCCAAGGCCGAGGTAGAGTATTTGGTTACGGTTGCCAGTAGCTTGCGTAAGAGCGACAAGGGGTTGGATTATGAGACGATACAGGTTATCGATAACGTATACGGGGAGATAGTGCCATTGATCAGGAATCTGCGTGGATTCGTCAATAATCAGGCGGCGGATTATTATAGCAACGATAAGGTTGGTATGGTAGAGGATATGGATGATATATTGCGGATGGCGGAGACATCCATGTCCGATATAAACGCCCTCCGTAGTGATCGTAACGAGGATTGGCTGGATGGACAGCTCCGGATGTTTAACATTCCGGAAAGATTCTGGGATGGGATAAAGAAGTTGATAAATAACATCCATAAGGATATCAATGTTATGTCTCGGTTTTTCGGAACATTGGAGCATAGCGGGAACGCTATTTTAGGCATGTTAGGGCAACGTCTTGCCAAGGCTTATAGCGATGCTCATGTTGAGGGCGTGGCTAATATCAATAAGATGACCAAGATGATGAAAGAGCGTGGATGGGGGATAAAGGATAATGAGGATCTTATACAGAAGATAAACGGTAAGAACTCCGATTACCTTGACTCGTCCCGTGATTTCGCCAAATACGATTTACTGTATCGGACAGAGCAGGCGAAAGCTGTTATTGATATATATGATCTTAAAAAGGTTACGGGTAAGACCGAGAAGCAACTTATCGACATGCTTTTATCTGATAAGGGGCTTAAGGTCAAGACTCGTGATGATATCGTAGGGTATGATGGGGATAAGCCTATTACAAAGGAAGTATATCATATATTCAAGCCAAGTATCCAGAATTTTGATATCTCGGCCATGACATTCGAGGATCAGCAACGATATCTGGATACGATAAATAGGTGGTTGGATGAGAATCGTGAGAAGCCTATGGTTCAAGCATATTACGATAAGATCGAGAATGTGAACAAGAAGGTAGAGGAAAGGCTGGGCCGTAGGGTATCACAAGCTACGTCCGATTTCATGACCCGTATCCGTAGAAGCCGGTATGTTGCTATGGATAAGTTCATTAAGAACAAGAAGGTTGATTGGGCCGCTTTCCAATCTGACCCTATAGCATGGAGATCTTATCTGGATATCCTTCGTGACAGGGCTATAGCCAAGAGCGAGTGGTATTCTGACGGGACGCCAAAGGAAGAGGGGTCCGAGGCGTTGATGATGTCAGAGGAGATCAAGGCTTGGGATGAGGCATGGGCCGAGGAGTTCGGGAATACCAACGAGGGTCGCAAGGCTTCAGCCGAGTTTAAGGAGATACTGCGTGGGATAGAGCGATCCGAGGGCGGTAAGGCGGCATTCGAGTTCCTGCTAGCCGGCGGTCATCTTGGCTTCTCCAAGGATATGTGGGGATCCGATGAGGGTGATTATTATAAGAATTTGGTTGATAAGATCACGGAGCAATCCGCTTCACTATCAAGGATAGGGGCGGTAGAGGAGGCGATGGCGACAATAAATGAGATCAATGACCAGCTAAGACCTTTACTTATCCAGTATCGGGATAGCACGAGATATGGGGAATATGATTTTGATAGGTTACGTGGATCCGCCTCGTTAAGGAAGATAAACGAGTTATATGATCGTCTGGCGGAAGCTAAGAGCGTTATTAACGCCGCCGCTTCCGCTGAGGCTATTGAGATGGATATGCCTGATACGGTGGAGAGTGGCGTCACAGATTCTTATCGTAACGCTTTAAGGGATGCCATGGCGTACGACAAGGGTATGGATGAACTTAAATTCGCCAAGGAACATATGTCCGCCCGTTCTCGGAGTCAGGTGGATAGGATGGCCGCCAAACTGTCCCGGAAGAACCCGTCATGGACGTTCATGGAGACATCGTTCTTGAGAAAGAAATACGGTCCTGATTTTAATAATAAGCTGGCTAACGATATAGCTATGGGTAAGGCTGATAAGATCCTTGTTGAGTACGCCAGAACCCGACTATATCCTTATATGAGAAAATACTCTCCCAAAGGGTATTCTGATTTTGTCAGGAAGATAAATAACGGTACGTATAAGGTATCCGAGTTCTTTGATGCCATGGAAAATGGTATATCAAAGGAAGAGAGCGTATCCCGTTTCGGGTTTGATATTAATATGATCGATCTGACGATCAATAACCAGTGGCTTGATGAGGCTGACGCCGAGAGTTCTTTCCGTAATCCTAATTATAATCCCGATCTAGGTTATGGATATCATACTCCTAGGTTCGATAAGTACAAGAACGAGGCTTTTTTCAAGAAATACGGTATTACCAACGAAGGGGAGGAAGCTACGATCAATAAGGATAAGTGGGAGATGAGGAAGGAGCTGCTTAACATAAGCCGTAAGGCTATGGAGGATTATGATGAGCGGTTCAGGAACATCTACCAAATACCACAGATATCCAAGGGCGGCGTGGAGAGGATGGTGCAGGCCGGGGTTGACCCGAAGGCGGCCATCGGCAACGCCGTACGTGATATCGTTGGCGAGAGGGTGGATGACCCTATACATGGTCAGGGGCAAGACCTAGGAGGGCTTGACGAGAACGATAACAAATATCGTATGATCCCCAAATACTATCTCAGTAAGTTGGAGAACGCCAACGACGTGTCCCATGACTTCGCCTACTCCTATTCCATGTTATCCTTGCAGGCTACCGCTTACAAGTATAAGAGGGCGGCCTTGGATGATGTCATGGGATACAGGAACATGATGCTTGAGACACAATATGACGGAGGCAAGAACCCGGAGGCCACTCACGCCTATAGGATGTTTCAGGACTGGGTCAACGCCAGCATCTATGACGTCAGGATAAACAATAAGCGGGCGGAATGGAATATAGGTAATTATAAGGTCGATCTTAATAAGCTGGCTCTTATGTTTACCAAGTTCGTGTCCAAATCCAACCTAGGCTTCTCCCCATTCGTAGCGGCTACCGGCGCCCTTACCGGGCAGGCCAACTTCCTTTTGGAAGGTATGGTAGGACAGTATATAAGCAAGGACTCCATGAAATACGCTTATGGAGAAGCTCAGAAACAGTTAAGTACGTACGTGTCTGAGATCGGGGACATAAATCGTACTAATAAGTTATATGTTGTCGGTGAGGCCCTAGGCGTATTCAATGTTCGTAACCGTGTAAGATCGGCGGCATATAACAAGATCTGGAGAACCTTATTCCGGGATCTGCCGTTTAAGATGATGGAGGTTTTGAACTCTCCTTTGGATCCGCAGGTCATTATCTCAGTCATGGACGATACCCGCCTATATGAGGGCCAGTTCTGGTCATACTCCAATTTCAAGGAGATGATGATGAAAGACAGAAATATGTCCGCTAACGAAGCTAAACGTGATTGGGATCGTTTAAGGGATTATTCTATGTGGAATATGGTAGATGTCAAGGACGGAAAGATCGTGGCTAAGAACGAGGCTAACAAGGATATTATAGACCGATATATACCAACCTTGTCCAGTAGGGTAAGGAGTATGGTGCAGATCTGCGACGGCGCCTTGAACGAGCAGAACCGGGTGGGGGCTAGCCGGAACGCTATCCTTAACATGGTGCTCCCTCATCGTGGCTGGTTTATACTTGCTGTTCAACGGGCATACAAAAAAGCCGGTTTCAATTTCCAGACCAACCAGTTCGAGGAAGGATATATGAGGACATTATGGCGATTGGCGGGGAATGTCTATAATACGATGTCCGAGGGTCGTATGGGAGAGGCGTATGACGTGCTTAAAGAGGAATATGATAAGCTTACACCTTATGAGCAGGTTAATATCAAGAGATCTATTATTAATATGGCGGTATTCGCCACGATGATGGCTATAGGAAGGGCTTTGATGGGATATAGGGAGGATAATGAGGATAGCTGGTTCGGGCAGTTCATTACCTATATCGGGTTCAGGACGATCAATGAGATCGCTTCCCAGACATCCCCGTTTATGGAGCTTAACGCCATAGATATGCTGCAAGATCCGCTGGTTACGGCCCGGAAGTTAGGCGATCTCACCGATCCCCGGAACTGGGATCCGTTCGCTACCGTCCAGACCGGCGTGTATAAGGGCGAGAGCAAGCTATGGAGGCAGCTCATGAAGTTCTCGTTTGGTAAGCAATGGTATAATATCAAGACGGCTAGGGATATTAAGCAGACATCCGACTACTGGTTGATGACCAACGGCATGACGATGGGATTCTTCTTAGGAGGCAGGGATAAGGACGAGTCCGGGGAGGACGCTAATTGGTACTTTGATAGAGGTAGATAACTGATATAGTATGACGAAAAGATAGCCAGTAAAGTTGTTTAATACAATCTTACTGGCTATTTTTGCATTCCCATCTATCCATCCCGGACGGATGGGAATAAACAATTATCAATTATGAATGCAAATGTAAGCATTTATCAAGATTCCGTGAAGGATAGTAGCGGAATTTTGACGTCTGAATCCAACGAAATGGGATTGTCTACTATTTTTAATTACAATGGGAATAATGTAGCTTTTATCAAGACCAGTTATGGTATTCTTATTAATGCCACTGATATGGCTCGCCCATATAATAAGAGACCTGTTGACTATTTAAGGCAAATATATGTAAATGAATTAGTTAGTACAATTGTGAGCCAGACACACATATCTGAGGATCAATTAGTTATAAAAATGAGAGGAAGCTCTGAAAACGGAGGAGGGACATGGTTGTATGAGGATGTGGCTATAGATTTCGCCCAATGGCTTGATGTTAAATTCAAAGTTTGGTGTAATTCTAAAATAAAGGAGCTTCTTACTACTGGTTTAGTGAAACTGCCAAATTTTAATAATCCTCCGGAAGCAGCAAGAGCATGGGCCGATGAGTATGAGGCTAGGATGAAAGCTGAGAAGGAAGTTAGATTAGCTTTGGAGGCTAAGGAAAAGATTGAGAAAGAGAAGAGGATGGTTCAAGCTGAATTAAATACAGCTATAGATACTATAAAGGAGAATGAACCGGTAATTGATATGTTTAAAAGGTCTATTCCAAGAGAGGGTGTCCTTATCCGTGAATCATCAAAATATTTTGAGCAATTTGGCTATTATATCGGGATTAAGAACATGTATCCGTTATTACAGGAATTAAAATATGTTTTTAGGAATGAGAGAGGTAGGATAGAGGCATATCAGTCCGCTCGTAATTCTGGATTAGTTACATATGGATCTGATCCTGGTGATGAATATTGGGAGGCTAAGGCCGTGACTGTTATGATAACATTAAAGGGATTTGTTAAACTGGAAGAATTGTCAAGAAAAAAAGGAGCGTTTTTGAGAAATATGGTCGGTTCACGATATGATGCCCCTCACTGCGATTATTCTGATAAAGGCAAGGCTATTAGAGCGCTTACTGGCGATAATAGGTTCACTAAAGATATTGATTATAAAGTTTTTACCCAAAATGGTAAAAACCCTACTGAGGGAAGATCAACAATTGTATATATGATAACTGCATTTTGCGTGGAATGTTTGATAACAAGGAAAGAAAGATGAGTATAAATAAATAGTTATACCATTGATAATTAATGTAATCCAAAAATGGATTTACATAATAATAGAAGGATAGGCGATTATCATCCTATCCTTCTTATTTTCGTTATCGGTTATTATATTTATACACAAAATCATCCACATCCATATACTCACACCCGAAGTTTCCCGCCGTCTTCTTATCGGAGTCGGAGAACTGCCCTTCTTTTCCGGAAGCGTCCCCGATCATCAAGATAGTATCGTATACGATCTTTTCTTCCTCATCTTCAGCTCTTCTATTTTCATAACAATTATAATAAGTTCTTTTGTCTTAATAATACCAACATCTTATTCCAATCAACATATCCTTTATCCGTAAGTGGAGTGCCGATATTCCTATCATCTATATAATAATCACAATACACTTTTGGTGATGATGATACTGGCTCAGGATTGTAGTTTACCGAATATAGATCAATATGATTGTATCTAAACCAGTCTACGGCATCCTGTAGATATTTACCATCTCTTACCGTATATAATATCAGAAGATTCTTATCAGCCAATTCTCTCAATATTTTAGCGGCTCCGATATTGTTTCCTACATAAGGGAATGAGTCTACTACGCATGTCCCATCGAAATCTATCCCTATTATTTTCTTCATATTATATATCTTGTAATAAATACTCTTCTATTTTCTTAGCCATATCAATAAGCATCTCACATCTGAGGTCGTTAAACTCCCTACAAAATCTCATCTCCTCCTCATGCTTTTCCTCCGGCGATCTGTTATCACTTACGCTATAGCATGATGATGAGTATACTGGGATGGGTCTCATGGCCTCTATTGCTAATTTGATAGCCTTTTCTTTGATATCGCTCATACTATTTTCTTTTTGTTCCCAGATCATGCCGCTATGAAGGCAATTAGGATCATCAGCATGATCTATTAAACAAATCCCTTTGTCGTAAAAACAACATCCCGTACAACTCTCTTCTTCTATCTCAGGGATAGCTATGTATTCTTTTCCTTTATATATTTTAACTTCTCCTTTTCTTATCTTATTCATCTTATTAGATTTTTATATCCTACATGTTTCAACTGCTCTTCGGTAGCTTTCTCCTTCGGGAACTTCCCGTGCCATTTACCGGGTACCACGACATCACGTCCGTCCTGGGAGGTAGTAAGCCTGCCGCATTCGCTGCACAGCCCCATACCCTTGTACGGCTGTAGTTCCTTGGCATACTCGAATTTGTCCACCATATACTCGTTTGTCAACATCCAGTAACTAGACGTGGCGGTATTATCGACACAACCGCATTTAGCGCATACAAATAAGCTCATATTTTAGTATCGTTAAATGTCGTTATCCTTATTATCGTCAACCCTCTCTACCTTGATCGTTCCCATATCACCTGAAGGTAACGTGATATCACTATACACGTTATTCCAGTTCTCGTCAATGGCCAACTGATGTAATATCGACCTATATATTTGGTAGGTGTTGCCGATAAGTCTCTTCCTATTTATCTTATCCTTACTACCCCCATCATATCCTATATGCTCATAATCCCCAAGATCAGGGAACAGTCTTCTTCTTATCGCTCGTGAGTTATTGATTATAAAGCTTCTTATCCCCAGCGTTTCCGCTCCATCCATATCATTTATCAACGTATCTGTCGTATGTTGTAGGTCCATGTCGCCAGCGGCGAATCTACTGATGTCTTCCATGCATTGGGATATCAGCATTAGCTGTTCCCTTGTCAACGTTATTTTATAAAGTTGTTTATTATCCATGATTATCTGATATTAATTTTTCTTTTATATGTTTAGATATATCAATTATCTCATCTTTTATATTGCAGTCATCTTTTAATAATGAACCAAATATACATGATATGGCGCTCTTTAGGCCTAGCGCTATCCCTATCTCCAATATTTTTTTATCGGTATTAGAGATTTCTACAGGTTCATATAATATTGATGATATGTTGTTAACGACGTATATTATATCATCTTCATTCATTGATGTAGATTTATCGACAATAGCTATAAAATCTTTTATAATCATAATATAAGCTATTTTTATTTCTTTTATCGTATCATCGCTTAGATGTCTATCTCTTATATGCCTTTCAACATACTTGTTTGCTAGATTCTCTATTTTGTTTGATTTGTCCATTTGTACTATCAATTATTTAGTTAATAATAGATCATAGTCCTCTTCGTCTATACTCCCATTATTGTTGATGTATATAATGAAATCATTTAAAAGCACGGACTTATCCTTGGATAAGGCTTTTATAATAAGCTCTCCATCATCTTTCAACATCACATGCACAGTATCCCAGATAACATATTTTTGACATTCTTTCTCAATCTTCTTGATTGTTTTAAGTATTGTCTCCTCATATCTTTTTACTATTCCGCACAGTTCAGTCGTATTATATTTACGTATAGCCGTGAATATATATTCCTTTTTACAATCCCAGCATTTTATCAGTCTTTCTGATCCGCACGCCTTATCCTCGTAGAAGAAGCAACCCTTACATGGTTCATTATGGTCGTAGCTTAATACCACAAGCAGCTCCACACCATTCTTGTATATCACGTCTCCTTGTTTCATCTTGTCTATTTTATTAATCTCATTATCAATATAGTAAAGTTGGATATTATCCATACTATAGATATCCAGAACGTTGTACTTAACATAAGACCTATATTCTTAGGTATAGGATCTACTCTCCTGAATGTCAGGATCATGTATATAAATGTTTTTATATTCATAATTTACGATATTTTTCTATATAGTTAACTATCAAGTCTTTAACCCCTTTTGGGACATCTACCAGTTTGAGATTACCTTGGAATATGTCCTTGCCGTACTCATCCATAATCTCCCCGAATGAAGGATTCATGACTCTTGTTGACATAGATATCGGTTGATCGGTGTCAAATTTGATAACGATCTTCTTTCCGCCGTTTATCGCCTTTTTAAAAGCCACGTAAAGCTTTCGACCTTTTATTATATCACAATTCCCTTTCAGGATATTAGACATATGTATGACATGCTCTTTCTTCGCATCTCCGGGGTTGTTCATAAGCTTAAGATCTCCTCCGGTATCTCTCCATTTCCTGAAGCACGGGAAACATAGACCGTGATTTGCCTTGGCGTGTCTAGGTATCATCCTGCTGCTGCCGGCTGGGATCGTATCGCCACAGCAGATACACGTCCTATCCTTGTTGGTGCGCATCGGCACATAGCTCTTTATCGGGTATTCTTTTCTTTTATACATCTTCTTCTGTTTTCAAAATTATCATCACCATACTCATAATTAGGACAAGCTTTGTTGCTTGGTCGTCTAACATAAGTCTTTTGCTTCCTGTTATATTTACTGTTAGGATTTATATAATGGTCGCACACTTGCCAAATAGAGCAGCATACTTTCCCGTATCTTTTCGCCCATTCCTGATCATGTAGATGTACGCAAGTGGCGCAAGTCGGATTCTTAAGCTTATCCTTGTTATCATCTATGATCTTATTGACCTTATCAAGAATAATATGCATTTTTTCAATATTTATGACGTTAAATGCGTCTGGTTCCGGAAGATATGTCATCGAACTTATATCTATGTCCATTTCCTTGGATTTATTGTAAGCCGATTTGTATTTCCTTATCATCAAATCCTTTAATTGGTTTACTTTTCTCTCGTATGTCCCCATATCTTACTCAGTTTTCCATCCCTGTTTTCTTAATAAATTCACCATCATCTCTTTTATCTTAGGGCTAATGGCTTCGGTAAGTATATCAGCGGCCAAGTTAATAGAAAAACTTGTCATTCTGGATTCTCCTATATACTTCTCACTGGTAACTTCTTTCACATAATCGTGAATATCCTTGATCATCTCATTTTGAGATCTTAGGAGATCTAGTATCTCATTGAGTTTATCATTCATCTTTTTTCTCAAATATACCTGACAATAACCAAATGACCACTATCAAAAAGAAACACAACCCAAGCGCCTCATCCGGGTAATCATGCATAGCCTCTAAAATTCCCCTCATAACTTAACATCCATTTTGTTGATTATCTTATAAAATATATCCCTAGTCAGCTCAATATCATAAGTAGCGTCATGGAGCTTATCCTCATCAATCTCAATACCCATAGTCTTAGCTACGGTCATCAACTTAAAGTTCTCCATATCGTTCCTTACGCCCATCAGGAATGGTGTTACCATAACATACACATCCATGCAATTAGGATAGAACCATGATCCAAAATACTTATCCCCACATTGCTGGAATAAAGCCCGTAGGAAGCTGTTATCGAATCCTGCGTTGTTATACCCCACCAAATACATTTTATCCCTCTTGTCGAACTTATTCACGTATTTGGATAATATACCAACTAACTGCCTGTACCCTTCTTCCATAGGCTGATACGACTGCACTTGCTCCAAGGTAACGCCAGCCACGTCCAGTGCCTCTTGCTCTATCGTGGCGGCAGGATTCGGGGCTAGACGGATGTCAAACCTCTCGACCTCCTGCCCGTCGATATCCACGATCCCTCCTATTTGGTGTATCCCGTTTCTCCAGAACTTAACCCCGGTTGTCTCTAAATCGAAAAATAGTAATTTGCTCATATCTATTTATTTTATTAATTTATCGTTATCTAAGAGCTAGTCGTGAAATGCTTTTATAATATATATTTCCATCAACTCTTTCACCTTCAAAGAAGTATATCCAATATTCTAATGAAGAACATCCAAAGGCAAAGCATAGATTATCTATCGCATATCTAAAGTATTTCTTGCCTGAACGAAATAAGACTTGAAATTCTTTGTTATTTAAATGGAGTTTCTTTTTGACTTCTCTTTTATTCATGTTTTATGTCTTTTAAATTACCCATAATTTAATCAATTAAATGCCAACCATCCACCTGCAAATCCCATCCCAAAAACGAATAAGATTATAGATGTAAATAATATCCAATCTTTTGTACTCAGCTCATTATTATCTCTCTTTATCTTTTCAAGATAATCATATATCGCCGTATAAACAGCATAGTGAATATCTTGGCCTCTAGCTTTTACAATATTATCATATTCGTTATGTCCTAAATTATAGGTAGCACTTTCGATCCTCATCTTTCCTGTAACCTTTTTGTCCACATTGAAATCGAAACTAAATATCATGTCAGTGGTTAGAGCGCTGGCGATTTTGCTTTTTATCTCATTATCACTAAGATTAGCATAATTCACTAATTCATCGTAATCTTTTTCGTCAAGAACTATCTGTTTTTTAATGTTCATATCCCTAATATTTCTGATACATAAACAAATCCATAACATATATAATTATCATCGTCATGTTCCCTATAATCAACATGCCAGATAACAGCGCATGGGAAATAAAGTGGCATATCCTCAGCCATAGGATCCTCTTTGAGGTCATCAATGTTTATCTTCTCCCTCCACCTCCACAGGTCTTGGATATCGTTCAAAATTAATTTCTCCATAACTATGACGGATGTTAGATGTTAGTAATTCAATAGCTAAGCTGATCATAGCTCCCGCTTCAGTAAGTTGATTCATTTGGGCGTACATTCTATGCTCTGCACTACGATAAGCCTCTCTACTACTTATGGTGTCTAGTAAATCATCTATAGCCTTTCTAAGAAGATCGGTCATCCCATGCCCTCCTATGCCCTTGAAATAATAAATATCACGACCAGCGTAAAACATGTCCTGATATCTTTTAGCTACATACTCTATCCCTGATAGATGGTATTTCTCGTTGTCTATCTCCACCTCTCCTTCTTCTATAGCTCTCAACAACTTCCAATCTATCTTTACATCAGCTTGACGATTTTTTACCTTTACATAGGCATATCCGCCATAATGAGAACCCAATGTCCTCATCGTAAGTTCATTGACTTTTTGTTTGTTTTCATCCATAATAATCTGGCTTTTAATGTTGATACAAAGATATGATTTAAACAAAAATAAAAGCATGAATAATATTAAAATAATATTAATCATGCTTAAATATAAATATATCCCTTCTAGTTCTCACGGATATACGTATTCGTACTCATCTGGAGGGGATGTCTTGTATTCAACATCGCACTCCATAGTTGTAAATTTCATAGAAAATCATAGAAATAATTAAGATATTCTACTCCATTTTAGACGCTTCGACACAACTGGCAACCCGGCTGCTCTGCGTCCGTATAGCCGCATCAACTCCTACGGCTTGTATGTTTATCGCGGCGTTGAGATCCCTGTCGATCTCCATGCCGCAATCTTTGCAGACAAATGTTCGATCCGATAATTTCAGATCTTTATTCTTCCAGCCACATCTTGAACAGGTTTTCGAGGATGGGTAAAAACGATCTATAACAATCAGTTCTTTACCATACCACCTACACTTGTATTCAAGTTGGTTACGGAACATCGAGAAAGAAGCATCATATACAGAACCGGCAAGTTTGTGATTCTGTAGCATACCGGAAGCATTTAGATTCTCAATACAGATAACATCGTAATTATTTACCAGCATCGTGGTCAAATTATGCATGTACCATGAACGCTTGTTGGCTATATCACGATGAAGTCTTGATACTTTTAGCCTGCATTTGTTTCTTCGATTACTTCCTAATTTCTTTCTTGATAAATGCCGTTGCATCCTTTTTAACTTCGCTTGGTTCTCACAAAGAAAATGGGGATTCTCAACAGCAATCCCATCAGATAATGTAGCTAATGTCTTAATCCCTAAATCAACTCCGACTGTTTTGCTAGTTTTCTGTTTGTAACACTGTCCTGTTTCTACAAGAACTGATACGAAATATTGACCAGCACGGTTCTTTGAAACGGTACAGGAGATAAAACGAGCGTTGTCTGGAACTCCACGATCGATAACAATCTTAACCCATCCGATCTTTTCGATCCGGATCTTATTGTTAGTGATTTTAAACTTCGGGAACGGCAATCTAAACGACTGGTTGTCGTGTTTATTTTTGTAATTCGGTTTACCGAGTTTTTCTTTCCTGTTCTTGTTGAAGTATTGTCTGGAGAACTCAATAAAATCACGTTGCTTCTGCTGCAAGGTGGCTGCCGATACTTCATTTAACCAAGGTTTTTCAATAACAAGATCCGACTTTGTCGGGAATTTCGGATTAGGGTTTGTTTCTTTATCGTATGAGTTAAATGAGTCAACACAAGCATTCCATACAACACGTACGCATCCGAATGTTTTTGCAAGAAGTTCTTCTTGTGTTTTGTTCGGATACATACGATATTTATATGAACGCTTTATTAGACTCATTATCAATTCATTTTAATATATTAAATATACAAATAATTCTATGATTTTACAATGGATTACTATCGATTTTGTAATTATTTAATCATACTTGTCTCCTCTTCTGTATACTAACGCTACCCAACAGTCATATTTTTTGCTGTATCCTATAAGAGGGACATTGGCCATAGGCGGATTATCCTCAGTTTTGTACCTTATTCTTGTTACTTGCTTCATGTTCTCATGGATATAAATATTCATATTCTTCCGGTGGATATGTTTCAAATTCAGCATCATACTTCATACAAGTGTAGTACTTGTCCCCTCTCCTGTACATTACTTCCCACGGACAGCTATATTTTTTGTTGTATCCTAAAAGAGGAACCCCTTCTATAGGAGGCTTATCTTTCGTTTTGTACCTTAATTTTGTTATTTGCTTTATGCTCATATAATCTTATGTTTAAGTAATTCCATCATCATCGAAAACAATGTGTCTACAAGAAGTTTCTCGCTACTCCAATATATAGGGATCTCGTCTATATCTCTATACGCTACAGACCATGCATGTTTTAGCTTATAACATTCTAATGTACAACCCTCTATCTCATATGGGAGCAAATTCAGCAACGTGCCTACATCCCAAACAGGGTTGGATACGTCTGGGGTAACGGCCTCGATCAGTCCTATACGACCAGCGTTATCCTCCATAGAATGTAATCGATCCAGATACTTGTCTCTGAAACCGATGGCGGTGGAGATAGGGAGGCCGGCCTCAACCAGCACCCTCCCCTGTTCTTTTGTGGTGAATATCCTTTCTTTCATCTAACCTTTGATCTTTTTTTCTACAGTAACAATCGTATCATTATGCCATCCCCCATGAGCCACGAGAAGAATCTCCTGCTGCTCGAAGCCAAGCCCGGTCCCTATACCGCCGGAGTTCCATGCGCAGGTAATGACCACCCCTCCTTTCTTGGTGATCCTAGCTATCTCCTTCTTCTGTCTAGCCCAATAACTAGATTGTGTTGTTTGCATATTAACAGATTCTCCAAGCCTTTTATACGACTCAGATACCTGTCTAGCGGAATATGGTGGATCATATAGTACCATATCAGCTATATTATCCTTAAGACCACGTAGGAAGTCCGTGGCATCTTTATGATATATAGCCTTAGTCTCAGGGTCAAGATCGTTGGTGATTGTCCCTATATCGCTGTTTCTGGCGAACGGATCCACTATAACCATCCCCTCTTCTCGATATTTGTCTATAAGTTCCCTTATCGGTCTTATGCTGAATGTCTCTTTATTCGGCATTGACCATTTTTTAGTAATTATCATGATCTATGAAGTTTATCCCATTCTTCTTTATCTACTCTTTTACCTTGTATATAAAACAATTGTATTGATCCATCATGAGTGTAAATTGCTTTAGACTTATCATTTTTTAATCTATCGAAAACATTACCAAACCTCTGTGATAATTTCATAGATTGATATTTTTCAAGAAAGTTATATTCTTGATCTGATAAATTTAATTCCTGTTTAATCATTTCCCTGCTTTTGCTCATACCAAATTTGATTGTTTATTTCCTTTTTGAAATTTAATTTCATAATACTTCTAGATATAGGATCACATATATCCTCCCACCAATTCCTGTGCCCTTTCGGTGGATGTATATCCTTTTTCCATGAAGACCCCTTAACTGTCTTGATTCTTCCGTATGGTCTCATTTTGCTCGTGTTTACCTTCACATGTCACATTAGTACCCGTTTCTGATGATCCGAACATAAGCTCATCAGTGATCTTGCGAAACTCCTTTACAATATCATTCATCTGCTTACGCTCTATGCTTCTTAGCAAATGGGCTATCACATCCACTGTCCATCCGTTACCTGCTAAAGACATGGCCGTATTCGGGGCTATCCCGTCAAGATAATCATCCGGCAATGTCTGTAGCCTACACATCTCCACCGGGGTCAGGTATCTGAATTTGTCTTTCATGTCAAAGGCATTAGGATATCTTCCGGGAGGTAGTGATGAGATCACGTTATCTTTCATGACTGTTGTCAGGCAATTACTTTTCTTGATAGGAGTGGTATTCTTATCTTTTCTTATCTCCAGACATTGCGTTATTTTTATGTCCTTGTCACAATCCTTTCGATACCCGTCCTCTCCTATCCTTCTACCGACAATGACCCCTATATATCTCCCTCTTATGGCTCCCGGATTCCAACCCTTGTCATGCTCTAAAATATCATCCAATGATATGTGCTTGTCTTTCGGTATTTCTACCGGCCAATTACACCAATAAAGACGATGCCGGGTCTGCGCCGATACCAAGGCGCTGTCGATCTCTACAGGCTCCACGCCCAGCTCCTCCGTTATCACCCGGCGGTGCTCGTCCCGCATCCTGACGTTCTCGCCCAAGAACAGGATCTTTCCTTTGGTCTCCTTCTTTAAATGCCTCACGATGTCCGAGAAACAAAAGAAAAGCCTCCCACGAGCGTCCATAAACCCCTTACCCTTACCTGAGCTAGAGAAGCTTTGGCAGCAGAATCCTCCTATGACCAGATCTATGTCTTTCCAAGGGATATCCCATGTTCTCCAGTTATTGACATCTCCTAACCGGATAATATCAGGGAAATGTTTCTGGCTCACCTTTATGCATGTATTGTCTATCTCCGAGGCGTAATAAGCATCTATAGGTATGCCGGCTCTCCGTAACGCTAGATACCCACATGATATTCCATCAAATAATGATAATATATTCATGACCTGAAAATTTCCTTTTCGGCTATCCGCATGATAGATTTATGTATACCCGGCAAGACCTCAACCAATTTAATGCCAAAATTTTCTCCCCTCTTAACGAACGTCCATTTACCATATATGATTCCATGTATCATATTCTGTATTACTTCCTTACTGTCTGTCAAGAATACTTGGTAATAGACACTTTTGGCATAATTAAAATCCTCCCCATGATCATTTGCCGGTCTTAATATCATTACAGCCGAAGAGCATCCACGAACGAATCCGTGTATCTCAAGGCATTCCTCGAACTCATAATTATCACGTTCCTCGTCATGATCATCTTTAACCCACTTACATGGTTTCCCATCTTTAAATGGGATTCTTAACTGTTTCTTTGTCATAATTGTTTTTATATTAATTGTGATATTACTCTAATAGCATAGGAGGGGCTGGTCTTCCTCTCATCATTTGGATAAAACTCATTCCCGTTATAAATCACTAACCATGCTTTCTCATAATTATATTGAGTGCTAGTCCAATAACTTGTAGCGCCTTCGTCTATATCTAATCCATCGATAAGAGACATGCATTTGTTAATCTCATCTAAATTATTTATGATCTCCATCCATTCTCCCACTGATGCCAGATATCCCATTTGCCCGTTCTTGAATTGAGTAACAGTACATTCATAAGCGGCACTAGCATGCGTATATTCCGCGATACTTTGTGTGTTTTGAAATCCATTAAAATCTTTTTTGGCTTCATTACTTGATGTTATTGTAGTTACTCCTTGGATCAATCCAGTCGTATTAGACCAGCTTAAATTCTTAAGCTCAATACCTGAAATAACGAAGCTGCTGTTGTCGCTTATCAACGCCACTCCTACGGCGTCGTTTCTCCACGAATAATTCCATTTATCACTAGTATATAACTTGCCATTGGTGTGTAAGATATATATACCGTTTGAAACGGTTTGACCGCCTATCATCCTTCTTCTCATATTCTTCTACCTTGCTAATGTATGTTTATAATTCTAAGTTTATCATATTCTTCAGTAAGAATCCCATGATCAAACAATTTGCTAGCGTCTATTTCAAGGTCCCTATATTTGTCAGTTATATTGATATCAGCCCACATGTTCAATCTCCCCTTATCATCCAACTGCATATGGATAAAGCCTTTTGTCACCTTCTTCCCGGCTTTAAGAGCCTCTACGTCTTTATCGGTAATCTTTTTCATACTTTCGATATTTTATCGTTACAATTAAATTCATCTTTCATCCTGATCTTTATGCCTCCATATGATAATTCCTTATGAGCTGTGACAAAATAATCAACCGCATCTTCATCTAATAAACTATGCGGGCACCTTTCCCATACAGGACTTTGATCTAGATGATCCCATGTGGCTACAAGTAACCTATTCTTGTCATTATCAATAGCTATTTTGTATGTCCCTGTAGTAGCCTTACGTTTAATGATCGCTCCATTTAACATCTGTTTTTTAGCCCAGCTCCATGAGCCTCTCAATCCAAATGTTCTTATAACCCAGTTATTTATCTTCTTCATTTCAAATTATTTGTTAAAAGTGTAATATAAATATAAATACATAAATTGAATAGGGCTATTCACCATGCCCTTATCAGTAGGATCATCGTATTTGTCAAGCCAAAGACGAAGCGCCTCCCAATCGATATCCTTACGGTCACATACCATGCAGGCTAGGTTAGCCCCGAACAGTTCCCCGTCGCCGCCCAGCGACTTGTTAAATCTCTTGGCTAGTCTTCTTTTGAATCCCTTATCATACCATATCCCGGAGGTAGCGGCATAACAATAATAAGCGTTGTACTTCATTTTCACGCCCATCCTCTCAAATAAAGGCGTATGCCATATCCGGTCAAGGAAGAATACTATTCCACGATAGATAAAGGTTCGGAGATTCTTCCTGTATTTCTTCCCTAAGAAGTTATCTACGCAAGATATAGTCCCGCCTGAATAGTACCAGTTATTGGCACCTCTCTTGACCTTATCCGTCATCTTGAACTTATTTTTCCTATCCTCTACTCTATCCCAAGGCTTTAATTTATCCTCGTTAAATGTCGGGCAATAATGATAGTAATGATTGATCCACGAGAGGTAGGGGTTGTATATCGTATATCCATTGTCGCTGACATATGAGTTCATATCATACCCAAGTTCTTTGGCTAGAATAGATCCTTCATCAGCTAATACCTTCAATATCGGGTTCAAGTTCCATATCTGATCTTGGCTGACGAACATCGAGTAGCATGGATCCTCATCCTCCCCATACCATCCTCCCATCCCGCTCACTATTTTATCCAAATCAAGTGAATAATCTTTCCCGGATGAAAAGTCATCTCTAAGGAAAAAACCTCTATATGGGATCATGTCATATACACCCGGTTGATCCTCAAACATATGTTTAGCGTTCTCGGTCAATCTGATCAATGTTTGCAAGGCGGAAGATATATCTATGGGCGCATATTCACACCTATAGACCTTATTATTTATCCAAAGATATTGAAGAAGCTCGGCTATATTAATAGTCCCGTCCTCCACATATCCTGTCTTGTTATCGAAGTTTATTTTGGCTAGAGGTATATTACTCCCTTGTGGTTGACCGCTTTTTTCATTACAACAATGCACGAACCTGTCAAAGAATATATCTTTCCAGCCAAAATATTTATCACTTAGCGTCATGAGCCTATTTCTTATCGTATAATGACATGACGTTAATAAGATCAGCCTTTCTGCACATCCCCTCAAGTTTATTAAAGCCATCCATATTATCTCCACTGACGATAATAGTAGGATATACCTCTATACCGTACTTGGATATCTCCTCATCCGTGGCTTTGTTCTCCGGGATCTGGTTTAACGTGACCTCACCCTCATATTCCTGTAACGTGTTGGCGATAATATATCGCATGTAATCGCTGTACTCAGCGTCTTTCTTCGTGAAAAAATCAATTCTTACCATTTTTAAATAGTTTTTAATTTGTTAATAATTAAATCCGCTGTAAATATAGCGTTATCTACCTCATCTACACTCAACCTCCTCCCATCGAAATCGTTGGACAATAAATCTTTTACGATCTGATATCTTCTCAACTCCCAATCTATGTCTATATCAAAATTAAGATGCCTTACACAATCATAATTCAGCTCCTTACGATTCTTATCAAGGTACTTAACTATCGGGAATGAAGTACCATTGTCAATAGTACGTGCGATCACATTAATGTACCTACCAGTCCTTTTGTCAATAGCTTTTAATTTCTCGTCTACTATTATTTCTCCTGATCCTTCCATTCTATTAACCCTTTGTTATGTTTATCGTAATATAATAACGCTATGGCGTTCCAACAAATTTGTGCCAAATGCATCAGCCCTGTCTCCTTATCATATCTCTCGCCTTTCATGTACGCCGTCATATGGCGAAGTAAAGCCGCTCTATATCTCTCAAATCCATCAGGTATATTCTGCCATGAATTGTCGGCGTATTTCTTAGCCCCCTCCGTATATACCCTCACGATATCCTCTATCTCAGCCAAAGGAAGGAGATCCCACCGAAGCTTGCCGTCGGCCCGGTCGTCCTTGCCGCTGCCGTCTTTCCCTACAAGCGGTCCGCTTTCCACCACCGCGTCTCCTATTTTTGGCTTCCCGAAATTCATCGCCTCATCTGCCGTCTCATCATCAATAAGCCTTAACTTGATAGCCCTGCTTAACGAGACAACCATCTCCTCATCAACCCAAATAAATTTATATGTCTCATCAAATAACGGTTCTATTTTCATTATCCCCGTATTGTCGGCGGTTTCAAGTACCTCAAATACCTCACCATCATAAACAACCTTGTCGTATTTGCTAAATTCCTCTTTCATTTCAAACTCCTTTTTGTTTTATTAATAAAATTCACTAAGATCCCTGCATTCCGGTGTCTCTCCTGTCATAGAATAAAGCTCACCAGATGATAGATATACGCAATGCGAGGTCTTCCCGTCTCTCCACTCGCTTTGCTTCGTAATTCCGCAAATAGCGCAGCGTTGGATCCCCGGCCCCGCCTTTACCCACGAGTGCCGTACGTTTTTCTTTCTTGTCCTGTTGGTGTCGTCAAGTTTTCTCATGATCAATCCTCCAAGGCCGTTACAATTTTATCTTTCCCGATAATAACCTCGTTCCCGCTTCTTACATCAAAGCATCTCTCACCCTCTGCCTCCTTGAAATAAAGAACGCCATTGTACTCGAATAAACCGAAGCCGTAATCATCTAGCTTCATTTCGTTAAGTTTCTTGAATTTGCATACGTTTTTCATATTCTCCATATTATATTGCATTACTGGAAATATCATTATGATACTTATACCTATCACAAGCAGCCCTGTGTAAAACTTTTGTGAATCATATTTTTCCCATCCCTCCATCATCATGACAAAGGAGATTACTATTATTATAATAATAGATATCAATCCTACCATATCACATCCTCCTCTCTTTCAAGAATCCCATCATATCCTCCACGCTAAGTTGGAAGCCGGCAGCCGCCTTATGACCGCCTCCACCGGGATTGGCCTTGCGTGCCAGCACCGAGACATCCACCTCCTCTTTGGTGGTATAGAACGAGCATCTAAAGAATCTTCCGTTCCAGCAAAATGGCATCATCAGATCATGTCTTTTAGGGTTATACATAGATTCAAATGTAGTAGAGTTAAACTCCGTGGTATTCATACATATAGCCTTGTACCCAAATACATCAGCCTCGAATGAGAATATATTTATCTCGCCCCTGTTTTTCTCAACGATATACTCCAGTATCGCCTCCCCGTTCCTTATCATGTCATATATGAAGTCATGATCGCCATCCATGGCCCTTGCCGCCATATCCACGTCAAGACCACAATATCCTCTCATCCCGTATTGGAACGCCATGACATCACTCCATTCGAAGCGATCATGATCCCATACATCATAAGCGCTCAATAATTTTACCACGTCAGGGGTTTCGATATCATCGAAAAGATATTCCCACGTAAGCTCACAAGCCGCCGTTCCGATACGTCTCTTGCCCTTTACTTCGTAATCCCTCATATCGTCTATGGCGGTCTTATGATGGTCTATCCATACGACATCTATACCTTTCTCTTTCCACTCATCGAAAAGGAATCTTGTTCTGTTTCCAAATGACACGTCAACTGCAAACACCTTATCATATTTATTCACGTCAGGTATTTCCTTGCCGTAATTGTAAGGAAGAAGATCAATGTCTTCCCCTTTGAAATACTTTTTTACTATAGCCGCTGACATTACTCCGTCAAGATCAGCCTCATGATATATACATCCTGTCATAATCTGTTGTTTTTGATTAAAAAATCTATGTATTCTTTTATATCCTTGTTCCTGTCATTATCCCAGTCAAATGTCTCGTTTATGAATTTGAAATACGATACTGGAATCGAATGAAACATCCATCCACAATACTTGCCGAATGTCATCACCGTAGATCCAAGGGGATGATCCGGCCTTCCGGGAACAGGGGCGGCGGTTACGCCCTGCGCCAGCCCCCTCCTACGATCTTTCTTGGCGGCTTTGATATCCAGATCTGTTTTCGTTACCTTATCCCCCATCGGGATATTAGTTATTAGCTTATCGCCGATAAACATTCCCCATCCATACCCCTTGTAGTTCTCTATACTAAGTTTCCTTATATCACCGAACCTTGACGAGTTGTTACAACAATCAACGACCAAAGCACTATCCTTTCCGTCTTTTATACGGACTGCCCTTCCAAGCCACTGATAAAACGACGAGAACGAGAATGTCGGCCTTCCTACTATCACGCAATCCAGACCCGGATGATCGAATCCCGTACCGAGGGCGGAATAGTTGAACACTACCTTCGTCTTACCTGACTTGAACCCCTCGACTATAGCCTCCCGCTGTTTCTTTGGCGTGCCTCCGTGAACCGCTTCCGCCATGCCAGCGCATATCTTTGCGTTCATCCATTCGGCGGCGGTATTGCAGCTCTCAACAGAATCCATAAACACCAGTATAGATCTGCATACGTCTTTTAATACCATCAACCGACGTAAAATAAGGTTGTTTAAGCCGTTTTTTCTCACCGCCTCACTAATAGACTCGGCCGTATATTCGGAGCCGTTAGAATTAAGTTTAAGGGCATCTCCATTGAAATCCCATGTCTCATATTTAAGAGGTGTCCAAAATCCTTGCCTTATCATCTCCTCCACCTGTATGACATGGATTAGGTTCTTGAAATATACCGGTCTCATACGAGTGATGAAATTAAGCTGGGAATATGACACCTGCCCTATCGACATCGTTTTAAGCCTGCATGGTGTAGCGGTAAACCCTATCACCTTTTTCGGTTTCAGTTCATTCATGAATGTCATGAACTCACTGCCGTCCTCCGGGCTATACCCGGCATGAGCCTCATCTATCAACACGTTCCTGATCCCCATCTCCTTAAGCTGACCAACAACCTTCTTGATAGACCCTAACGTGGCGTATATCATGTTAGACAGTTCTTTCTTCCCACAGGAAGCGGAGTAGATGGTAGCCGGTATGCCATACGACGTTATCTTGTTGTGGTTCTGTTGCAGCAATTCTTTTGATGGTTGTAAAATCAGCGTCTTATCTCCCATCAATCTAGCCGCCTCTGCTATCAGCAGTGACTTACCGCAACCTACAGGACCTACGATCAATACCGGATCATGTCTATCAGAATTTATGTAATCGGAGATACTTTTAACACACTCCTCTTGATATGGTCTTAATTTGTAAATCATTTGGATTTGTAGTTATCAAAAACGTCTTTTACGTACTCTAGTCTTATAGGGCATTCCCGACCATCATCCATCTTCACCATCAAAGTCTCTTTGGTCTTGCTTATGGCTATCACCTCTCCTACTCCTATCTGGGTATGGACTATATCGCCTAGCTTTATATTACATTTGATCATGGTCAAGCTTTTTATTAAATTCCTCTATCTTGCTCCTGTCTGTCTCCTTGGTCATCTTAGCCTCTTCCTTAAACATATCATACCCTTCCCGGATATTGTCGCCAACCATATTCTCTATCATCTCCCTTAGCTCATCGCTTCTTACGGCAAAAGATATCTGGAATGATTTACTTGTGCCTTTCATCAGGTAATCAATCTCCTTCTTACATTCTGTCATTAACCGATCCAGATTATCGAACTTAACGAACTTGGAGTTGCCATTGGCTTTTCTTACCCCATCCTTGAAATCCTCCAATATCCCGTTAAATACATCCGCCATACACATCATGGAATGTAGCCATACCAGCATATTGAATTTATATTCATTATCAGCATTATTCATCAAGCCTATCAAAGACTCACTTTTTGTCAACATGATTTTAGATTCTCGATCTACGATATCCTTTATCTCTTGCCGGTATTTCATGGCGCCAACGAAATCCATCTTAGAATAACATTCATTTGATTTCTCTACCAATTTCCTGATATCCTTTCTAGACATCAGAAGATCCAATACCTGTTTTTCTCTTTCGTTTTTATCCATAATCATTTATTTATTGACACAAATATAATTAAAGCCTAGATATTTACCTAGGCTTTTTAATAAAGTTAATCTTTTTTATTCTTTCTTTTTGACTCATCCCAATCCGATGAGTACCTGCATGTCCCTTGTTTGTGGATCGAGAAATCGCACCAAAAACACAAGGGCTTGGGGCGGGGTTCAAGGCAGGCCGGCTGACGTCCCATGAGGTAGCGCTTCTCGTACTTATACCCCTGTTTGGCGTCGTCCCAAACGTGAGCTTGATAGCTATCTATTTTATTTGTCTCGAAATCATACATGTCAAGGAGAATATCGTTAAGTTCCTTGACCGATCTCTCTACTTTCTCCTTATCTACCTTCACGTTCTGATTGTCCAGCATGCGGGTAAAGAAATAGCTGCACATATCCGGCAATACCTTATATTTTCTGAGTATGTAAAAGGCGTATATCGGATGTTGGAGATTATGAAGCAGCTTATCTTCATCGAATAACTTTCTCCCGGACTTCCAGTCTATCGTATACATGGCTATCCTGTCCTTTGTCTTATACTCTCCACGCCAGTCCACCGATCCTATGATATGTACCTTATCGTACGTCACGCCATCCAAGGTAAGGGGCTTGGGTAGCTTATAGGGCAGGACGAAGCTCTCCTCCACGCCGGCCGGTCTCGACCCCCGGACCACCTTCTCCATTGGCGTAAGATCAGACCATGCCTTCTTATAATTGCCAGCAGCATCCTTCTCAAACAACCCCACAATCCATCTTATTAGCCTAGCCGCATGTTGCATAGACTCGATCTGGGATTTTACGCTATCAAAAGGGATCTGTTCTATATCGGCGTAGTAATTGAAAGCCTTACTCATATCCTCATAAGAAGGTCTGCATCCGTTCTTGAAGAAATACTCCATTGTCTGGTGGATAACCGTACCATATGACGTAGCTTCGTGCTTTTCCGTGGATCTGTGACCCTCCACGTAAGTCTTATACCATTTATATGGGCACTGGATGAACGTGTCTATCTGCGAGTAAGAGGCGGCGAGAACCTTCTCTCCGTTTATAACCTTACATAATAAGTTATTCTCCGGTATTACCATAAAGCTTATCTATTTTTATGTCATGTCCGTATAGGTCCATTAACAGGTTTTGTAGATGGTGAAGATTCTTAATCTGAATAGGATCGCTTAGATCGTCTTCCAGATCCCTAAGCCCAAGATAATACCCATCATCAAAAATCTCTATAAATATTCCATAGCCTCGATATACATCCCGCCCCTTATCACGCTTGAAATAGATAGTATCAAGTATATTATCATCTATCTCAATAGGTATGACATCATCTTCCCCGGAATACCATTTCATTATCCCATCATCAACCTCACATTCAAGGATCAATGACTTACTTTCATTACGCATACCAGTAACGCACCCTACTCTCCATATATTGCCAGCCTTGTCTTTTACAAGATCCCCTATCCTTAGTTCTTTAGCCGAAATCATACTCGTCCTCCTCGTTGTAATCGTCATCGCAATCATCGACAAGAGGGGTCTCTAGCCCCTCTTCCCAATCATCATATCCGAAGTCCATTACTTACTCTCAAGCCAATCGTACAACATATCCACAAAAATCCCTACAGTTAGTTCATCGACAGATTTATCGCCAAAGACATCATCCGGTATCCTTATATCCATCTTTTCTTCAATCCCTATCAATACCTCTAATAAATCAAATGGATCCATAGCTAGATCGGATGACAAATTACTGTCTTCTCTTACATCGTCAATTACCTCTATATTATTAATGTAATTGAACTCATGCATTTTCTCGAATATCTCTTCCCTCACTATCTCCAATAACTCATCTCTTTTCATAATCCTTTAAATAATTGTACAACATATTTGTAAGCTCTCCTACCGTCAATTCGTAATAAGGCTTGACATCAAGCACTTCATCAGGTATACATCTACCAGTTCTCTTCTCCATTTCCATTACGACTTCCACGAAATCAAGGGAATCCAAGGCCATATCCGCGCCCAGCTCATCATTATTGGTTATCGATTCAGGATGATTAAGCCCATTAAATTCACCTACCTTTTCGAATATCACCTCTTTTATCATTCTCAATAATTTATCCTTTTCCATAATCTAAATCGACATTTTCAATCTTCTACCTAATTCTTTTTTTATATCCGATATCCTTTCGATATCCATCTTAACATCGCCTGTGATAGCGTATTCCTTATCCATTCTCTTTGGGGGATCCGGAAGCTGGCTTATGGCGAACAACCATGCCAGCTCCTTGTTCTTGTTCTCCCTAAGATACAAGTCAGACGTCATGCCATACATTTTTATGATCGTATCGAATAACGTTGATTCCGATAAACTCATATGCACGCTATACACATTTGATGGTTTCCAGATCAAGTTATCCAATCTCATCGTATATTCACGTTTAAGATCTATGTGAGATATTACGGCCCTTACTATAGGTTCTTCCTTGAAGTTGGTGTTAGCCACAAACCAGATAAGCCTTTTTTCCACCTCCTTGATAGCTCCTGTATCCTTACCCATATCGTTATATACCCCAACGATACGGTCCCGGATCCCCTCGACCTCCGGTGTCAGACCGGGTGTCTCTATCAGCATCAGCAGCGATCCTCCCCTTGGCGTTATCTTCCACTTCCCATTCTTCTGAAGCTCAATATAACCAGATGCTTTATAACTATCTATTTTCTCCTTTGGAATGGTGTTAGCCATCTCTTCTTTTTGCCGGATCATCAAAAGATATCCAACATCAGACATCGTTAATCCTGATGTCATCATCTGTTCAAAATTAATATACATAAGCTAATGAGTTAAAATATTGATCTAATCTTTCTAGCTATTTTCTCTACTATATCAGGATGATCGGTATCGTTGTATATGTTAATCAACGTGCGTAATATATATAGCCTTGTATACTTATCGGAAAAATCGAACCAAATTTCCTCTATACGACTATTGATCGGCTTAAACATCCTCAACTCAGGTATAAGTTCATACGCTAAAACATTTTTTCTATCCACTAATCCAAGCATATCAGCCGTTTCGGTTATAGCTGCACACATAGTTAACTCACGTCTATATTCTATAGCATCGTAAGCTCCTATCAATACCCTAAGGCCGTCTGCTTTCGATAATCTCTTTCCCTTTCTCATATTGTTTTACCGTATAAGATTCATTAGCCATACCAACCCTACCAACTGATATAGATTGATTTATTGATTGATTTAGATGCCCTATGACAGACATCTTAGCCCTAACCGTATTAGCGCATCTTAGAAGGATTCGATAGTCCTCTAAAGCCCGCTCGTACCTTACATCCACCCTAGCTCTTTTATCGGCGTCGGTCATACTCTTGCATGTCCCGTCTTCTCTCAGGCTTATAGCGATCTTATCCCGTATGATCCTGATATCATCCTCGGCTATCACCAGCTCAGCGTCAAGAACGCCTTTGTAGGAGCTAAGAAGATCCTCTACCGCTACAACCTCCCTTTTTAGGTTCTCCAATTCCAATATCATTGAGTTGTCATTTATCCTTTTATACTCCTGTACTTTATTGGATACCTCATCACAGATACTCATGATCTCCTTTTCCCGTTCCCGGTTTATGATATATCTGATGCTGTATTTAGCCATTTCCTTCAACGAGGATATAATTTCCTTTATCCCCATCTTATCCTCAACCGATAATACGGTCTTCAAGAACATTTCCAGCACCTTTATCACTACAAGCAAGTAATTATGTCTCAATCTCATGTCAATAAGGTGTTTCGTCATGTACTATATTGAAATCATCACTGGGCGGTATGTATTGCTGCTCCAATGGGATACTGGGAGGCGGGGGCGGTAGCGTAACGACTGTCGTATCCAGCCTGCCGCTACCTACAGGGGCATCCGAGCCTCCCGGTCTTTCTTGGCGCACCACCCCTCCATCAGGATAATATCGCTCATATCCTTTCATGATATCTACATGTATAGCGTCAATCTCCTCTAATGATCTTTGACGGACTTTTACTATATGATGGAATATAAGTCCATCTACACGGAAAGAGCGCCTTGATTCACTCTTAAAACGTTCCAGATTAGGATACCAGCCTTGCGGGAATTGCATGTATGATGAATACCCGTATCTCTTTGGGATATTCAACGCTACCATAGCCGTGCATAATTGCCCCAATGTATCTGATTGATAGAAATCAGATTGTTTTGGCATATGATCCTTAGGATCCCGTCTTCCCTCAATATCACGGTTAAGTTGTGATATTATAAGAAAGAATATATTGGAAAAAGTTCTTTTAGCTATATTACACATGGTTATCAGACTATCTATATTCCTCTTAGCGTCACCCGTGCCTTGTATAAGAGCTGTATGATCTATGGATACAAATACCATTTTCTTATCCTTGTTCGCTGGCATATAACTATTCCATAAGAAGTTCTGAAGCTCGTCTACTGTCGATGGTTTAGGGATGTATGTTATTCTGCTGGAGTTTTCCTCCTTAAGACATTTCTGCATTTCCTTTATCTCTTCATCAGACATCTCGTTAAGGAGAATATCTTGTATATCCTTTCCCATTTTTTTTGATAGTGAACGTAACATCAAATCCTCTGGATTCATTTCAAATTCACATCTGAGCCATACATAATCATCAGCTTGGGGATTGATATTAACATTCATTACATTGCTCATAATCTTCTGAGCCAAATAAGACTTGCCCACTCCGGGCCTAGCGCCGATAGCCACCGCATGTTGTGGGTAGAACCCGCCCAGCAACGCCTTGTCAAGATAAGCGTATCCAGTACGAGCCGGGAGAAGCTCTCCCGACTGATACTTTCTTATCCTCTCATAGGCATCCATGATAATCTCCTTGGATGACCTCCATATCCTATCCTCACTCATCCTCTTGCGTTTCTATCGCCAGCCGTATCGGATTTAGACCCTCTGTTAGCTGATCTTGATTTATATCTAAGTCCTTTAGCCGTATGGCATAAATCCTTTCCCTTCCGATAGGCTTTACCTTTCAACTTATCGGTCTTGTAGTTCTTGCGACCCAACTCCCGTCTCTTGGCTTTCTGCTCAGGGCGGGCGTTGATCTTCTTATCCGTCTCGGCTTTCTTTCTTCTGGCCTCCGGATGTGTCCTATAATATTCAGTCGACCTCCCCATCCTCGTCCTCCTCGTCATAATCATAATCCTCTACGATAATATCCTCTCCATCTAAATATGAGGCTTTATCTCCAAGTCTGCTTCTCATGCTCTCGTAAGGATCATCCCCATCTTTTATTTCCCACACACATAAGTGCGGACCTATTATATCAATAAGCATGTTGGCCTTATCCTCGCTTATGCCTTTTTCTATCATCTTATCTCTGCATTTGTAAAAACCACATGTCTTGTTAAACACTGATCCTCCTACATAAAACCCTGTCTGTTTGTGAATAAAAATTACTTTCATGTTCTGTCAATTTTTATCAATATAATAATTATTTTTTGTAATCACCGTAACTCATGTCAGCGTCACACACCACCAAGTCAGTTACCTTATCCACTACATGGAATAGATGCTCCGGACATCCGTGGCATGCGCTACCGCCTATCGCTATCGTCTTATGCCTAGGACAGTTATTCCCCCTCCCTCCATCATATATCTGTATCCGATTATCACTATATGTCTTGATATGTCTCATGACTTTAAGTAATGATGGCAAAGACATCTTGTAAGGGGATATATGCTCCTCCGGTATCATAAGCTCACCGGATAGTTCTTTGTAAAGATCATGTCTATCCTGTCCTGTTTTTATTAAGAATATGTTGATCTCGGTCATTACCATATCCATAGATCTAAGGAGATCCGGCTTGGCTAACCTACCTACAGGTTTGCCCGTAGAATCCGACCTCATCCAAGCCCCGCATATCTCACAACCAACCTGCTTGCCTTCCACGGTATTTATTAAGGTGGATGGGTTCTTGCAGTATGGGCATATAGACCCGTTTAACATAGCTTTCTGGGCTAAAGATAGTTCTTTCATACCTTTTCTTCTATCTCAACATTAAATAGATTGCAGAATCTATTAAAATTCTTGTTTTCTATTTTCATGTCCTCCTCATACCTGTCAATTGACTTGATGAAATCATTGTAACAGTCCTTGCATATCCATTGATTGATCACCGCCACGTAATAACCTACGGATGTAGGTCTGTTACACATATCGCAAATACCTAAGCACCCATATCTGGTAAGCTTATCCATCATCTCCTGTCTTGTTATTTCAAGCACCTTGAATCCCTTGTAATTATCAACTACCTTTGCCATTATTGTAAATTTGTTTAATTATAAAATAATCCGCTATATCCATCCCCTCATCTATATTGGGTTTTGATTCTAGAAAATCACTTATCTCTATATTCATCCCCCTCATATCCTTGTCTACCTTCTTTCTCCATTCGTTGAAAGCGTCGCCCTTATCCGGGTACAGGACTATCCGCCTCCTACCCAATGTCTCTACCATCTCCCTCTTCAACATATGGATACCGCCACAGGCCATGAACAACCTACTAGGGTACACGATGTTGCAGATAACAGCCGTCTTCTCTGACTCTACTATATACACCGGAGCGTCATTGGGATAGAAGTTGATAAGGAACTCCCCGAACAGGCATTGCCTAAGCAGGTAATCCTGACCGTCCAGTATATGCACCCAACATACATGATCCATGGGAACCTTTACCCTCTTCCCGTCAGGCCCGTAGTCCATTATCTTCCCTGTCCGCACCACCCAATTCTTATCCAGTTGCCAGAACACACAGCACTTACCCCAGTCTCCGAATCTCATCATCCCCACCTTATACAAGTTAAATGCCCTATTGGTATGATACGATCCGAAGATATTGGATAGATAATCTTGAAGATCGGATGTCTCGAAAGGATTAAGGGTCTCAAACATCTTGTTTACTGGGATACAGTTGGCTATATCTGGGTTCACAGGAGGCCTGTATCTTCTTAGCACTTTGTTAGAATCGGTAAAAAGATCATTGCTCCCAAGCTCATTGCCTGTTGGATATTTAAAATAACCACATTTATTTTTGTGATCACATACCCCAAACTGCTCCCCTACTATCTGTCCGGTGGTTACATCTACGTACGGCGTAAAGCATCTATCCCTGCCGCATTGCGGGCACGTCAGCTTTCTTCTTGGCTTACTATGATCCAATTCATATCTGTGAACGCTCTTGTCAAATTCCCTAAACTCCATTATCCTATCCTCTCACTCATGATTCGATAAATATAATCTCTCAGTGATTCTTTTCTTATCAAGTTATTCAATTCAAAATCACTTTCTATATCCAAAGATCCTATTCTTGATGTAACCGTATAATTGGTTTTCTCGAACTTATACTTACCTTGGAGATATACGACTGTAGCCATGTTAAGTATAGGATTATCAGTTTGTCTCTTCAGTTTATATTGGCTTGTCTTGGCGGTAGGATCACCCGGAGCGAAGTTATATATCTCCTCTATCTCCAATATCTTTCCGTAGTTCTCCATTATCATTCTTCTATATAACTCAAGCTGGAAAGCGTACTCGTCATAGAAATTGCCTTTCCTGTTTGATTTGAAGTCCAATATAGCGAATATCCTCCTGCATCTCTTTATCTTCTTTTTCTCTGTCTTAGGTTGACCTTTCTTGGCTCCAGTCTTATAGAACTCTCCTGTCTCGATCTCTATCTCCACCATCTCCGGCTCGCTATCCATCTCCACCACAGCATCCACAGAGGAAGCCACTTTCAATCTCCTTGACCTCAACATCTTCTCAATCAACACAGGTTTTACATGTCTTTCTTTACAGAATATAGCGAATGATATTAGATCTTCTATCAACTCATCCATATTATCCACTAATATCCTCTCCATCCTATACTTGTCTATTCTCAACTTAGCTTCCTTAACAGCTTTTCTTATCCATGTTGGAATCAGTTTTATCTTAACTCCCGTCAGATATAACCCAAACAGATAATGCATGATAGTTCCTAAGTCAGCCCGGTAGTTGGCGTACTCGTCTGGGTCCTTACCCTTGAGTCTCATTTCATTCTTCCACTTCTCCAAGGCGCCGGACGTATCACAATACCCATTAGCGATATTGTTGGTAGCCCCATCATATATGATAGGGTATCCATCAGCTCCCATTTCATAATAAACACGCTTGCCAGCCACGGTCATTCTGTATAAGACTGGTGTCGGGATATCCTTGATCCATTCAGCGGCATAATACTGTTGCTCAGTCTCCAGATCATACTCAATTTCTATCTCCTCATCAGGTTCTTTCTTAGGCTCGTCAACAGGCTTTTCTTCCTCATAGATATCTTCCTTCGGAACCGTTGATAAAACGTCTAATATGCCAAAGAATGCGGTAAATTTAGGATCTGTATGATATGCCCTTAATATTGGAAGTGATGATCTCCAGTAGTATGATGGACATACGTCCTTTATCTTGCCTAAACCCGATCCTCCTATCTCTCCATTATCCTCGATAACTACATTGTGTCTCTCAGATAAACGGACTCTCATGTCATCAAACAGTTCTTGATCGCTTATAACCTCCATGATCGTCCCATAACTATATATCGTGTCACTTATAGCCTTATATCCTAGGCCTAAAAGTAATCTTTGTTTTCTTCTATCCATGTCAATAATCTGGTTTTTAATTTACCATCCTCCTCGACTTTAGGTGCGAGATCCCTCATCTTTTTGGCCACTAAAAGCCATGTGTCACCGAACTCCTCTAAAAGCCGGTCAAAATCCATCGTGTCTAGTAGATAGTCAAACCTCGTGTGTTCGTCTATCGTCAAATAAATAACATTATCATTATCCTCAGCGACAGACTTATATCTTCGTTTAGGATATAAGTGGCATATATTGCCTACTCCGGGGCATGGTATATACATCCCCGTAAGGGATCTTCTTACCATACTTAATCTTGCCACATGAGCGCCAAAAAAGATGCTGAGGCTTCGTCCCTTCGGCTTGGTCTTCACCCGTATCGCCGTCCTTTCCTTTGGCGGTAGTTCCCTAGCCCGGCACGCAGGGCACAACCCCTTGCTCCTTATGGCTACCATCCTGCCGCACCTCTCACACGGTAACATCCTACCCTTCATGCCTTTTTCTTTTTATAACTTTTATTAAACTCCATGAGGCTCATGGCCCTATATCTCTTAAGCCTATCTATTTTGCCCTTCGTCCAATCCTGATCCTTGAAATTGATAATCGTATCGAATATCTGAGCTAGTTCCCGGATATTAAAACTCCTGTTTTGTATCTTCTTATAGAACCCCGATCTGCTATATCCTAATTTAGAAGCTAGATAAGTTTTGTTAGACAATGTGAGGATACGATAAATCGTACCCTCCATCTTACTTATCTCCATCAACTTCTCGGCTATGGATGATGTGGTCTCATAGCTAGCTTTATTGCTTACTATTCTCATGTTTCTCCGGATTCCTGATCTTACCATCAAACTCGTAGAAGTCCATCAGTTTCTTCTCTTCCTTGATACAAGTGACAACGAAATCTGATATGGTTCCTTTCATGCCTTCCTCGAAATTCTTTTTGGCATGATCAAGGTCATTGGCCCGAACGATGTAGTTAAACGCCTTGCGTTTCTCATTGCCCGATTTCTCGTCTATCGTAATATAATCAGCCGTGACCTTATAGAACCGGTCTCCATCCATGGCGAATAATTCCGCTATCCGGAATCGTTTGATATCAACACTAAACTCACCGGAGATAAACGGTTTCATCTCCTCTATTATTCTAGCTTCACACTCGGTATAAGAAAGAGCATCTACTAAATATTCTTCCTTAACCTTCTTCTTCATGCCATTCTCGGCATCGGTCTCATAAGAAACCGTACATTTAAACCAATTGTGCATCTTATTAATCTATGTTGTTGTTAAACAATGGGTAATCCTTTATCCCTTCACGAATATATCTTTCCGTATCATCATCCACGTCATAAGCTTTCTTAAAAAACGTCATAGCCGTATTCGTATCATGATCCACCAACGGAAGATATTCCTTTACAAAAAGGAATCTAAGATGATTCATATGATCAATCTTATTTCTTACATCGATTACCTTCGACCAGATCTCGGCATGGATTTCACTCATTCTTTTTATATCCTTCTTGTATTTATCTACCTGATCTTTATACTCCTCCTCAATCTTATTATTCTTGTCCTTTATAGATTTGTAGGACTCCTCATCTTTCGTATCAAACATTGGAATATGTTTGATATTGATTATATCCAACTTATTATATATCTTCTCATTGGATATAGTGAAATCGTATGTAGTCTTGTATAAATCAAACTTACTTAAGAACTTAGCTATTTTAATAGCATCATCCTGATTAAAAACAGCTATGCTCAATCCTTCTAAAAGGTAGAAGAAATTAGATGGAGAAATAGGCTTGTAGTCGTATGTCTTCATAACTGGAGGTTCGTCCACAAACCTAACACCCTCCTTAGCGCATCTTGTTATGATCAATCTATCTATCTGCTCGTCAGTAAGATCATATATCTCCTGATCGGTCATCTCATTAATTGTCTTCATCGTCATCCTTCTCCATCATTATAGCCTTTACTGCCTTTTGTTTATAAACCTCACTCATAAGGCAGGTAAAATCCATATCATCCATACCAGCCATAACATTGGCTTCTACTTCCAAATTCATCTCAATGTTCATTACCGAGACTTCATAGTTATCATCATCTTCTTTATAGAAAATGACTTTACCACCATACTCGAAACCATCATCTTCGGTCTTAACCATATCGATGATCTTCTCTAACTCCTTTACAAACTTACTCTTTTTCATATATGCAATTTTTATGTGTCTACAAAAGTAGACATTTTGTTTTTGAACTAAATTAAATAAACATTATTAATAGTTAATACCATCCTTCCTCCCATCATTCATATTTATTCTTTCATAAACTCAACACAACATTTATCCACTCTAGTTATTGTTCGATAGTCATCGGTACGGATACCATATCCTTTATAGCTTTTGACTATGGTACATACTTCTCCTTCTTCTATAACCGTACCGCCCTTGCTTTTTAAAGGGCAAAGGGTTCTTACTTTCGCTCCTATTATCTTTCTCATATGTTTATATTTTTAAGATCAAAATAATCTATAAATCTATCCCATAGCTTCCTATTCTTTTTATTAGGTCTAAATTTCCCGGATTGTATTCTTTTTACCAGCCCCTTGAAATCATCCACCGTCCTCTTTGACAAATACCATGCTAATACCGTATTTGGATTTCTCCCTAGCTTTTGATAATGACCATCCTTTACAAGCATTTCTATCTCACTCAAGAACTTCTTTGTCTGATGAGGGTAATCAAACGGGTATCTCATCATCTCTTCAATACTAGACATCGGACATAATATACATCCTATTCTCTTCGCCCCCTTGTCATATAGATCACAATGTTCTATACCCATCTTATTCAAGAACTCCCATACATCCTTGTCCGTCCATGCAAGTATCGGAGATATTATTACCTTATCCTTTCCTCCAACGCAAGATACCATCTTTTCTTTATGCTCATCGAACTGATCGAATGATATATCATACTTTCTTTTACTAGTTCCGATCTCATTTCTTTTGGATCTTGTTTTTGATTCCTCCGATCTTATCCCTACTAAAGTTACCGTACCTCCTCCTCCTCTTTCTTTAAGTACCTCGCAACAATATCTTTGAGTTTTTGATGGGAGACATTTCTTTTTCCGTATAAGCTGGTAGAAGTTTATATCCGGAACATGTCTTATTACATCCGGATAGTTCTTCTTCACGAAAGATACTATGTTTGCCGGATCTACTGTAGTCATGTTCATATGAGCCTCAAACTTAACATCAGCTAATTTAGCTACATGATAAAGAGCTTGGCTATCCTTACCTCCACTGAAAGCAAGATAATATCCCTTATCATAAAACCTAAGGGCGAACTCCTCTCCCTTTCTTAATATGTCAATAGAATGCTCTATCTTACTCATCAGCCCATCATAGAAGTCATACTTTTCTTTAAGTTTCTCTATCTCCATATAATTATCCTCCATATATTTTAACTCCTTTTGTGTTATATTTGCTTATATCAGCGCATAAATTACACCCTCCAGTACAACAACACCACGAGCAAAAAGCTAGTCGTTCCTGATCTGGTCTGTTTTGAAACTCCACCGCCGCCCTATACCATGCCGGGGATAACACCCTAACCTTCTCCGGTACGGGCGGCGTCATGAGCACCGATCGCAGCCTTCCTTTGGCATCCTCCCTACCTCTCATCTGGATTATCTTTTAACAGCTCAGCTATCTTCTCATCCTTTAACATATTTTGCTTCCTCATATTATCCACGATAAAGGTAGCGAACGCCATATCATATCTCTTCCTTAACTCATCAACAAAAGATTTAGCTCTTGATTCTATCATTGATTCAATGCCTCTGTCTATAACTTTCTTCATCTTACCTCTTATAAACTCATCTACCGTCAACTCATCATCCATATAATCTATCCTGAATCTATATTTCTTCTCGCTGGCGTTTTCGATGAGATCACTCATTGACTCCCTCGCTATCTCCTCAATTTTCTCTGATATCGGATTACATATTTCCCTCATCAACTCATCCTTGAACTTTTCTTTAAGCTCACGTACTACGGCTAACCTGACCGAGCTGGTAAACTCCTCTTTCAACGTCGCTTCGTTGTACATAGCTTCCTCAAATACATCTTCTAAATTTAATTCTACTTGAATTTTCATATCATTATATTTTAATAAATTATAATTTTTTTAGGCATATAATTATCATATATTATTTCCCCTCATCTTTTAATATTAATTTCTTCCCGATCTTTTTAATTTTTGTCGGTCTTGATAATCGATAGTCTCTTTCTATCGGTCTATTAAGTACATCATCCTTGTGCCCCTTGTATCCTTTCTCGTAAGCACTAACCCTTGCGCAAAACTCAACCACATCGCCTGGCGATAAATCAGCACTACTAAATCCTTTTGTTAAATCGAACCACAAATGATCTGATACTATTTTGCTATCAAGTGTCACATCTTGCAAAAGCATCGTTTTTACAGGTCCAATGTATCCATTCCTAAATCCAAATCTAACAAAGGTTGCTGTAAACACATGGCGTCCTTTTGATCCTATTGTTCTCAATTCTTCTCTCATCTCCTTTCTTATTTTTTATTCATAAAACTAGTAATTTTCTTCAAATACCCTTTTGTCATCTCAATAAAGTTCACGCAATCCAGCTTGCTCAACTTGTAAATCAAAGCCGGGTTATGAATTACGGCTATAATTTGTGTTTGCGGTTTATGAAATGACAATACCTTGTACAGATCCATGATATTGTCAATATCTAAATTCCTGTCCGGCTCATCCATAAGGATTGTATACTCAAAATCCTTCTCCATTAATACCACATGATTGTCTTTGTAGTATTTTAAAAGATTGTCGATCCTGTTTGCCCAGAACTCATTTGACTTTTTCTTAAATTCCATAAGCTTCTGTATCGGAAACGCATACTCATCTTGGTTAAACACAAAATCAAAGAGCGAGTTCATGGCATGAAGGTTCTTCTCCCCAGAGGACCTAGATGCTCCATTCATATACAAACTTAAATTATTGATATTATCCAATATATCATCCTTTCTCATTTCAGTTTGCTGTAGGAGATGGAATACCTTCCCGATATAATCCGACTTAATACTGATCCCGTCAAGCACCTTGTCATCATCAAATATATCCGGGAAATACAATGCTTCTGACGGTAATTCAGAACACATCTTTTTCTCGCACAACATGTACTTCGATATCATATTCAGGAGGGTTGATTTCCCGCTCCCGTTCTTGCCTACAATCACATTCACGCCTGGCTTGAATATAAACTCAGAGCCATTTTTGAACGCTTTTATCTTTGGGATATATTTAAATGGAGTCTTCTTGTTGTCGTCTATCCTTATAGAAGTTATCATCTTATATGATTTTGTGTTGAATTATTTAAGCCTTTCATCAATTGCCAAATCAAATATCTTATCAAGACATTTTCTCATCTCCTCCGCATACTCAAACAGATCCTCTTTTGAAAGCTCCCTGCGCTGCCAATCATACATATTCGTATATCGAGATTCAATAGCCTTATTCTCTATCTCCTTAAGCACTTTTTTAATAGACTTGTCTTTTTTTTTGGCACATTTTTATCTTCTTCTCTCCCATATCTAGTAAATATGAATATTATATAATCGCCTATTTTTATATCCCTACATCCGCTCCATCCTCTTTAACCCAATTATCCGTATCGCAATGCCAACAATATCCTGTTTTGGAATCCTCTTTATGAGAATGAGATCCGCAAGTAGCGCACCAATAATTATCATCCGTATCGTATGCATAGCTTTTATTCTCATGCATCTTAGTCACTCTGGCTATTCTATCTTCTAGCAGTTCTTTTAGATAAGGGCATTTATAAGGTCTATTCTCTTCATGTAGTATGTAAAGATCTATGTCCATCATATTCCCCATCCTGTCCGTGCACATCAGCTCGGCGGCATGACGTACATTCCCCTCCGGCATCCCCGGGACTATCTCCCGGATCACTGCCTCCATCTTCTCTTGGTATTCGGTGTCTGCCTTGATCACCAAGTCTTCTAGTTTATCTATTAAGCTCATAATTTTTATTGTATATAATTACCTTTAGATTAAACCCTTGCCGTGTTTGTCATACTATAGCATAGTTATCGCATTCCACGCCATCTGCGCTAAACGAAGCGTGCCTGTATCAGCATCAATACGCTCCCCTTTCATGTATTCCATGAGGTGCCTCATCATCGCGGCTCTGTACCGCTCAAAGCCATTGTCGAGATCCTGCCACCTGTTCGGACCATACTTCTTCGCCCCGGCGTGGTGTTTGTTTCTTCTTATTTTCCCCCATACTTATTTCTCATTTCATTAATATAGCTCATATACCAATCTCTTATATCCTCTTCACTATCCATGCTATACTCTTTATTGAATGGATCGTATCTGATAAACTCCTCTGCTCGGCAGAATGGGCATGGAATCTCTTCCAATGGCTTGATTAGAACACCATCATCACCTACATTATCCAGATCATACAATATGCCATCTATGCAAGTCGCGTCTGGATAATTCGCACCGAAAAGCGGGAATTCTGGACATGTGTTTCTCATACTTGTACTATTCAAATTCGTTCTCATATTCCTTTCTCCTATCCACTTCCTTTAAATTCAAACCATCAGGTGTCAATATCTTCTTTTCCAACAAATCAAAGAGAAGCATCGCCCTTGACTCCACCTCTGTTTCCCCAAATCCGCTATATACTTCTGTTGGCGAATCGTAGGCATTGTAACGAACATAGGCAGCTTCGTAGTATTCGCTATCCTTATTCGGGAAATATTGTGTCAACTGCAACCAGTCATCCCATATTTTTGATTTACTGACATTTATCATACTTGGTAGTATCTCTCCAAGTTCATGACTCATATAAGCCGGTATGAGGTCGCCTTCTTTTCTATATGAATACCTCATTGTATTTTGCACAACTGAATCTATCTGGGTTTCCCCTCCTTTCATCTCTTTCACAAAATAAAATTCCGACTCCGAATTTACGCCCAACTCATGCAACTTTAGCGCAAGCTCATAAGGACATATAAAATTTTGATATTTCATGTTATTCTATATTTTCGTTTCTGTAATCCCCGGCATAGTCTAACCATACCCTGTAATCATTTCTGTACTTGGTTGCCTTTATTTTCATATTCCGGTAATACGTTTTTTACAAAAGATGTTCGTTACCTTCATAAGGAATACAATAGATCCATCCCGTCCCATTTAAGCATTCATATCTCTCTTCTTTATATTGAGCATCAGCAATTCCCCTAACAAACAAACTTACGTGCCAATCATCGTCTTCTGTATCTCTTACTAAAACTTTATCAAATGGCTTGAATTTATATTTCGGTTCTATTTCAATACCAAAGAATTGTTTCAAATATATTTTGGCTTTAGGTTCTTTACTTGCCTTAAGATCGTTAATAAAATTTCGCTTTTCGTCCTCAGTGGCATATCTATATCTCTCAATATTATTTTCATTGGCAGCTCCATTGTCGAAACATAAATAACCCCCTTCTTGCCAAGAGGCATGATAAGACGTAAGGTATTCCCCGTTTGTATTTAATATGAATAAGTAATCACCTTCTTCATTGCTCAATACATCTCCGTCCTTGAATGTGGTATATTCCGGAATATTAATACAAAGCATACATCCTTTTGCTCCTAGCCCATTATCAGTATACACTAACTCTACCTTATAATTATGCCCGAACGTTATAATCTCGCCCTTGCGTTCACCATTGCTGATTTTCTTTGCCAACTCTAAGTTAAATGGTTTTATTATCATTCCCTTTTCCATAATTTTGTATTTATATTGTTATTTTCACTTTAAGTATTTCTTCAAGTTGTATATCCACATCATAGTCCTTAACGAAATCCGTTAATCTATTTAATATATCATTATGCTCTTTTGTGGAAAGGATATCATTATCATACAGATATCTTTCACATGCGAACATCTTGGCTGCTTTATCTCTATTTATCTCATTCTCTCTCATTTTAAGATCATGCAAAGTCATTAAATTTAGATTATATGTGCATATATGAGCATCCCCATAACCGGTTAGATTATTTATTATAGCTACATAATATCCACCCCCTATGTTGTATACCTCCTTGACCTCCCATATATCCTTGCTATTATATTCATGTTTATGATATTCATCTATAAAATCCTGTCTTATAGATACCATATCTCCTTCTTTAATACTCATATTTTCTTACGTATTTATATGTTATTTTATTACTCAACCAAGCCAACGAGCAAGGGCTGCGCCTTGTCTTCCCCGACCGCCTACCCATATACGCCGGCTCCACCGGTAACGCCACCCATGACATCTTGGATGTTTCTCCCGTAAATCTGATAGTGATTGCCATAGCTCTCAAATGTTAGTTGATATCTGTTTAATCCCATCCTAATTGTCTCGCAACACCCTCCATCTCGCTATATGCGATCCTGTGACATCCAGCAACCAATATATCATTCTTATAGCTATTGATCTTCCATTTGTGACCGGTTGTATCCAATACCATATCGTGTTGGAATTTATTGCCATTATGGAAGAACTTTATTAATTTCCAAAGTCTCTCAGCCTCAGCTCGTCCTATCTTGATATTCTTGCTAGTCTCAATTATGCCATTCTTGATGCGAAGCCATACGTTAGGCTGGTCATCCTCCAAATAATAATGTAGATATAATTCCAGAATCTTGCCAGACTTCCACATCTCGATCTGTTCTTCAAATTTTTTCTTGCGATCTTCTTTTTCTTTTCTTCTTTTTTCAAAAATTAAAGCCTCTTTTTTCGCCTGACTATCTTTCCATCTCTGACATCTGGCCACATATCCAGCCCACGTTCCTTCACCACAAATCTCATCTACTATCACATTGGTCGTCCCTAAAGTTTCTAATGCTTGATGATTTAGCAATACCTCAAACACACGCTTTAACTCATGGACATATTCACTTTTAATCTTATCTGATTCATAAGATAACGCATGTTTAGTTCCAATCCAGTTGTTTGCGCTCTTTTTAAGAAGGCTCTCGGGAGTACCCATATTAAAGAACTCAATATAATCCATTAGACTTCTAAATACTCCCCAAACATCCCTATAAGACAGGCTTGTTCTGACCTTCTTGTATTTCTCGATAACCTCTTTGATAAGCTCCAATCGACTGGTGATAAAAGCCATGCTACCATCATCAGACATATTATATCCAACAGAAAATACCTTTGAACCAGTTGGTATTGCACTACGAACACAACGTTGATGTTTACAGGTAGAAGAAGAATAATACTTATCGTTAAGCAAATACGCCTTTTCACCACATTTATTTCTTACGATTCTTCCAACCTCAAAATGATAACCATAAGAATAAATACTTCTACCTTCAAAGAAAAGATTACTACCTCTTGCGGATTCTTTCTTTTCGTTTGCCCACAAATGAGCGACCATAGAGTTGTTCATATCTATTAAGTTTTGAGTGTTAACTATTGATTATACTCGCTAAAAATAACATCGACACAAATTCCGCCAATAGCGTTTGCGTCATTATACGAATAAAAACCTTCTGTTCCCCAATCCACACCAACTGGACAACCATCTGCATGTTTTACAAAGTCGTCAACTTCTTGCGCTTCCTCGTTAGATATTCCAGTGTAGTCACCATTAATCAAAGCCCCAATCCAATAAATCGGAAGCCTATATCTTATTATCTCTATATTCATAATCTCATCAATTTACAATGTGAATTTTCAAATACGGGGACCATTCCATGCGCCCTGAAATACTCGGTCGCTATTTTAAAAGCGTACAAGGCAGGTCTTTCCTGGATATTTCGTGTTGTCTCATAAAGAGATATTGGCTGGCAAACATAGAATTTCTCATTACCAAGACACCCAAAAACCCCATCCAAATAACTTTCATCACAATTAGTGCTTCCCAGTATCAACAAATCACATCCTGTCTTTCGTGTTCCGAGAATAAATGTCTTGTTCTTGTTTTCCGGAAGCATGAATATTTCCTTATCAATCTTAAACCAGTCAATCTGGCAACTCTCTACATCACGGCGAACAATCTCGTCAATCTCACGGGCATATTCTTCTTGTGTTTTCATGCTATTTCATTTAATGATCCAACATAAACATATCCATTTTCATAATAAAGTTGATTATTATTACGAAGCTCCTCACATATAGCGTCTTCATTATCCGCCCAATACTCGTACTCTTCATGCCATGAATTGAAGAAGTTATCATAACATTGTTCTATCAAATCCTCCAAAGAAAAATCTTCCGGATAAGTACACCACGCGTCGTAGTAATCAATTATCGGTTTCAAGATATATAAATCATAACACATCCCTGTCAATGGGTAATTATTCCCATAGTCAAACATCACCCTACTATATTTGTGCTTGTATTTGTATTTCCCATCAATATATTTACCTGACGTGGAGAAATACTTGCCCTTGATAATATGTGGCATAATGTTGTTGTTGATATACCTGAACAGTAATTTGCCACATAAGTTATTAGGATATATATCCTTATCATAATCAGTTGGATGACAGCATATAGGATCATTGTACTTGAATTTGAATCTAAAATCATACCTCGTATATCCAACTTCCCAGCCATAAGCCTCAGTATTTGTCAGATCCCCAAAAGATTTCATGGTGCTTATATAATCATCACCATAAGCTTCCATGCAACAATCCATTATATTCCAGCGCTCACGCTCTATGACCCTTTCTTGTGAATCTTTTGACAGCTCATCAAACTCATACAGTTTTAATACAATCTCTTTCATAATTCCTCCTCTTTTAATATAACTAGATCCCTAACGTCAATCGAATGACATACGTACCTCCTTATGTTCACGTTTAGAGATATGATTGTGGCTATTCTCACGAACCACCACAATCCAGATTCAGATATTACTCATCCTTTATCTTTACGAATGGGTTTTCTACATAAAACTCCACTACATCCTTAGATTTTATAGATGTCACTATACCGGTGGTATCCACAAACCCTTCAGTCTTGTCCATTGTCAAGTCCTCTATCTTATCTCCCGGTAGAAAACAAAGATTATAGTCTTGATCAATATACATAATCATCTTTAACCTAACCATGTCGTCAATGATGCCTTTCATTCTCTCCACGACATCTAATTGATCATCACTAAGCATTAATCTACTTTTTGATGATTTCACTAATCTTATGTCTCCATTCTTGTCAACTACAGTTAAGTCATTGAATTTATACACATCTTCACATGTTCTGTAATATGTTTCCTTACAATAAATTTTTCCTTTATTATCTATTTCAACATCAAAATATTCCAACTCCCCCTTGACAGCTCTTCCGTTTTTGTATTTCCACACATCACCTATTGGAGCGAATCCATATAATGACTTAAAAACATCATATATTGATAGTTTTGTCTTAGGGATGCTCTTGCCCTTTTTAAAACATTCTTCGGACGAATAAAATAATTTCCCATCTAATGTCTTCTCAGTCCTACATCCTCCCCATGTTCCTACATATCTAACTACTCCATATGTAAAACTGATCAAGATCTTATCAATCTCAAACCACTTTAATTTTTCTGACATATCGTCAAAAAGATATCCACTCTCTAAATAAACTGATAAATACTTTTTCGTTTCCATAAAAATTTATTTTTTTTTTAAAATTAAACAACATCATTTGCCTTGATAACTATCAGTCTCAATACTCCTCTAAGTATCATGGTTTTCATGATACAACTCCCTTGTATAAGGACTCCAGATCGTCCCTGACTCTACCGCCGCTGGATCAACGGCCATCAACCCTGCGTCTATCTCATAATATAGCTCAAGATCCATTGGCTCTAACGCTACTTTCTCTGCTTCTTCCCGGCTTAATCCTGACAACATTAAACATCTAACTTTATTTTCATAAGCAATGGGTGTTTTATCTGGACTTAACCTTACTGATATTATTTCAGCATCTTCTATACTATTAAGAATCAACTTTTCTTCCATATTATTATTGTTTATGATTGTTTCTTCCACTCGTTATATCCTACCTCAAAAGCTATGGGGTCATATTTTTTCAACATAACCCCATAATTATCCCTACCAGTATATCTATACTTACCGCCTATTATCCATTCTTCCCTAGACAAAGAATTACCAAGATCGTTAAGCATGCTTATATAATCTTTCTTACTTTTCATGATTCACTTCTTTTTATGTTTCAGTCTTTTGATGGCGTCCTTCCTTGAATACGCCATTATCTTCTCTCCTTTTATCGTGAACTCCCTTAACTCCTTGTTGTCACGTTCCGGTCTGTAATCAGGATTAAATATCATTCCTGATCTTCTAGGTTCGCCAAAGTACGGGTTATCCATAACGCCTAACATGAGACCTATCTTATGTATTAAATCATTTTTGATCATTATAATATCACGTTAAATAACTCGTCTAATCTATTTACCTCGCTTATATAATCCTCCTCCTTATTAAATCTAAGTTGCGTCCCTCCCTCCAATCCAAAGGATAGGGTAAAGGATATGACCCAGCCCGACCCGTCCACGGCCTGCCCCTTGGGTGCCCACGACATCACCTGCTTCTTGGATATATACCAATTCCCTATCTGCACGAAGTCAGGATAGTTGTTAATCAAATACCTTATCTGAATATTCAGATAATCCATATTATCAAAATAAATTATGTGATATTTGTTTCTTATCCTTATCTTCAAAAAGGGATTATCCCCGTAATACGCAGCGAAGGCTGACACCACGGAGATAGGGTATCTAACGCCTTTTATTATCACCCATTTCATATACAATACCTCCTTATATTAAACTATTTAATATAAATTCATCTTCCTCCGTTCTCTCATCTATAGGCTTGTTTTGTGCCGTTTTGACAACATCAAACACCTCATCCCAAGTCCTTTCTGATAACGTCCCATTATTCATGCCACAACACCTACATCCACTAGAAAACACTGGTATTGTATTTCCATTATACATCCTGACGAATTTGTATCCTATATACTCATTACACAAAAAACATTTTCTTAACGGAATGAATCTTATCTTACCGCTATTGACCATACTTATCAGCACCTCTTTATTCATATCATTTCCTCAATTTTATTTTAACCTCCTTAACATATTTGGGAGAATGTAATCCCCTATGTAGTTTTATCGCCCGATCTATATCTCTATTTGGATTATGATGAGATTGATATATCTCGAACATTTCCCTAGCCTTGACAGGATTCGTTCGATCTTCGTATCTATATCTCCTTTTATCCCGTTTAAGGCGTAATATCCTATTAACCTCATCAACGTATACCTTTTTCATTTGCCACCTCCCTAAAGCCCCGGATGAGACGTTATACGCTCGATCGTTATCCCTTGACTCCACGAAAGACAGGGCGGCCGCCAGCTTATCCCATACCCGTGCCTCGACCACTGCCGGCTTCGGGGCGAGGGGCATGCCTCCGTTCCCTTTTGGTGGTGTCAATATTATCATCGTCATCACAAGTAAGTATCTTATCACGTTCCCTTGTTTTTATAAAACTCCTCCCCGAATTTCACATTATCCACATAATCTTCCATACACTCATGAACAATTATATGAATATCCCCCTCCGCATATGTTACCTCGGACATCAGCCTCTCATTAGTCATCCACCAAGAATAACTATCAATATGCCGTATCTCAAATCCACGACCATGTAACAGGCACATAACATTGTGTCTTAAATCCCTACCCATCATTATACACTCATACACGATATATCCGTTTATATTTTCATGAGACTTTCCGAACGTATAAATATACCTGCTCATCAACTTATACAACTCCCTTGCCACAGGATTCGGGATCGCCTCATCCATATCAAAATCATCACCCGTATCAATAATCTTATCCACGTCCCGTTCATCAATACAAGCCCTAGGCATTCCTATCGTCCGTACATAAAGGCGTGATCGGTGATCCCTACTTAACACTGTCCCGATATACTTTTCTCCTTTAGTGTATCCTATATTATGGTTGCCGGTTATATTAAATACAATTTCAGCTCCTATCTTAATTTCATCCATATTCAAGATGTTTGTATCATTTGTTATCTTTTTTATACAAAAAGAGGATATAATGGCATAATATTATGATATCAAGACACGAATGCGTTATCTATCATATTATCATACATATCCTCTATACAACGTCATTTATGGCATTATATCGTATATGATGCCGCAGGCCATAAATACATCTAATTAACCCTTTTTTAAGGGCTTATTGCCATTTAGGTAACTAGCTATGCCTAATATTTTCGAAATAAGGGCTTTTTTAGCCTTATACTCATCGTTTATCCCTATTATTGCATATCTGTATACTGCCCCATCCTTCGACACCTCCACGCCCACGTATTTAGGAGCAACGGCATCCCTATGTAATACGATAGACGGGCTTTTGCCGTCCAGCTCATTTATCAACTGGTTAAATTGTCGCCTTGTCATCTGATAGTGATATTATTTCCATGTTATAAATACGATCTCTTTTCACCCTTATCTTCTCGCACAGCTCATCGAAGCACCCATCTTCTTCTAACCTACCAACATAATATGATACATTCGATTTAGAGCCTCCTTGAAGATATATATTCCCTCTTATATTCTTTGAGAAAAAATTAGGTAAGACCATCTTTTGCCTCTTATCCTTATTATCCATGTAAGATATAACAACAACCCACAACTCTGGCTCCCGTTCTTTTACCGATAACATAAGATCGAGACTCGATTGACTATTGATATTTCTCCTGCCAGTTTCGTTATAACGTAGAATAATATAATCATTCGCGTTATCATCCTCAACCATTACGACCATAGGACGATTACCCTTCCCATTATCACATAATACTCTCGCCTCTTTCCCGTTGCGGAGATATACCTTATCGTAATCTCCGTTTTTGTATATCTCAAAATCAAACTCTATTACCATACTATTTCCTCCTGTTGATATATTGTTGTGTACGCCCTTCCTCTATCTTCTCGAAATAAAACTTATTCCCGTATAACCTTGTAAAACAGATGTTATACCCGAAATGCTCCGCACGTCTGATTTGCGCATAACCTCTACTGATGTCCTTATCATCAATCAGCGTAACAAAACAATGTGATCCTACTTCTGTATTCAAAACCAAATTTTCCCAATCTTTTACTTCCATATCAAATTTCCTTAAATATTTTTTTGTTATAATTATCGCTATTGTACCATCTATCAATATCCTTATATTGTTCTGGATAAACCCCATAAGACTTGCACCACCTAGGTAATGGCTCGTTTAGCACGCCCAGTGCCGTCGCTAGGTCGAACGTAGCTTCCTCCTTGATACCACATCCCGATCCACTTCCACGGCTCGGTATATAGGCTCTACTATATGCTACACTCATTCCATATTCTCCATGACTCAGATACCCGATGTTGGGTGAATCAGGGAAGGCGTAATACAACATTATATAATCACCCTTACTCCAACCTCTATTATAAGTATTATCCTGCCATGCGAAAACCCTGCAACCGGCTTCTTTTAATTCCGCTGCCGCTCTTTTTAAAATATTATCTTCCATACTACTTACATTTAAGTTATGCCAAGGTGCCGGGAACCGACCCCGGATCATATCCGCACACGTACGATTATGATATATCCTTCCACCCCGCCAAGGTCATGGTCACAATATTAACAAACTAAAATCTAATGTTCATATCATTACACATCTTAAAGAAGACCTCCCTTATGATCTTTTTATACAAGATGTATATCTCATCATCATCATCATCGAACTCCACTTCCCATGAACGTAATAAATACCTGATATCGCAATCCGCTATATGAATCCTAAATATGGATGGAACGCTCATTATGTAATCCTCAAAAGCTTTCTTAATCCCATCCCTTTTGATATGTTCTTTATACTCATCCTTGAACACGTTAAGCATAAAAGATAGATATTCCCTATCATATTTAAACTGCTTCCCATAATTATCTGTATCTATATGATCCAGTATATATATTTCTATTATGTCTCTATCGTATCTTGACATACCTCTTCCTCCTCCTTTTGATATTTTATAACCTTTTTCTCCCCATACGCCTTCGCTAACTGGATAAGTTGACCGGTAAATACCTTGGTACGGTGTTTTACGATCTTATCCACCAGCTCCGGGCATCTGGTTCTCCATCTATAATTAACCTCACCTTTAGCTTTCTTCTTGTAATACCTGTAGAATGTTACGGCTACTACCACTTCCCCATTCTGTTCAAAAGCAACCAAATCGTAATTGTTGTAAGTTATTTCGTTCATTGTGTAATATATTTTATAAATTCAATCACTTTCTTTGGCAGTGAATCTATATCCTTCACTCTTTTACCAAAATTGTACATATGACTTCTATGCGGATAATAATCTCCCGCATACATCCCCACTCCTAATGGATGGAATGGATCCTCACTACATGAGAAAACAGGATAATACACCACCCCATAACCATCCTTTATATTTTTATTTACATATACTATGGTATATCTATCAGCCACTTCATCGCCAAAATCATATACTCTTACTTTTACTTTCACGCCATCCACATTTGTTATAATATTATCCATATATACCTCCTTTGTTGTTCACTATCCGACTAATCTATTTTCCTTCCATATAAGGTGTATGTACCATACCATCCCCTATCCATATTTACCACCTCAATATGATGTATATGATAACAACCATTAGCTATTCTGCCGCAATCGGCTATCACCATAGCTATATTCCTATACCCAGAATCAATGAAAACACGAGCCAATCTATCCCCACTAAATATAGATACCTTGATATCGTCTTTCTCTTTTATAATCCTTCTCATATCATATCCTCCTATCAAACTAATCTATCCTTTTACCATAATTAGTATATGACCCACACCATCCACGAGCCTCATTCGACACCCTAATATGATCAATGGGCTTATCCCCGACCATATTATTGGCGTACGATATTACATCCGACATACTTCTGAATCCGGAATCCTTAATGGATTTTATAAGCGTCCTATCATACCCGAATACCAATATCTTCACAATATCTCTTTCTTTCACAGTCCTTCTCGCCCTCATAACATTCTAGCCATAAAATAAACAAACATAAAATCTATTCTCTCTTTGTTATCATCCATCCTATGCCCGGTAATTTCAAAAACAACCCTACGCTTTTCTACAGTCTGTATATTATCTAACTGAATAGCTATGTAAGGATATTTCAGAACTTTCTCTCTATTGATGTTATTCAAAATAGCGTTGACATCTTGCCTGCGAAAATACATATTTACCCCTATGTAGCTGGCAACCAAAAGACACTCATCTATCACCCCATCAGTATCGAATAACAATAACATATCATCCTTCTCGACAGTATATTCCATATCAAGAATCTTGATACGTTTGCTTCCGTCCTTCTTATCAGCTATAAGAATCTCTATTATATCCTTATCGGTCGTAAGGATATAATACGCCTCATCCTTTGTAATATTATCACGAAGGTAAGATAGCGCTTCATTCTGTAATCTTAGTAGTTCTATTTCGTCCATATTTATTTCTATTGTTGCCAAGGGAAAAGGGACGGCGCTGGCGACAAGGCCTGTCCAGCCTCCCCGCAGCCGCCCGCATTCCCCTTGGTATCATTAACCACCTCAAATAATCTCATAATCGAATTTCACATTAACACTCTCATCAATGCTCAATTCTTTCTTCATCCCAAATACAGTCTCCCTTACCGTATCAAAACCCAATAATTGATCTTCGGGATTATTCACAAGTTCTCTCCGGTTATTCTTCCTAGGTTTTCGAGATGTAAGAATATATTCCGAACAACAGCTTCCCTCAAATGCCCTTACCCTAGAATACCATATATCGCCAGTTCCGTACTCAACACATATATTCATGTTTATGATATTATTATTCCACGCTTCTCCCGGGAAACGTTTGAATATCCTACCAATCCATTCAGCGTCAATACTTATATGCGGGGAATCAAGATCCGACGTACCCATACCATCCGCATATAGGATAATCTCTTTCTTGCTCTTAAATACTAGAGATTTTACATTAATCTTCCTTCTCATATCTTTTTGATTTTACCAAAAACATTCCTTCGTATCTATTTTCATGCGATCCTCCCAATTGCATAAATCCGGATTCTCTCCCTCATAAAAGTAATAGTAAGCCCATACTTCAATATCGCCCACTTTTATGCATCCATCACTGCACCATTCCACAATATCGTCATTCCTGCATACATTTGTCGGTTCAGCACCAAGCGACAATAGTTTGTTTATTATATTGTCACCGAACCTTTCTTTCGCTTCCTCTTTCGTCATATCACTATCAGATTTTAATATTACACTAACGCCAAAGGGAAACAGGGACGGACGACCAGCGGGGCCGACCCCACGCCATCGCCGCCGCCCGTTTCCCTTGGCTTCCTACACTCCCTCCATCACCCAAAGAAACACATACACCCATACATAGACATACCTTCATACACATAAGATTCCCTTACTATAAAGATACCCTTGTTCCCCTTCCCTATTGTTTCCCGGGATCCCTTATTTCATCTCGTTTTTCCTCGGTTCACATTGATCCCCTTGACTCCTCTTGATTTCCCTTGTTTGGAGGTGTCCCCTCCCGCAAAACACCCCAACCCAATCAACTTCCAGCATAAAACCCGAGACCTTCCTCTCGATTGTTCCACGTGGAACGCCCGTTCATTCTAGGATATCGAGGTCTTTGTTCTTGATTGCCTTATATACTTGCCTAATACAATGTATTGATAATAAAACCAATAAAGAAACTATGATTATAGGCAGAGCGTCGCCCGTAGCTATAACGTACCGCCCCAACTCAAACGCCATATACCCACAAAACAAGGTGAGTACGAAATATATAAATACACCCATAAAAATATACAATAAGTAACCACGATTTTAAAATTGAACGCAAATAATACAATTAATTGAGTATCAATAAAATAATATATATCAACCCCTAGAGCTACCTCTAAGGAAAGACAAGCCTAGATATAGATAAAAAATATACAATAAGTACCGCCTATTATATACCTTTTAGGATCGATTCAAGCGCAAATCCATGCATAAGGGTACAATTCACCCGCCCGTATGGATATAGATATATACAAAGTGATACATAATAAAGTATTTTACTTACACATTTATAATTAAGGCTTAAAATTTACCGCCTCAACACTTTTATGTGTAAGCAAAACATATACATATACTATCATTCTGTAAAATATAGGCACAAAAAAGCCCTTTCGTCCTATATCACTACAGTACGGAAGGGAAAACTTTAAAATCAAATAAAAACAAACGACCTATTGTCGCAATTTGTTTGCCATGTAGCTAACACGTTTCCGCCTACATTTATCAGATTCCCTACTACAATCTAATTTATTAGAATTGTATAGTTCTTTGGTAAGCTCAACATAAAAGTCAATTTGAGACTTTCTTGCAGTTTCTAAAGCCTTTTCTTTTTGGATAGATAGTTTTCTATTCAGATTATTGAATTTCTTTTTGTACATAATATATTCATTTAATTACACCAATAAGAAACGATCACGGCTATGAAGGCACAAAGCTGCCGTTATCAATACAGCTAGCCGGGCACACCACACCCGTCCGATTCCCCTTGGTTTTGTCCCTTTGCCCCGAACGAACGAGACCAAATACGTACATACGTCACCCGTGATACGTACCGACAAGGCGTATTGAGTCCGTCAATTTAACCGCACTAAATACCCTTGTAAGGGTTGTTGTTTTGTAATGACATACGAAACTATAGTAATCAAGCTACCTACAATATCGTTGCTTTGATATATTGGCACGGAGACAACCCCGTGATACACTTGGTATGTGCTACTCTCACAGCATACCACCATACGCCATATACATGCGTATATACACCAATACACCCCGTGCTTTAACACGGCCTATCCGGTTGACCGAACGTGATTACCGAATTGATATAGATCTAAAGATAACGACCAGTACCACGACCGGATACTAATCTAAACCACATTGCTAAGCGGCGGCCTATCTACTGCGAGCTCTCGATACTCTAACGACCCGCAATATATCCATATCAAAAATGTTAAATATCGTGTCTTTTTAGTCTTAGTCCAGTTGCACCACGTGAAGGTAAAGACGAGCAACCATAGCGGGCAAATAGCCCGCATCAATTACCTATCATTTTTAGGATGCGTTAGATAGTATGTTACACACTTAGCAATGAGACTATGTGTATATCGTTTAATAGGTATGGCACACTTTACAATACGTTTATCATTGCCATTAAACGTTTCATAATATACCCCAGATTCGTATTCTAAAGGCTCGTTGTATCCAAATCGTTTGTGCGTATTACCTATTATGGCAATCTCTTTCACTTTTTCCTCTGATAGCCTCGTATTTTTTTCTGCATCCTGCTTGTCGTAGTATTCTCTTTCAATCTCTTTATAGGCGCAAAAAGTATTGTCAACACGTGGCAGTATCTCTTTGCAAAGCTGTATCACGACCTCTTTATCTTTAGCTAATGATACCAATGCGGGTACGATAGCCTTATCTACTTTGATGTCATTTTCTTTTAGGATATCATTAACCTCTTTTCCAGATTTAAATAGTTGACACCACGCCTTAACGGCACCGGTTAATGTTTTTTCACTAGCTTTTTTTACCTCGCTTTGTACTTTGTTAAGATCTTTACTTGTCATTAGATTTGCCCGTACCCTCGGGACTTGTATTGGCCTCTGGTTCGCCTATTTGTTAATATTGTTATCTTACAGGGGCAAATATACGGAGTATTTTATTCTCAAACAAATATTATGCAATAAAAATTCAACGATTATATATAATAAAACTAATCAAATGTAAATGTATATTAAAATATTGGCTTATATCATTGATAATCAACAATTTAAACGAAAATAAGCATTCTTTTTTAGACAGCTGGTCGTTTGCCGTTCCTGTTTTTTTGATTTATGAGGGTTGGGGGGGTGACCCTAAAAACGGCAGCCCGGCCGGGTCGATTTCGGGGAGGTGGTCCGTCCCGCATATCCCTCATATCCCCGCAATCCCGCATACCTCTACATGTGATGCGCATCCCAACATATCCCTCATATCCCCATCAAATCCATCCATCGTCCCCTCACGACCTTCTCATTAATTTTATTATATTTGCGATATAATTAAAACATAGCATATTATGAATAAAGAAGTTGAATACATGGGGGGGGGATATTTTAACCCTCAGATAAGGAGGGGGTATGTTTAGGCGCAGGACTTCTTCTCCCGGTAAGATCCACTACCGTGTTAATATAAACAAGAATATGTGTCTTGGCGTTGTAGATATATATATTGATGGGAAGCCATATCAATCTGGTTTTAACGGATCTTATCTTGATATATATCGCGATAAGAAGATAAAAACTATAAGCATAAGTGCCCAGATATCATATCTAAATCCGAAAAATGAGTACAATGTTATTTTGGGCATAAGTGGAGGTATTATAGAGGGAACCCTTACGTATCAATATAATTCGGGTATGCATTGCGAGTTGGCTAATAAGGTGATATACGGGAATAGGATAACTAATTTTGTTCCTGTAACGGTGATAGAAGATCCTGGGAAGATCATTAATTTCACTTACAGATCTGAATTACAGACTCAGGTTTTAGATGAAAGTTATGTAAGTTGGGATGGTGATTATGTATTAAACGATAATTGTATAGTAACTGATCTTTGTTCGGGATGTGAATCTTATGCCTATGGGAAAAGTTCTCATGGTAACTATCGAGTAACGGTAAGGATAGTGTAATCCCAAGGGAAGGAGGGAGACCTCGTCCTTCCGGGCCTCCCCCGTCCTACCACCGCCCCTCCCGTTCTTTTTGGCTTCTCCATGTATTGTCTTTGACCGGATATCAAAAATTCATATCTTTGGAACAAAACTACAATCATGTTTAGAGACATACTACATAAAATAAAGATCTTCTTCTGCGATGACGATATCGAGAAGATAAATGTAAGGGATAGTACGGTTATCCGCAACAACGAGATACATAAGATGTATGATGAGATACTTAATGAGCTAGGTGATTTAGCCACTGTCGTATCTAGGAACTACGTATATGGTAGGATAAAGGACAGGACGGGATTAAGTATCCGTCATATCAGCAGGATAATAAACCATACTAAAGTGGAGGAGATATGATCAAGGACGTAATGGAGAGGGATATGATAAATGAGATATCCACGTTGTTTGTAATGATATTCACGTCAGGGTTGATGTTTGTCATGCCGATATTAGATATAGGGTATAATGATATCCTTGTCATAATAGGATTCGGGATACTACTATCTTTTATGTTAACCATAATCCCGATCTTGCTTTCTTACGATATAAGGGATGAGATCATTGAGTTGATTGGTGATATGGATAGCCAGATCGTGGTAGATACTTCGGTATATAAAACGAACCTGCCCTAAGTAATTCCTAGGGCAGGTTTGGTATAATTATCATCGAACTATCTCCCAGTCTTCGGCAAATACATCACTGATGGATGGAACCCATGAATCGGCACGTCCGGTATTCTCGTTGTAGATAAGGCATTGACTGGTATAGTCAATGAATCCTTTGCTTTTCAGAATAAGGTCTTTTGCCGATTGAGGAAGAGATTGCATCTTAGGGATGATGTCGCTATCGATATGAGCTGGCACTTGTTTGAATACCATCAAACCTTTACCGTTCCAACCACTTCTACGAACAGTCCCACCTTGTTTTAACACTTCGATAGCATCACCGAAGCACATTACGGATGAATCATCGGCTTTATCGTATGTTTTCTCAAAAATGTCCTGCTTGCAAGGATAAAACTCCCCGCTTACTCCCTTGATGATGTAATCACCTACATTGGCTTTCATAACACCTTCAAGGGTTTCTATACTACAATCAACAGAAGGAGGTATCCCATTATCAGCGTCACCTTCCCTAATAACTTCTATTTTAACACTATCACCAGCGAAATCCTTGATCTCATCATTATTAAAGCCTTTCCATTTTACGGCTTCTATCGCAATTGGTTTCTTTACATATCTATTCATAATTTTACGATTTAATATATTATTATCTTTTGATATACCTTTCTATAAGATCTATTGATAGTTTAGCTCCCAGCTCCTCCTCCAATAGGTTAAGGTAGTTCCGATGCAGGCATCCGCCCCGCTCCACCTCCCTAAAGCCGGCCCCGTCCCTGATCCTGACCAGCCCTTTATTTGGATCCATGTCGATCAGATCCCGAAGCTCGTTCATGTTCTTAAACCGGTCTTCTATTATCTTAAATACATCGACCTTAGGTTTCTTATCCTTATCCTTGGACTTTATCTTAACTCTTCCACTCATATTAATTATCCAGTAATTTTACATGTAATATGATTCATATTATTATTGCCGCAATAAGCGCACATAGATACATAAGGAGAATACACTCTTCCGCATATCGGACATCTCCATCCATACATAACAGGATTTGTTTGTTTGTCAATTTCTTTCAAGCCTTCATTAGTAGTGGATAATGTATTTTTGTTTTCCATATCATTCGTTATTTATCTTATCTGTACTTCCAAATCCATTATCCCCTCTATCAGACTTTCCAAGATCTTCTAATGACTCCACTTCTTCCCATACGATACGTTCCCTTCTACGAATAAGAAGTTGTGCTACCTTACCACCGACATTACAATAATAAGGACTATGCCTATCCATTTTTCTGTGAACTATTATAATCTCCCCGCTATATCCTTCATCAATGGTAGCAGGGGCGTTTTGCATAATTAGCTCGCTATTAGTAAAACCACTACGTGGACGGATTTCCATCTCATAATCTTCAGGTAGCGATACATGTACACCAGTATGATATATGATTCTTCCATTATCAAGTTCTATATCCTTAACAAACAAATCCATACAAGCATCCTGTTTATGGGCATATTCAGGCAGTTTAGCCCCCTCTTCCAGCCAGATCTTGACCTTACATGTATCTATACCATCAAGTAACTCAACTGCATCTTTATAGCTCATAGGTTGCTCTGATGCCAATGAAATGGCTCTTGCCAATAAATCTTTAATCTTACTCATTTTATCTTGTTTTTAAACTCTTTCCCCTTCGGGCATTGTAATTTACATTCCTCACCACAAGCGGAACAGTTGGGCCTCATTCCGGACACCCCTCTTCCCCCGTACGGCCAGTAGGCGTAATCGCAGACGCTCCAGAACGCCTCCATCGCCTTGATCTTGGCATCTACGGTTATCTTCTCCCTCACCTTTTTCATGCTTTTCCTGAACTCGTCTTTCATATCCTTCCCTTCTATCTGTCTGGCCTTACGTCTCTCGTTCCACCAATTGTAGTAGAACTTATCGGCCATCTTATACGCCTCAGGTTCGAATCTATCCTTATGCAGGATAGGAGCCGCCTTGATCTTCCTTATATTCCTGCCACAAACATAAACCAGCCCGGCGTAAGGAGGTACGTCCTTAGGATCCGCCAGCCCATCCGGCACGCAGTAGTAGAAGTAGTTGGGCCGGCCGTACCTGACCCAGTCCCCGGTCTCGTATAGGGCTTGCTTCCGGGCCTCGAACCAGCCTTGCATTACTTGGTGCTTACCCTCCTTCTCGAAATCCTTGTTATAGTCGGCTAATGATATCTTAACCTCAACCTCATAAGCGTACATGGATCTAGTTATAGCCAGATAATCAGACTCCCAGTTATAGACATATAAGTTGTTTATAATCCATCTAGGAGACACCAAGAACTGTCTGTTAAGGATATCCAATATCCCTCTCTCAGTATATTCAGCACCTTTATTTGATCGCCGTGTTCCCATCTCCATTAAGAGAATTATTCCTATATCCTACCGCCATTATAGCGTTACCTATCAACATTCTCAACTTATCCATATCCTTCTCATGGAATGAGAAAGTAGTCATAGTATATGATCCAGTGATCTTCTCACGAGATCTTATCATTAGCATAGCCACATATTCCCCCATCATCTTCCCGTTCATAATATCAAGATCAATTATACCGTGATCTATTAGATCAACCACATCCCATCCTAACGGAAGGTACTTTTTTATCTGATTAATATCCATCCCAAATAGTTATTATAAAAAGGAGGGTCGTGCTACCCTCCTATAGATACACACGAAAAATAGAACTGAAAGCGATCTTAAGCACGTAAGATTTTGTTGATTCCCGTAGGCTGTCTACCGGTTATCGTTAATTACCGACCTACGGGAATATGTTTAATAAAACACCATGTGGGGAGTGGGGGAATCGAACCCTTATCCACGCTACGATTAGGAATCGTAAATTCTATCCGTTAAATTAACTCCCCTTTATTCAAAGATCTATAAATTGTATATAATTACCAAACAATATTTTAGCGAATCCGGCTGGAATCGAACCAGCATCTCCAATATTATGGTAATCATCCAATGATCCTCGGATCCATATGTCCCGATCCTCCCGGATAAGGACATCAAACAAAATCTAAACTCTAAATCTAATGACAAACTCTATTAATCCAATTGTGGACCCGGCCGGACTTGAACCGACAACCTGCTGGTTATGAGCCAATTGCTCTTACCGATTGAGCTACGGGTCCTAAATGCACCACATCGGCTTTCACAAGAGGATGTGGGACGGAATTTCTCGAAAATTATATAGTATTATGAAATTATTGTCCAGCATTCTAGCATATAGCACCAATCCTCGAACGGGAATGTCTCTATACCTGACCTACCCCATCCCGTCCCCCAACTGTTCTGTAGAACGAAGCCGGCCTTGTCCCATCCGGTGAGGATAACGGCATGACCTCCCAAGTTCTGTCCTTGGCCTTGCCAGAATCGATTACCATAATTATAGCAATACAGACCTATAACCAGAGGGCCATTCAGCATCAACGCAACCTTAGCTGATACCGGATCTATGATCCTAGCGTAACTGTTTATTTTCTCCCCATCTACGCCTACGTTCTTGATAGACTTGATAGCGTCGCGAAGAACCATCCCGTCCTGGTCCTTATCCTCTCTCAGATCATATATATCGTAAGGAGATATTTTAGCTGGTCTTTTGATATCCTTTATAGCTTTTCTCCAGTTAAGGATCTCAGCCAGGCTTACGGCTGCGCAAATAGGGGAAGAGCCTTGATCTACCACGCTATCAACGTTATTGATCTTATACTCATCAGGAACAGCCTCATGTTGCATATTCATGATAGCGTCTCTGTCATCTACTGGTGATGGTATGTAACCTAATCCGTATTTCATTACTTATCCTTTGGTAATTATATACAAGTTTACACTTATATAATTAGTTAATAAATTTCTTAACTGGGTTATACCCAAACCCTGTATGGAGTGGCATTACTGCATCCCCCTTTACTTTTCTCATGATGTTATAACTTCCGCTATTTTTTATGATAGTCTATTATCTTGATATTAAACGTATCGGATCTTTGCCTAACTTGTATTGATCCTCTAGCTTTTCCCTTGGCGTCGTACAGGGCGGTGAAACCAAAGTTATCGACCCGGCCGTCATCCAGCGTAAACCTCCACTCCTTCCATTGACCCATCACGGTCCCGGAAGATACTATGGAATCCACCACATAAGATATATCAGTAGTATCGTACTCCGTATAATAGGTTCTAGATGTACTACATCCGACAGCCGCTAAGGTAAACAACGTTAACAAGAAAAACAAGACCTTATTCATTTTTCTTAGTCTTTTTACGTTTCTTAGATTTCTTCTTCTCTTCAGTTTTATTCTCGACATTTACGTCATTGCCGGCATCGGTACCAGTAACCTCAGAGATATTATTTTCAGGTATATCGATATGACCTGAATTAGGGTCCATCTTATCCTCCTCGACAATAACCTCATCAGACACATCACCATCTAAAGCCTCAGGATCAATATGATTTTCCAGATACTTGATACGATCGGACATGATCTTGATCTGATCCTCAAGTTCAATGTATCTTCTTCTGGCTTCGCTTAGTAATTTGGATGATAGTTTATGTTTCTTCTCGATATCCATATAAGCCCGTTTAAGAGCCTCTTTCTCTTTCACCGACTCATTATATAGCTCTCTTGATTTACTAAGCTCATTACCCATCTTAACGATATGAGAATCCTTGGATTCTATATCCATATCAAGAGAATCCACAAGCGTATTAAGATATCTTTCTTTTTCCTCCAATTCCGTTATCTTACTACGAGCATCCTCATAATTTCTTTTTAATCTACTTGAATAGCTAATAGCTTCATCAAGATCCTGTTTTAGAGTATTTATATAACTACTCTTTACTATCTTCAATCCGAACATCCTCAACACTTTTATAAGTTCTACGAATATCGGCCTTTATCTTGCCGACTATAATTAACTCAGCTATATGCTTATCTTTCTCGACTACAGCTATATCCTTACGGACATTAGTGACTCTGATCGTAATATTCTCGTTATTAGAGAAAACGAACGGTGATCCTACCAAAGTGAGGCCTGTATCGTTGGTGAACGATGGGAGCATCACAACCATCCCGACAGTATCATCCGGTAACGACGCCGATACACCTGTATCTATATCAAGAACATCACCTTGCCCCAACGGGAACGCATTACCTTGCTTGATAGGAATATCCTTTCCCAACGAGTTCCATGCCTTAGAGAATTTTAAAGAGTTGAGAAAAATTTTACCATCTTTCTCAACTATCCCTACCATTGGATCGCAATTCATGTGAACCTGATCAAGCTTATCATCCGGTTTTTCCTCAAACTCGTCAAGATCTCTAGCTGATGTAAATGACTTACTCTCCAGAAGTTTTTTAATATCCTCAATACTGGCCATTATAATTTGATTATTAAATAAACGATCTTCAATCCTAACTTCAAATCAGATGTCTTTTCGAACATCTCCCTAAGAGGTAAGATAGTAGCGTCAAGATCTGACGCTACCCATTCTCCATCCTTATAATACATATTCTTTTCCTCGGAATACGCTACACAAGGTCGATGCCCTAAGTTCTTCATAACCGTATCTACCTTATTTTGGGTAGGCATCGAGACACGGTTCACTTTAGTAGATATATTGAAATTACTCTCCATTAACTTTCTGATTTTTAATTAGTTAATTAAAATGGAAGATCACTGTCGTCTCCAAAAGGAGGATATTGAGGAGGTTGTTGTTGACCTCCAAACAAAGGGGCTTGCGCTTGCTGCGGAGCCTGCTGGTATGATGGAGGAGGCGTTTGCGATGGAGCCTGCGTTGCATATGACGGTGGGGGCGTCTGTGCGGTTGGAGTAACCCCCATTCCTTGGTTTCTCTCCTGCCCTGATTTTTCGTTTTCAGCCTTGAACTTTTCAAGATATTGTTTAAATACTTGAAAAGCGAAAGTATCTTGGGCTGTATAATCGAATTTCTTATTGCCCATAATATCCATACTCTCTACCCTATCAGGCCATCCGTTCTGTCCGTTCTTATAATATTGCTGGATAAGCTCATCCTTCCCATCTGGAGTCTCCCTTGCGTATGAGATAAAGAAATTACCGGGAGCATATTGATCCCCTTTCTTAGCATGAGCAGGATTTATTACCACCTTACGTTTTAGGTCGATATTAGGCAAGTACCTTACCAGTGACTTCACGTAATTATTAATACCTCCTTTTTGAGTCATCAAAGGAACATTTATGAAGTAATTTCCATCCTCATCACTTATCTTTATGGATACGTATTTGGCTTTTACCCCATTGAACTCTACTTCTCTCACGCTGACATCAGACAAATAACCTTCTATACCGTTCCAAAATACCCTCCAATAAGAAACGGCCCCGGTCTTATCGTTTATATGCTCCTCGAAACCTTCCTTTGGTTCTCTTGATGACTGATATAACAATCCGCTACCACTTACTTTAAAGTAATGGTTATTACCACCTGATGAATTTTCTCTAACTCCCATTTTATATATTTTTAAATATTAAACAATAACTGATGATGACAAGAAATACTCGTTCTTATTATTTTCTCCGTATATTTTATTGAAATGAGATTTATGATCATGCTCGATAACTACTCTATTACATGAGATGTTTTTTACGATACCAAGATATCTTCCACATAATACGTTGCATATAATATCTTCCCCATAATGAGACAAAGAAATAAGTCTTTCTTTGCATGATTTCCCGGAAGATGGGTTTTCTGACATAATACCGCATCCTTTATCCGTAAATATCAACTTACAATGATCGAACTCGTTTACCTTAATATTATTTTGGAGGGCTTGGACGAGTAGATCCTTATCAAAGACATAGGTACTTGTTTTGACAAAATGCTCGTCCACAAACCTCCAGTTAGGGTAATTCCCCTCAAAATGGGTTTCATACATATTCATATCAGGGGTAGAGAAATAGGTCTTAGTATCGTCTACTTTTATAGACAGCATATCTGATGACTTATCTATATGCTTATCAAGCAATATCGCTGATTCATTTGATACTGGGATAAACATCTTATCTACCTTATCCTGATTAGGGATGAAATACCTGTAAATAGTATTTCTATCAGTACTAACTATATTAATATTAATATCATCAATATCGATAACCACATTCTCAATGCATGGATAAAAATCATCTATCTCCGTATAGTCACTAGCCTTATTAAGAACCGACACATAATCACTCATCTTAACCTGTATTCCTCCATCTGGAATCTGGTACACTTGAGGAAATGTATTAACATCAAAAGCTGGACAACTATACTCACCGGAAGCGTAATAGATAGTAACCTTATCTTTGTTATCAGAAAGCAGTATCCTAATCTCACAATTCTTCTGCTTTTTTATGAATTTAATAAAAGAGCTTGCCTCTACCAAGAAAGAGAAGTTAGAATCAGATTCTACCTCCAATCGCTCTATAAGACATACCTTGGCATTTACGGAAGTGAGATAAGCCAGATTATTGACAACATCTATCTTAATATCCTTATAAAGTGAATTAGATCCGGCGTTTTTAACAACCAACTCCAATTTACTTAACTTCTCATTTAATGACTTCGACAAGCACTTTATCAACATAATAAACAATTTTTACATGACATTGCAAATGTAATCATAATTATATTAATACAAATATAATAAATACTTAATAGTATTAAAATAATTTAAACTTACGTCTAATATACTCGGCTATAAGCGTAGCGTCACACATTCCGTCTTGTATCTTAGTAGGTTGCACTCCTTTTCCTGACCATGGTTTCACGAAAGATACCAAAGGGAAAAGGCGGATGGCGCATCGGATGGATGTAGCCTTCGTGTCTAACTTAGCCGCCGAATACACCCGATCGGCTGTCGTATGGATCTCCTTCTGCCATGTCTTTGGCTGTACTTCCTCGAACATGAACCTGACGTCCGGATGCGAGTAGTATCGTTCCATCATCTCCACCATCATAGCGAAGAGCGCGTTTGGTTCCCGGCGCCGTCCGCCGAAGGTGAAGTTACTGGCGGCTGAGCTGTTGTGGATGCTGTGGACGTCCTCTACGGCGATCGCCAGCGTCCCCCCACCTCCTTCTTGGATTTTATCTGCGGCATCTAGGAAGAAACTTGATATAGCCCTAAGATCTATATCCCCCTTAGCCGATATCCTTGGAGTCATGATTACCTTAATCTCCCCGTTCTCCGGGATCATAGCTAATCCTCCGGTATCTATACCCGGATCTATCCCTATCGCTACATTCATATTCTCAAAGTATATAATGAGTGAAAATCCTCCGGTCTAAACACCTGTATAGAGTTATCTGGATACAGACCTATGTAATAACCATAAAAAGCCCGTAAAATGCCATTTTCTAGCCTTATATCCAATGCCTTTACCTTGTTCCCATCAACCATAATATCGACTTCATTGGTTTTATGGGATATCTTGTCGAACCATTCAGGTATAGGATCAATCCCGTACCTGAATGCGTTTACTGTTGATTTTATAGAGATATACGTACCCATGATCAGATAAGATTACAATCATCACGTTTAATAACCTTAAAATCTCCCTCTCTAAATAATAAAACTACGTCAGTTCTATTATACTTACACTTCTTGATATCCACCAAATGGTAAGAAGCCTCCCCTACGGCGGGGCGAACCGGTCTCAATACGGCTACGGCTATATCACCGCCAAGCTCAACCCCACCGGTTACACCTTGTAAGCACATGAATATATATCCCTCAAACTCATGTTTCTTGCCGATAAACTCGCTCATAGGAATACCTACGAATAGATAGGTCTTTACATCCTCTTTTTTTACCTCTATAGCGTTCTCAACACTAGAAGGTATTACGTCTACAAATTTTGCTCCGATAGCCATAATCTCAAATATTTAGTTTAGTTCTTAATTCTTGACACAATTCTTGATTGTCTCTCATAATACTTAACGTATTATCCACTCCATTGCCTACTCGGACCTCTCCGTACCAGTACCATGATCCTTTACGGGTAAAGATACCGGTTTCCTCACATAACTTCAAAAGTTCAAGCTCCTTGTCAAATCCTACGCCATAATACAATGCTGTCTCTGCTATCTGGAAAGGTATAGCTGTCTTGTTCTTCAATACCTTTATCCGAACCTCATGGCCAATAGAAGAACCATCCTCTCCTGCAATGACCTTCTTCCTTGACATCTCCATACGGATAGAAGCGTAGAACTTAAGAGCGTTACCACCAGTTGTTACCTTCGGATCACCGTATATTACACCGATCTTCTCCCGATACTGGTTGATGAATACCAGAACACAATCGCTTTTGTTTACGATCCCGGTAAGAACTCTCATGGCCTTTGACATCAACCTAGCTTGCAATCCCATGTTACTGTCCTCCATATCACCCTCTATCTCCTTCTTCGGTACCAGATTGGCTACGGAATCCACGACAATAAATCCGACCTTCCCGGACTCGACTAATTTGGCTGTAATGTCAATAGCCAGCTCCCCGTAGCTTGGCTGGGAGATCAAAAATCGGTTTATATCCAACCCCATTTTCCTAGCGTACTCAATATCGAAAGCATTCTCCACGTCTATTATAGCTACCAACTTATCTGGATGTTTTTTCTGGAACTCGATCATACTTAACGTACACATCATGGTCTTGCCACAAGATTCCATCCCGACCAGCTCATGGATTCGGCCTACCGCCCATCCGCCGCCTAGGGCCTTATCCACCACCAGCGATCCGGTGCTTTCCCTTGGTATGGATATTATAGGCTTATCGTCACCGAAGTTCATTATCGAGCCTTCTCCAAGCTCTTTATTTAAAGATGATACTAATTCATCTACGTCTGAAAAAAGTTCTTTCTTAGCCATTATAATCCGTATTCGTCAAAGTTAAATAAATCCTGTTGCTTCTTTATCATATCCTTTCCGATGTCGGAAATCTTCTCTGGATGTAATACACCCTCATTCTCATCCACCTTATCTATGAAGTCAGATATCTTATCGCTTAGCAGTACCATATCTTCCTTAGGCACTGATTTTAGATAAAGCCCGTCTATAGACCTACATCTTGAAAGAGCGGTATATATCTGTCCTATCTCGAAGGCTCTGCTGATGTCTACGAATATATTATCTAAAGTCATTCCCTGAGATTTATGAACGGTTATGGCGTATCCTAACCTCAATGGATATTGTATTATATAGCCGCAAGAAATGCCTTCAAGGGAATCATCTACCTGCTTATACTTCATCTTCTCCCACTTCTCTTTGGTTATCTCCACCTCAGCATCGTTATCTAGATGAACATATATCGTCTCATCAACAGTATCTATGCTGGTTATGATACCCATCGAGCCATTGACATACCCGTTGCCGTTTCTGGTTATTATGACCTTAGCTCCTACCTTTACTATAAGCTCATCCTCACAGGGCGCTACAGGTTTCTCCCCGAATACAGTAGCATCGAACTTAAATACCTTATTATTGATCTTATCAAGATTAGTCTTATTTATCTCATAAGCTTCTTTGTTAGTTGAGCATATAATTATAGTATTATCCATATTATCCGGATACTTGACCCTACTATCCAATATCTGTCTTGACTCATCGGTAATAACCCCACATCTTATATCCTCAAGTACGGAAAGAAGCTGAGGATCTTTTTGACGGAATACGTTCTCGAATGTAATGACCGAGAATCCTGACGCTCTTAATGCCTTTGATGAGAAAAAGAACCGGCTCTCATAATATTTGTCGATAAAATCATCCTCCGTCACCACAGGCGGTAGTTGTGATAGATCTCCAAACATAATCAACCTAACGCCGCCGAAAGGTTCCTTGCTACGCCTGCATTGTCTAAGTATGTCAGCCACCTCATCAAGCAAATCAGGTCTTACCATACTGATCTCGTCGATAACGATAGTATCGAGGTTTCTGATCTTCTTCTTTATAAACAGACTTACATCCACCTTATTAGACAACATACCTCTCTCTATAGAAGGGATATAAGGATCGTTCTTTATAGAGAAAAACGAATGGATGGTCTGCCCTCCTGCGTTCAACGCAGCCACGCCAGTAGGAGCTACGATAACGCACTTACCCAAGAACTTTACAATACGTCTCATGAACGTACTTTTACCACTACCAGCTCTACCGGTAATAAACAGATTCTCCCTAGTGGTGAAAATCTTCTTCAAGGCACGACCCTGCTCTACGTTTTTATCCACCGTCATAATATGACGAAGGAGGTCGTTTTCATTTCTAAAATCCTCTTTTACCATATCTTTTAAGTTTATGGTACAAAGATACGAATAGTTATAATTAACTATTAAAAATAAATGTGAATAATATGTAAATATTAAATTTTATATCTGATACTCAAATCATCCAGCTTTACTCATCTCAGAAGATTTTTCTCCTAAAAATACATCTCTTATGTATTCTGTCGATATAAGGATATGCATATATTTCCCCTTGTATAATAGTCTTAAGCATCCGATAGTTACGTTCTTTCTGTCTTTGGTATTCGCCACTCCATTGTTTTTTTTTACCTCGTCATACAAATCGGATATACTCTTCTTACACATGTCTAAGAACATGCTTATGTATCTGTATATAGTGGATTGAGATATTTCACGCATACCTATGCCTATGAGCTTCTTATTCAACTCATTAAGAAGGTATGCTACATTGAACTTAACTGTCTTTCTTTTAGTTACCTTGTATATGTGATGTACGTTTCTGGTTCTGGCCCTGAATATTATCTTGGAAAGGATTCTTACCCGATCAAGTTTCCGGCTTTTGTTAGCCATTCTTCGCCTAGAATCCGAATCAAGACTCTTATCAATGCAAGTGTATATGGATTCTCCTTTCTTTACAAACATATCCTTTATCCTTGGGACCTTACTAGCCTTATGCTTGTATTTTACGATATCTGACAATGCTATTCTGATCTCTCCTTCAGCCCAAGCCTTTAGACTTATAAGTTGGTAGTTTATATCTTCGTGAGAATCTCTTAATACATGTCGGTAGCAGAAATAAGCGCATCCATCCGATAGAATATCAATAAAATCATTGGTATTGATCTCTATCTGATCTCTGTTTCCATCTTGCATCCTTTTTCTTAGAAACACATGTTTGAGTACGTTTATGATAATAAGATATATCATTGCCATCTTACATTCATCGCTGATCCGGATTCCCGATCCATGATACTCCTCATGTTTCAATGAATATTTTATGGCTGTCACTTTCTTGCCTTCCTTATTAGTAACAGGCTTAAAATCAACTGGACATATAAGTGATCCGGCTGGAAGTTTTACACATCCTAGCTCATCTTTCTTGGTCTGAATATTACGTGGAATATACTTTTCGGTAAGAATCTTATCGAAATTTGATTTCATTTTCTGTAAAAGTGCTATCTTTGTTCCAGACATTTTTTTAAAGTTTTTGCTGCGAATATACAAGTTTCATCAATACGAAACAAGTTATTCGGATGGATGGGTAGCCTGTGAAGGTCGCCCATTTGTTGTTTAGGGGGGGGGGAGGAGGGGTAGGTGATGTCCGTAAAACGCTGTGAGCGTGAACGATGTTTTTTCTCAACCTACTTGTTACGCGCGCGTTAATAGGTATATTTATTAAATATAATTAACTCTATAAACATATACTACTTACTAATATCTCTATCCGTACACAGAACCTCTCCTGACGTCGAGTTCCTGTGTACTCCACTTAAAGTCTCTATTTAATAAAACATTGCTTTTTACCGCCAAGGTATGGTGCCGTCAGGCAGGATACCGCAGGCTAAACCTGGTAGAAGCCGTATCTTATACCGGAAGCCGGAACCCCGGTAGGGGGATCGGGTGGAGCAAAAGCCAAAGAAGAAAAAGCGAGGTCTTGTGCAGTCGCTCACGCTCCGGCCGTCCGTATCTTCTACGGCAGGCTCCATACCCCAAGGCCTCCCATTTCCCCTTGGCTTTATATCCCATAGCTTGGGAAGGGAGTAATCCAAAGGGAAAAAGTAAGGTTGTATGCGGTCGCTCACGCTCCGGCAGGCTAACATAACTCTACCTCCGTCCATGTCAATAACGAACCTCTGGCGGCATTGTCCGGTATGACGGCGGTAGCCTTGCCTTGGGTGTCCCATCGTGTCCCCCACCAACCTTTTCCCCTTTGGATGCCTTGGGCTATGTCATGGGAGATAAGAAGCCAAAAAGAAAAAAGGAGTGGTCGCATCCCGTGAGGCAGGATAAGGATGTCCCCCGCCGTCCACGTGCGTAGCGTACGTGAACTTCACTGCCCTCGCTATTGTAGCCAGCCGTAGACATACATGGCTTCGTTCGTTCTACCCCACCAGCCTTTTCCCTTTGGATTATCGTAAATACATGCTAGTCAGCATATATTATGTTGATTATGGCAAAATTTCTTGACAACGATATTTTTTTTAAGTAGTTTTGCTGAAAACTAATTTCATATGCCGGAACAGAGAAAAGCTTTCGTATTTGCGTTACCTTACGACACTAGACTGGATATGATCCAGCAGTTCTTAAGGATATACAACGGCTATCTGGATTCTAAGGGTAAGAGCTTGATTACCGAAAGGACGATAAACTTACTTTCTTTCTACATCAACTACGGATACTCGGATGATACCAGGGCTAAGTACATGGATTGTCATGGACAGAAGGAGTCTTACATAGCTGTCCTTAACAATGAACTGAAGCGTGGTGGTTTTCTGGTGGACAAGAAGAACGGGAATTTCCGTACCCGTGAGCTGTCTATTGAGATGAGAAGCCTACGTAACTATTTCGTGCTTGACGGGGAGGGTGATGATACCCGTGTAATGGGATTCGTATTCAAGAGAAATAAGTTGGATATTGATGGATAGGAATCTTATTTCTTTTGACAGGGATATCGTGGATGAGGTGGTAAGAAGATCTGACGGGAAGTTCACCAAACAACAGGTAGAGTGGTGCATGAAAGCATCCGTATCTTACATCCATCATCTAGCTAGGTATACTGACAATATATCTATCAGGATCCCGTTTATCGGATACATTATATGCAATCTTCGTGAGATGCGTGTAAGGCGTGATAAGATACGCCGGATATTTGTCAAGGAAGGTAATCGTTATCCGGATGAAAGGATGCCTATTGAGCTTGATTGTCTGGATAAGAAGATTAAGGTAATAGAGGATATGGAGGGGTTAAAGAACGGAGATCCTCTTATACGTGATAACCATGAGGCCATGTATCAATGTCGGTATGGAATGACATGGGAACAATTACAGGATTTTCAACAAAAACAGTTTAAAAAATAATATGCAAACAATTGGTAAAGCCCAAGTAATAGCCCAAGCTTGGGAAGATAGTTTATTGGGCAGGATTCCTAAGGATAAGAAAGATTATCCCGAATGGTATAAGAATCGTCTTGAATTATGTAAGAAATGTCCTAAGAACTCTTCTAATATAGCTTTCTTTAAGTTACCGGCTAAGGTAATATTGCAAAGATTGATGGGTAGGCAGGCTTGCTCGTTGTGTGGTTGTTTTATCAAGGAGAAGGCTTGGATGAAGACCGAGGTATGCCCGTTGAAGTTCGTGGAAGGAGAGAAAGCTAAATGGAATGCTATGGAGGTGATAACAGCCGATCATAACGATTTTAACATCGAGTGCCCTAACGATTCCTTTGATATAGGACTGACGGATGATGAGAGCGAGTTTTATCTAAATATTTTTGATCAGAAAATAGGTGATAAGATAGAAATCGTGTTATTTATCACTCATAAAGATGGTTTCCATGTCAAGGAGCATCATCTTGGATGTGGATGCATGGGAGACGTGTCATATAACAAACATCCTGACAATGAGAATAGAACTATATTTAGGATGACGTTAGATACCTCAAAATACACGGAAGGTCATTTTGAGAAACATCTATCTCTTATGGGTTATACTAAGGATGATCCTGAACGTAATTTCAAACATTTCCCGCTACGTATTATAGGGGAAGCTTATAAGTAAATACTATGCGAAGTCCCGTAAGAAGTAAGATAGATGATCGTATCCATGCTCTTATTGTTATGGAAGTCGGTTGCCGTGAGTTGCCCGAATATTCGCTGGGTGATATACTTTACTCCGCTTTAAGGAGAGTTGCTAGGGCTAATGGTGGTAATGTACGCTTCTTGCGGGATATTAGTACCAGAGATCTATTGAGGTCTATAGACCAAAGTATTAGTGATGAGATTGAGTTAAACAGTAACGATTACAACGCGTAATGGAAGAAGATAAGGATATTAAGAAAGAGATCAGGGATTATCTTAAAGAAGAAGCAGATACTCATATAAGACATTGGATGGCTATAAAACGTGAGAGCAAGCGTCTTTATAGTGAGATTGAGGATAGAACCAAGAAGATAGCCCTTAAATCATCATCGTTGATAAAGGAGGAGGATTTCGTCTCTCTTCATGAGATGACTCATAAGATACAGATGTTGAATATAGAGGCTGTGAAAGTTAATTCTAGGTTGATGTTTATAATCCAGTTGGCTACCAGCTTCGGTATGGATCTGGATTTCGATACGACATATGCGTCTACCGCAAAGAGCATTATGGAAGACAGAACGTCTGGATTTGTGTTTTATGATGACAAGGAACGTCTGAGATATGCTGATAAGGAGCTTGAGGATATGTTCCATGATATGAGTGTGACGGAAGTAAGTAAGATAGGTGTTGTTCAATCTTATGAGCTTCTTATGAAGCAGTATAACGAATTTAAGGAAATGAAGGTCAATGCCACAGGGAAGACGAAAGCCGACGAGTAAGGATGTTGATCGGGTCAATGACAATCTTGAGGTCATATCCAAGGCCGTGGATGATGCCAAGGCTTATATTGATAAGCATCCTTGGGACAAGGAGAAGCCGGAGGATATGGCAAGGGCATTTGACTTCATATCAAAATTAATCGATAAGATAAATACATGGAATGATTCTTATATGGAGAAAAGTGGGATCATGGATGTATATAGGTCTGTAAGCAATGTCCAGAAAAAGGAACGTAAGGGTCAGGTTTCTGGTGGAATCGAGTCTGTTTTAAAGGATATTATGAAATGAGTCTAAGTACGAGTCCAGAATTTTATGTAAACATGAAAAATCCTCCTGTATGGAACGATCTGTTCGGTTGGGAGGATCAGGATGACGATGTTAAGCAGTTCTTTAAGGAAGAGGCTTATAAGGTCAAGTACGGGGTGACTATCAATGGTACGTTCATCCCTCCATGGCTTTATTGGCATGTTAATTTCTTTCCCGTATTCCAGGATCTTCCAAACGGGGAACGTGTGCCAGCGATCAGTCGTTTGCGTGACAACGAATGGTTTTTCGCCGAGATGTACCAACGTGCCCGTATGGAGAAGAAGGGGTTGGGGATGTTTGGTACTCGTCGTTTTGGCAAGGCTCTTCTGGACTCGGAGCTTATATACACTCCTTATGGTTCCAAGAAAATAGGATTCGCCGATATAGGAGATATCATATACGGTGATGACGGGAATCTTACTACCATAGTGGGCGTATATCCTCAGGGATTCGTTGATACGTACAAAGTGACCTTTGAGGACGGTCGCAGCGTGGTGTGTTGCGGGCAGCACCAGTGGAAAGTCAAGTATCATGGTGATTATAAGGTTATGAGCACTATTGGTATCATCCATTCTGACTTCTCCAAAATGACTATAGATATTGGGGAGGCGGTAGATTTCCCTGAGCGGCGGTGGCTGATATCGCCCCAGCTCATGGGGTCTCTGGCCGCCTCATTCCTTTGTGGCGCTACCGACAGGATCTTTGAGCTAAGCAAGAAGGAGATGGATGATATTATTTATTCATCCAGAAAACAAAAAGAGTTATTTATAAGCTCGTTCATGAAGATAGCTTGCGGTATAAATACCGGTGACGATCGTTTTAAGGTCGTTTATAAAAGCGAGTATATTATATCCTTTGTAAGGAAAATATTTTGGTCTATGGGGTATTATTGTGTCATGGATGGTGACGATATGTATATATCTAAGACCCACGATAGGCTCAGGATATCTGATATAGATTATTACGGTAGATATAAGGCTACTTGTATTGAGGTCGATAATAAATCGCATCAGTTTCTTACTACCAATTTTGTCGTATCCCATAATACGACCATCATGTCATCACTTCTCCAGATGAACGCTACGATGACTATCGGTCTTAGTCATTCTGTAGTAGGATTCAGCGACAGTGACTTATCCAATATCGGCGAGTATTGTGAGTATGGTCTTGATCATGTGCATCCTTTTTTCAGGATCAACAGAACCAAGACCGACTGGAGTTCGGGCGTTACATTAGGCAAGAGGATGTCTAATGGCGTACGTGATATCCATGCCATTATCTCTATAGCCAACATCAACATGGGTAGGAAGACCTCCACGCAGAAGACGGCTGGTCTGACACCGGCTACGGCTATTTTCGACGAGGTAGGTAAAGGTCCGATAAAGAAGCCTTACACGGCCGCCATGCCATCTTACGACACGCCTTATGGCTGGCGTCTTAGTCCTATCTTGGCCGGTACCGGTGGTGAGGTGGAACTATCCAAGGATGCTCAGGAGATGTTCTCCGATCCCGAGACATATAACCTTCTGGTCATGGACTGGGATATCCTAAACCGTAGAGCCATGAAAGGGAAAACATGGAAAGAACGGAAATGGGCGATGTTTGTTCCGGGACAAATGGCAAACTCAGGTGTCAAGGTAACTATAGGTTTGGGGGATTATTTAGGAAAACCTGATGATAAGAAGCTTAATAAGATCAAGATTGACGCCACAGACTTCGAGGCTAGCACCAATAAACTTAATGAGGAGCGGAAGAAGCTTTCTACAAAGGACAGGGTAGCCTATACCTCTCATACCATGTTCTATCCTTTTACGATTGATGACTGTTTTTTAAGTTCTTCTCAAAATCTGTTCCCGGTTGAGTACGCTATCAAGCATAAGAACGATCTTCTTGAGTCGGGTCAATATAGTGGCATGCTGTGTGATGTTTTTCTTGAATCGGGCAATAAGCTTGGTACTACGAAATCTAATAAACAGCTAGCTGGATTTCCGTTCAGTGGAGGTGTTATTGACGCTCCTGTTCAGATATTTGAGATGCCTCAATCTAATAGGTTTGATGATTTTATATACGTAAGCTCGCTTGATCCATATAAGCAAGCGAAGTCTGATACTCCTTCATTAGGTGCTTTTTATGTATTTAAGAGACGTGTAGGTATACGTGATCCATATGCTTATAGGATAGTAGCGTCATATGTATCCCGCCCATCATCCATAGATCAGTTTTGTCGTACGTGCGAGGTACTTCAGAAAGGATATGGTGCTATATGTCTTATGGAAAACGCCGACCAGATGTATGAGCAGTATCTTAACCGTAAAAGCGGTATGCCAGCGTCTTTCTTCCTGTTTGCTGGTGAGGCAATAGCCAATAAGTATGTGAAGGCAGGCTCCCGGCAGAACAGTAAGCTAGGGTTGTACCCTACCCCCGGCAACCAGAACCTGCTATTCTCGTGTGTCGTGGATTACTGTTGGCAGGATTTCGTTATCGGATATGACGATAATACAGGTCTTGATATAACGGTGAAGGGCATTGAGTTGATCGATGACATAGCTCTACTGGATGAAATAATACAGTACAAGCCCGGATTGAACGTCGATAGGATTATATCGTTTGGTCATGCTTTAGCTTTAGCTAGGTATTTTGACGATAACAATTACATGCCTAAATCGAAGATAGATGAGATGAATAACGCTCGTAAGGAAGACGCTTATAAGCACCATGAGATATATGCCTCTGCCTTTGGATCGGTATCTATAGGTGCGTTTCGGTAGTTTAGTGTTGCTTAATAACTTATCTTTGCTAAAAACAAATTAGATTGACATGGAGATTTTCAATAGAGATCATTCGTTTCCGGCAAAAGGGGCGCTATTAGGATTACCTCCTCAGGCTATTTCCACGAAGAAAAAAAATAAGAAATGGAAAGAGGATTGTATGGACGCTCTTGAGGCGATAGGGTTGAAACAGTATGATCGTAACCAGATGTACCGTGACTATTATCTGATGGCGGATGGTAAGTTATCTTTTATGGAGATGGCGGATGTTATCCCACAGTTAAGGAACGTGCAGAAGCTAAGGAGCGATATAAGGATACCTTCTTTCTTGAAACATTATGATATCATAGGTGGTATCGTAAACGCCTTTGAGGGATGGCTGACAAACCTACAGGATAAGTATACGGTTAATGAGGTAGGGGATATGGCTATAAGTGAGTATGAGGATACGATGTCAAATCTTCTTCATCGCCATATTCAAGAGCAATGGGATATTATCGTTAACCAACGCCTTGTAGAGGCTGGTCTTGATCCTACGTACAATGAGTTTAACTCTGAGGATGAGCGTCAGGCTTATGTTCAGCAAATCCAACAGGCCAAGACGTCTATGACCCCTGATGATATCCAGAGGTTCATGAGTACCAGATGGAAGACGCAGGCGGCGGTATGGGGGGATCATACGATCGAGGCTGACCGCAGCCGGTTTTATATGGATGAGCTTGACAGGGAGAATTACCGGGATCGTCTTCTTAGCGGAAAGATGTTTCGTAATCATTTCGTCGGTTTTGATTACTATCGACCGGAGGTGTGGAGTCCTATGGAGGTTTTCCATCCTGATGTAAAATACCCGCAATATGGATCTTATGTAGGTCGTCTTCATTATTACGAGGGTGTCGAGTTGATATCAAGATACGGCCATAAGATGACAGCCAAGGACAAGCGTCGGATTATGGGAGGTGATGATGATTATGAGGGATGGGTATCTAATGACGGCGCTAGGTATGACTGGAAGAAAAAGAAGCCGTCTATTACCGGTATGTACGAGAATGAGGTTGTCCCATGGAAGGGATACCATGACTATGAATCTATAGTCGCCGCTGAGGATTACTACGGCGTTCCGATGGGTGAGTACCACACCTTCGGGCCGGACGGGGAGGAGCACACCCAGCCCCGCTTCTTGCCCCGCTTCCATCCCTTTGGATATTTCAACTCCGGAATGGCCGATGGCAAGAGATATGAGATAGACTCTCGCCTTTTTAGGGTCATGGAAGGATATTGGGTATCTATGAAACCGATATTCTTAATAACTTACATGACGGAGACCGGAATGGTGGATCAGGAGCTTGTGACAGATGAGCTTCTCCCGGAGTTCTTGGAGAAGAATGGTATAAAGAAAGTGAAGAGGGTCATGGCAGAAGCCGTCAGTGATCCTGAGGTGAACACCTACATCTTGGAGTATGTGCCTGAGGTTAGGTTTGGAGTTAAGATCACCGGAGGTAATTTAATGGATAAGCCTATATATATTGGCGGGGATCCAATACCTCATCAGATACATGGTGATAGCAGTCTGTATGATTATGTCATTCCGGTTTCTGGATTTATAGGGGCTAGTCTCGCTGATCGCATACAGCCGTTCCAGATGATGTATAACCTTGCTATGAACCAGCTATACAATAACGCCGAGAAGGAGATCGGTAAGTTCTTCTTAGGCGACTTAGGATTCCTGCCTACGGAATATAAGGATATGATGGACAAGAAGGGAGCTTTGGCTACTTTTATGCAGATCGTTAAGTCCGTCTCATTTATGGGTGTAGGTGGTAATGACACAAACAATCCTTACCAGAATCCGCAGATGAGCAGCATATATAATCAGTTCGGTGTATATGATCTTACTAATACGGATCAGATAAGATCCCGTATGGAAATGGCGTCTTACGCCTATATGATGGCTTATAGGATGATAGGTATATCCGAGCAAGCGATGGGTCAGTCAACTAGATACGAGAGTTCTACGGGCGTAAAACAGGGAGTTAACGCCACTATGTTACAGACTCAGACTTACTTCAATGATTTCGATGACTTCAAGAAACGGACATTGGATATTCATCTTGCGGTAGCTCAAGTATGTCAGAAGGAAGGATACGATTGGACCGTGATGTACAGGAACAGCGATCTGTCCTTGGCTTACATCAGTCTTACGGATAATAGCTTGTCGTTACGTCATCTTAATGTTATGGCTGTCTCTAATTCCAAGAAACGTCTGGAATTGGAGAATTTGAAGCAATATATATTACAGACGAATACTTTGGGCAATGACTTGCTTGATATCACTAGAATGATGAATGCCAACTCGACGGCTGAGATGAATCAGATAGGAAGGGATGCCAGATCTTACGCAGATCGTGTAAGACAGGAGGAGTACCAGAATCAACAACGACTTGTACAGCAAAAAGCCGAGGCCGATCAACAGGCCCGTAATGACGAGCATGAGAAGGATAAGGAGCTGGCTTATATCAAGGGCAACTTCGACTTACGGGGTAAGAGCATAATGGCCGCCGGTCAAGCGGCTAGGACCGAGAATAACTCTGAAGGCATGGATTATGTCGAGGCTATGGCTGATAGGGCTTTAAGGGAAAGAGATCTTGATATCAAGGAGGAGGATATGAGAACCAGACAGGCTAATGCCGAGGCTGAGCGAAGATCTCGTGAGGAGATAGAGAAAAGGAAGTTGAAATTAAAGGAAAAGGAGATAGATGCTAGGAATAAACGTTCTGATACAGATAGGTTTACGTCAATAATAAACAAGAATTGATTACAAGTTTTGTAAATATTTTTACAAAATATGTAATCATTTTGGCGTAAAATTCTGTCATATACTATAATGGGCTTGATTTAATTGGTAATTGGATTAATAATACTTTTGTAAAAAGCAAAAAAGGAAATTGTATGAATGACATGGGTGATTTCGCTAAAGGTTTTAAGACCATGAGTGTCGAGGAGCTTTTTTACCGTGGTGACGGTGATGGCGATAAGAATAATATCGAGGGTAAATATGATAAGGATGGTAATCCTATAGGTGATTCCAAGGAAGAGCCTGCCTACGGCGGAGCGGCTGACGGTGGCGGGGATAAGGGCGGCGATGCTACCAACCCAGACCCTGATTCCTTTGGCGAAGGCGGTACTGATAATAATGTAGTATCAGGGTTTAATGGGAAATCTTTTTTGGAGAAGATGGCCGCTAGAGGTATTATCGATAGTATTGACAACCTTGATATTATGGTAGATGATAAACCGGTCGATCTTTCTACTATCACTAAAGAGGATGATTTACTCGATATAGTGGAGGGATTGATCAAGGATAAGGCTGATGAGTTGTTGAAAGACAAGGTTGATACCGGCTCGATGTCTGATTTCATGAAGAAGATGATAGAGGTGGATAAGGCCGGTGGTAACGTTGGCCAACTATTAAGCCAATATCAGAGTATTCAGGCTCCGTTGGATAACCTTGATATGAGTAATAAAAATGATCAGCTTGCGGTTATCCAGCATTATTATAAGATGTTGGGTATGCCGGAAGATGAGATAAAGGATAATATGGAAATGATGATTGGTAAAGGCGATGAGTTTATTGAGTCCAAGGCCAATAAGTTCCATGATATCCTGAAAAAGGAGATGGATAACCTTATCGAGGAGGAGAAGAAAAAATCCGAGAAAAGGAAACAGGAGTTGATTGAGCAGATGAAGATCTATAAGAAAGGTCTTAAGACGTCTATAAGCTCAGGATTCCAGTTGACTGACACGATGATAGGTAAGGCTGTCGATTTCGTTACCAAGCCGATAGACAATCAAGGTCATACGGCTATAGATAAAGCCTATTCCGAGGCTATTAAAAATCCGGATATGGCCGCTGATTTGGCCTTGTTCTTGATGAATAAGGACGAGTTCCTTAAACAGAAAACCAACAAGGCTAAGATGGAGGTTAATAAGAAGACCATCACTCTTCTTTCTGGCAATAAGGGAGGAAAGCAGAATAAGACTAATATCGATAACGATACTATAGAAGCTAACTTCCTTGATCTGAGTGGATCAAAGAGTGTATAACGTTTAAATATATTGAAAATGAATCCGTTTCTTACAAAAAGTTTCCCGGCTACCGTGAATGGCGATAACGTTATTGCCTTTACCGATGCCAAGAACTATAAGACTTCGCTCGTAGAGCATAACTTAGGCTCATTGGCGAGCTGGTATTATGAGGATCCTGATAAGAATCATTTGGGTCTGTTGAATCTGTTCTCTAATATCGCTAATTACCCTGTACCGATGTATATGGGTATGATTAATAACGGCGCTACGATCTCCGTTAACGGTATTGGAGCTTCTTTCCGTTATGATCTTCCTGTTACAAAGACATTCGCTGTCGTTACGGCAGAGGATACTTCAGGTCATCACCTGAAACCTGGTATTGATGGTAGCTTGTTTGATATCGTTTTGAATACATCTGAGTTTACGGCTTATGATGTTATTACCTACGATGCTGCTAACGGTTGTAATATCCTTATCTCAGGTGAGATCCCGTCTAAGACAGAAGGTGACTTGACACGTTATTGGTGTCGTGTTATCGGCGGTAAGGCTAAATACTTCCCCAAAGAGAAACTACGCCCTGGTATCCGTTACTGGAAGATCGGTCATGCTTTAGGTGAGTACAGCACTCAGTTCTCCAAGGTATCTGGAGCCGATAAGGCCGGTTCCATGACCTGTGAGTTCCGTTTAGGTAACCACCGTGGTGTTGAGGGCGAGACAACTATGTACGCTGGTATGAAGTCCATGCAGGCCGCCCAGAATAGCACTTCAGAGTTCGTGGAGACTGCCCTTCGTCGTATGAATGCCATGAGAAGCGAGTATGAGGGTAATATTCCTGATTTGGCTATTATCGGTAGGACGGTTAATGGTAGACTTGATTTACGTACGGCTAAGGTAGCGTCCACGCTGGAGGTATTCTGTATGGCTGAGTTGGTTAAGCTGGAAGCTAGACAGTTGATGTGGCAAGAAGGTGGTATTATTATGGATCAAAATGGTCCTATCCATTTGAATGAGGGTATCTACCGTCAGCTTCGCCGTGGTTACACTATCTACTATAGCCGTCCGATGGGTATTACTAAGGATACGCTTATGGCTGCCGCAGCTTATATTTTCCGTGGACGTCAGGATCTTCCTATTACGGAACGTAAGATTAAGTTCAAGGTAGGAGCTATGGCTATGATCAATTTAGAGAAGTTGATCAGGGAATCGTTCTTCACTACCTTGCAGAACTTAAGCTGGGGTATGGGAAGCGATAGGATGTTGCCTTCTAATCCTATTTCAGGTACTAACGACGCCATGATCTTAGGTCCGGTTCAGGTTAAGGGAGCTTTCATCCCGGGCATCGGTAATGTTGAGTTCGAGCACGATCCTTCTTTGGATTACGCTGACATGACAGATCGTAGCGAGTTAGTGAATGGCATGTATCCTAGATCATCTTATTCTTGTATTATCGAGAATATCACTGACGCTGGATCAACTAACGCATATTCCGCTATTCCTAATACGGCTAACGCTAAGTTAGGTAATATGAATAACAACGTATTCTATATCAAACCAGAAGGCGTAAGCATGTGGTGGGGTTATGAGTACGGTCGTTGGGCGCACAAAGCTAACGGTAATGAGATCGTATCATCCTTGCCGGGCATGAAAGAGCAATTCTGGTGTCATTCTGCTTCCGCAGCATGGGTTATGGATAATAGTAAGTTCTTGATTATCGAACTTCAACCGAACTACTTCGGCTAAGTTTTTTCATATATGTAATTTGGTTTTTAGAGGGGAGGGTGTCCTCTCCTCTTTTTTTAAGTAACGCAAAAAAGGAAATGAAAGAAATTTTAAAATCAAGGAAGGTATTGGCCGAGGTAAACGGTTTCAATATCATGTCAGATACCTTATATGAGGTTGTAGGCAAACATGATGGAAGTGCTCCTCAGGCCTTTCAAGACGCTAATATAGCTAAAGCTCCGTTCCCGGAGAACGCCACTCACGTATGTTGCCCTTGGGATGATTTCTCCAAGGCCTATAACACCGGTTTTTATCCAAGATCAAGATGCTATAATGGTCTTGACAAGAATGAGATCGATAAGCTCGTCAAACAGCGGGTAGATAATATCATGAAGCCTTTCGAGGAAATGTCGCAGATGGATCTATCTCAAACCAATTTAGAATTTTGGGATGACGCTAAGGATAAGATCTTCATGGGTAAGGTTTATAATACGGCTAATACCGTAGATCTATTTTATTTATATCTGGCTGTATTTTCCGGCATGTTGACTCCTCAGGAAATGGATGGCGATCCTGTCTTCATGAACTCCATGTTCTGTTTCGTGGAGAAAGACAATATGAAGGATTTCGTCCAGCAGCGTGAGATCAATAAGATGAACATCAGCTATAAGTTTATCAGCGCCCTTAAGAAAGGCGGCGACGATCGTCAGGCTGTCATCGATCTTCTTCTTTACATCGGTATCGTAACTCGCCCGGATTTCACGGAGGATGAGTATTATACAGGATCTCTATCAAACTGGATGAATGAGAAGAAGACCAATGTTGATTATCTGCTTGATATCTGGGATCGGTCATTGGAAGGTGATTTCAAGGAAGTTCTTGAGTTTTACCGTATCGTAAACGTCCTTCAACGAAATGGTCGTATCAATATGACTCCATCCGGATTACAATATAATGGCCAGATCATAGGACCTGACGTTCGGACATCCGCTGAGTTCTTGGCTACCAAGAAAGACTTTATTAACATAAAGGCTAATGTATTGGATGAGTATGAGGAGATCATATCTATGTCTAATATCGATGATAAGTCCAAGACCAAGAAGGTTAAGGATATTAAGAAGAAGGATGACGTAGAGGAAGGTGATAAGGTTAAGGAGGAATAGCGATGACAATCCAAGAAGCGTATCTAAGGTCTTTGCAGAAGAACGAGCAGAATCTGGCCAATGGCGGGATTAAGCTTGATCCGGGAAGGTTCGTGCTGTTGTTCAACGAGGCCCAAGACCGGTTGGTTAAGTACTATCTCAATAGGAAGGATGACGAGACTATACGCTCCATCCAAAACCTTCTTGTTTATTGGATGTCGTTGGATAATGCGGGTAGGATGGATGACCCTGAGTCTACGTCCTTTAACTTACCTGACGACTATCTATGGTTCTCTAACATAAAAGGCGTTTTCTCATACAAAGGGTGTGAGGTCACTGATTTCGTTATGTGGGAGGCTAAGAACGAGAATATCCATGAGCTTCTTGGAGACGAGAATAATCGTCCTTCTTACGACTATCGGGAGACATTCTACTCCATAGGGAACGGGAAGGTCGTGGTCTACGAGTCAGGCTTCCGTACCGAGGAGGTTAAGATGACGTACTACCGCCGTCCTGTCAGGGTGGACCTGTCGGGGTATATCAACGCCGCCGGTATCCAATCTACGGACATCGACCCGGAGCTGCCCGATTATCTTGTGGAGGAGATTCTGGATATGGTCGCTAAACAATTCAACCTTAATGAGAATGAATTGCATAGATATAGAATGGATAAGGATAATGTGGCTTCCTTTAAATAAACAACGTTAGTTTTGATTATCCGGCCTGTCAGTTAAAAGACGGGCCGGTTTTTTTAACATCCTGTCACCGGATTTATATTACCCCATCTTTTTTTCCATTTATCTCCAAGATACCTGATTAGGGCATTAAAGTCAGATATGAATCCACTTTCTATCATATCGGATATATACCCTTGGAGCATAACTATCTCTTGCATCTGGTCAATAGAAGCGTAATTTCTTATTCCTTCTTCATGTTTACCAAATACCACATAATTCATTCCTTTCGCTATTCTTGATATATATGCTGAAAATTCATTATTTGTTATATTATCACATAACAAAGATCTAACATCCTTGCACATTTTTATATATGTATCTCCAGCTATATTCCTGTTTTTAACCAATCCGTCTGTAAGCCATATAACAACAGTAGCGTATATCTCCGGATCTAGTTCCATTGCTATAGTTACGAAAATATATGGATCTATGAACCATTTTTGATCCCCTCTACCTCCTTTTCTATAGGCTAGTCCTATTTTTCTAAATTCTTTCAACGTTAGATTATCATAATCTATTCTCTTCTTTAAGCTATCATTACCGTATCCTAATTGAGTCATTAATGCTCTTATCTTCTCCTTGAACCCTTGATTACGCAATACATCATTTATTTCTTTTGCGGATAAGTTCATTGATTCCCTTTTTTTCTTTATAGAATCCATAGCTTCTGTTATACACACATATCCATCTTTACTCATTATGGATACAGGGCTTCCTAAAAGAGTTCTACTCTCTGATTTTAAAATTAGATTTGATTTCATAATTTTGTTTTTAAAAGTTTATGTAATATCGTGAATCGGTCTGTGATAGATAGATTCACGATGCAAATATAAATAAATGGGATTTACTTTCAAAATATAATATAATTAATTGATAATCATAATTATAATAATGTGATTTATTGTTTTTGCATATATTATTTGGTATTATTTCTCTGGAATCGGAGAAATCTCCGACTCCAGCAATTATTTGTATATCAAATAGTTATATAAAAACATCAAAACTGTTTTTATGGATTATTGTTCATTGTGGTATCATATTCAGTTTATCTTGTTTACAAAAAATGTAATCCACATTAATATCTATACACTCATGACCGTACTTTATTGTCGTAAACTCGTTTATTGTTATGTTTGCGTTAGGTAAATGATTCTTTAAACTAAAATATTAATTATATGTTGCACAGACCGCAAGACCGGGTACTTTTCGTATCCCCACACGCTAAGATGGTGGATGTTGATTCCATTTTCTTGAAGGAAGGACAGATCGGTATTTACGATACTAAAGATACTTCCGAGAACGGTTGTAAGGCCGTGATTGATTTTACCGGTAAGCCTCGTAACGACAAGCGTTATGAGATCCGTATCGGTCGTAATGAACAAGCGGCTTCCCGCTCTATCTATGATAAGGATTTTTCCACGCCGTTATTCTCTTTGAACGAGATCACGGAGATCTACGCTTCTTGGCCGAAGAAAGATCATGCTTATGTCGATGATGTTATCTTAGGATACAATGGTGTTTCTGATGACACGGCATTCTCAGTTTCCAAAGGAGACCGTATCGCTATCCGCTTGGTTCTCGCTGGTCGTGCCTTTGAGCTTCTTGGATATGAGGAGGGTCGTGTAGAGATTAATGACGCCATTCTTTTGGATGATTGTGATAATACGCCAAATCAATGCGAGGAGTGCGATCCTTGCGAGGAGGTTGATTTGTTACCCGCCGTATTGAAGTGTATCGAGAGGATGAAGAATCAGCCTATCGCTGGAGGTGGTAAGGTATCTGATTATATTGATATCACTCCGGTTACAAGATGTACTAACGAGGCTACGGAGCCTGAGACGGAGGACGTGAACTTCTATTGCATGGAGGTATGTGATACCGGTGACGATCTGGCCTTGGCTGAGGTTCGCGCCCAATACCCGGGATTGAAGATCGTTCGTGAGACTATCGAGGGTAGCATGTCACGTTATAAGGTGATGAAGAAAGGCACTAAACCGGCTGATTATACTCAACGTCTTATCTCTATCATGAAAGGATGTACGGATTGTCCTCCTAACTATACCGAGGTTAAGGGTGGTTATCTGTATTCTATCTCCTTGGAGGATGACGGTGTCGATATGTCTACTACGGTGGAGTCATTGCCTAACGTTGTAGCCGATACGGTTAACAAGATGAGTCAGATCAAGGGATCAGGTTTGTATATTGCCGCTACTTCCAAGAAATTGACGGATGAGGAGATCTCTACTTTCGTGGAGGCTAATCCTACGGCTATCATCTACTATGTGGCTAAGACATCCGATATGTGCGAGAATCCTACGGTTCGTACCGCTTCATGGTCAGCTTGTGGTTCTTGCAAGGTATCCACCGAGAAGTATTATATCACGATCCCGGATGATGAGTGCGGGAACAGTGCTTTGGAGAAAATCAAACAGGCTTTCCCGGAACTGGAGATCACTGACTACGGTACTCCTGCGGCTTGCCAGCATAGCTTCCAGACAACGGTATATACTAACATGTTGTGTGATGAGTGCGACAAGGTGTTCGAGGGATTCTTCACCAGCAAGGCTCCGGCGTCCTACCGCAACCGTATGTGGAAGAAATTGGAGTCGGCTCAGGAACTTGGCACGAATTGCAAGTGCGGTATCCGTTTCCGTGGTAAGGAAATGTTATTATCTCCGTCAGAGTGCTTGATGGATCAAATGACTTATATCGAGGATAGCGTAGAGATCGTTGGAGCTAGCGGCGGTTATCCCGATTCTTTGGATGAGGGTTCTCCTATCTGGTGGGATCAGCTTCACTTCGAGAGATTGTCCAGCAAAGCACCACGTACTCACGTAGGCGGCAATATGATGGATGATGAGTTGAAGGGTTACGCTCATTTCAATGGATTCCCGAAACATCAGGATTTCATGGGACGGACGTTCATGAACGAATATAGTCGTGTAGAGCAAACGGCTCAGTACGTTGACTTCCAGATCACGATTAATCCTCATAGATACGCTCAAGGATTCGGAAAGGTTATCGCCGATGATCCGGTTAACTTGATCTTACGTGTACGCTATGGCGCTCATGAGGGTGTTCAGGAGATGATCAATATGATCGGAGCTGCCGCTGGTCTTGGACCGGCTATCGTGACCGAACCCAAATAAGAACGACCTTTTTTGCGTTCATATATTTCCTAAAGGGGAGAGATTCAATTCTCTCCCCTTTTTTTAATCTATAATAAATGGTTGTGATGGAGGAGTGAAGTTTGTCGTGTATCTAGGTATGTTTGATATTCTCATCTCGTCTATAATACCGCCTGTCATATTATCTCCAGACCCTGTTCTTCCTCCTATACATATATCATAGTCTTGTTTTGATATGGTTTTTTTCTTGTTAAATTTATTTATACCATTAATATATAATCCGCATGATTTGTTATTAGATGATAATGCTATGTGATTCCATCCTATCTCTAAGACAGAAGAGCTTACGCTTTCATAATTGTCGAAATTTCCATATATGATATTATCATACCCTATATAGAAGGCAAATCCTGTAGGGCTTCCTGATATATCAGATGTTATAAATCCTTGTTTTGAGCTTTTATTCGTACAATAATACCATAGTTCTATGGTATAGTTCCCTTCGGATATAATATCCCAGAACCATTGTGATTGGTCGAATATTATAGGGGCGATGTCGAATTTAGCGGCTTGATCAAATTTTCCTGAGACATATGATCCCCCCCCCCCATGTGACAGGACCTACGTTCTTTCCGATATATTTGAAATCATTGTTAAAATGAAATAACAATATCGTGTTGTTGGCTTTTTTGTTAAAGAACATTCTTCTTCTCATACATCTTATGTTTTTAATTGCGTTCAAAAATAATTATATATATCTTTGAGGTAAATAATTAAACGATATAATATGTCCGCTATTAATGAGTATTTAAAGAGACTGGCTTCTATATTCGGAAGCATGGGTTTCTCCGTTCCGCCAGATGACTTCTCAGGGGTTGTAATAGACGGAAAGACGTATCCGGTCATGATGAGGAATGACGGGTGTTACGTTTACTTCGATGATAAAGGAGTAAAGAGACTTGTAAGCGATGTCCCTAAAAAGGATTATCAGTTCATTAACATTAAGGACGCCCGTGTGTCGATCGTCAACCAATGCTATCGCACGCCGGGTGGTCAGGTAGAGGCTCGTATCCATACCTATATGAATAATAAGGGAGAGATACTGGCCGAGAAGATATTTATCATCAATTCATCAGATATCGATACTCCTATCGGCACGGAATTAGATAAGGTTCCGTCTGAGTGGGTGGCTATAGATTGTAGTATAGCCGAGATGACCGATCGGGAGTTAATATTCGTAAGTAAATGTTATGCCACGGAAGGGGGCAAGGTCCAGATCGAGGGCGTTGAGTCGGTAGACCCACGCCTGAACCCGGAGGTATCCCATTATGAGGTGGTGAATACGACTGACGATAGCAATCCTATCGGTACGGAGTATGATAAGATACCCGATACATGGAGTCGTATAGTATGTGATTTCCCGGATATGACCCAAAGGGAGATAATACCGGTGCTTAAATGCTTTGATACCGGAACCGGAAGGGTGCAGATAGAGGGATATAAGATATTTGATTATGAGATGGGTACCAGAAAGGAATGGTATCGCGTCAAGCAAAGTACCGATCCTGAGAACCCGGTAGGTAAGTTCATTACCAGCATAAGTGATGACTGGGTTGAGGTTGTTTGTGACTTCACGGATATGGAGGATCGGGATATTGAGGTAACGATAGAATGTTATAAGACACCGGCCGGTAAGGTGAAGCTGGAGGTTCTCACGTCATGGGACGGGAATATAGGGGTTAGGGATAAGAGTTATAAAGTCCTGGAGACTACCGATCCGTCACAACCTGAGGGCGCCAGCTTCTCATCCTTGCCAGACACTTGGATAAGGGTAGTCTGTGATTTTGACGATATGGAGGAGAGAGATATCAAATCCTATATCGAGTGTTATGACAGCGGTAGCGGCAACGTTAAACTTCGAAGGATGGTGTCGTATGACTCCAAGATAAAGGCCAGATACACACGTTTCGAGGTGGTGGACTCCGATAACGCAGACTTTGTCCCCGGAGCCGCCCTAGCTACCCTTCCCGACGGATTCTCTTTGGTCCCTTGCGATTTCGTTGACTTTGAGGATAGAATGCTTCAGTCAAGGAAAGAATGCTATAATACAGATAAAGGTCGTGTACAGGTATTAAGAATAACGTCTTATGATGGAGATATAGATATAAGGGGCGCTGTTTATGTCGTTACACGATCTGAGAACCCCGATATTCTCGTGGATAGGATATATAATGCCATACCTGGAGGATGGGATCGCATGGTGTGCGAGATGGAGGATATGGAGGATCGTGATATCGAGTCTTTCGTGGAATGTTATGATAGCGGTGAGGGTAATGTCAAGGTAAGGAGAGTCGTGTCTTATGATGCCAAGGCAAACGAGCGCCACGTCCGCTACGAGGTACTGGATTCGGATAACGGCGATATCGTACCGGGGCAGCGTCTCGCCAGCCTCCCAGCTGGATGGTCTTTGGTGTCTTGTGATTTCACGGATATGGAAGACCGGATGCTTTCTAATACGGTTGAATGTTATCGATCAGCCAATGGTGTGATACGTATTATTCACACGATATCTTATGATGGTAAATTAGGCATCAGATCTGAGTTGTGGGAGGTCGTTAGCTCTACTGACAGCGGCATCCATGTAGGAGATAAAGTAAGCTCGTTCTGGGAAGGTCTTATCCGGATTGAATGTGAGGAACCGGATTACATGGATCGGCTTATTGATACGACAGAAACTTGTTATGATACTGGGAAAGGTACGGTAAAGATCAGGAGACAGGATTCGTTGAACGGGAATCTGGATGTAAAGACTTTCGATTATAAGATCGTTGAGTCTACCGATCCTGATCATCCTATCAATACCACGCCTACGCAGGCGGTTATTAATGGCTGGACGGTCATCAGCTGTGATCTTAATATCATGGAGGTAGATGACTGCTATGAGGTTGGTGGTCATAAAATCCATTTAAAGGGATTCAGGACGATCAATCCGGCGTTGCAGGATATTAAGTCCATATTGTATGTCGTGTATTCCGATCACCCTGATTATCATGCTGGAGATGAGCTTAGTTCTATCCCTGAAGGGGCTAAGGTCACGATCTGCGATTACGCGGATAAAAGCCAAAGGCATATGGTCCCGGTGCGCGAGTGCTATGAGGTAGCCGATGGCCGGTTCTATGTGGAGGGAAGCAGGTTGGTGGATAACAATATGGTCGTTGAGCGGATGTCGGTGATGGTGCTGGAGTCATCCTCCCAGACCTACCCGGTAGGTACGACGCTGACCTCCATTCCTGTTGGCGCTACTATCGTGGCTTGTTTATGTCAAACTTGTTAATCCGTGATGTTATGGTAAGAACATGCAATGATTATTATATGATCGACGCCATGGCTGGCGGTGAGGTCATAAGGAAAAGGAAATATCGTCGTGAGAATACGATGATCGGATATAAGTGGTATGATTATAATGGGGTCGAGGTAATTGACCCCATTGAGATATCACGTCTTGATGGTCTGGCCACGAAACATCAGCGTGTGGATGAGGCTTATGATGACCATGCTATTTTCATGTCGTCAACCAACTACGTTAACAGCGTTTCCGGTATACCTATGGACAAGCATATGGTTGTCGTTGAATGGAGACCGGATAGCGAGCAAGGTTTTGTCACCATGGCTCATGACGAGGGTCTTGACGGGGATAGCTATTATATAGTTATTATCAACACCGGAGATAAGCAGGCTACGATCTACACCCCCATAGATCCCGAGGATCCAAAGGACGGTACCTCTAGGGCGGATGATGGTGATAATATCTCCGTGGGAGGATCTTATGTCTCCATATCCCCCAAGCAGGTAGAGCGGATAAGGGTTACTTTTCGTGATGGTAAATGGTATTATGAGTTAGTCACAAAGACATATCCCAGCAATACCGGAGGCATTAAGATCGGGGATATCGATTATGTCACTTTCAGGTATTTATGGGAGTCAAGTTCCGGAAGGGACTTGGATACGATGACGGAAGCCCTTAATTCTAATGTTCCCACCATAGATAATCTTGCTGTAGGTTGGTCTGGCCCCGGAAATGGAGATAGCTCTGTTAGAGAAGTTCTTAAATGGGGTGGTGATAATACCGGTTCCGGTAAGGAATGTGTTTGGATGTCGGTTAAGGATTTAAGGGCTAAGTATTATGATATCCTACCTGAAGAGACGTATTTCATGGCCTACGCTACATGGTTTGGGTCTAAAGGTACGGGTAAATGCTCTTTTGAGCTTGTCGGATACAAGGGAGGTGCGATGATCCAAGATGGATATAATTTTATAAATACCGGTGGATCTGTAGTATATCAGAATACATATGATTTTGTATGTAATACCCATAAAGGAGCTGGGTCGTATAAGACATCTTACGAGAAAGTAGCCCGTATTACTTATAATAAGCTCACCAATGAGGTCTATATGTCTATAGGCGATGCTATAGATCAGGAGGATAATTATGATAAGCTGGAGCGGGAGATCAATAATATAAAGGAAAGACTTAGCGATGTCGAGAGCGAGTTGGCTGTCGTAAGACGTATAGCCGAGGGCAAGAACACGGCGTATATCTTTGATACGGTCGATGCCATGAATGAGTGGCTGGCGGTTCCGGAGAACACGGCTAAGCTCCGTGTGGGGGACAGCTTCTGGATCAGGGAGCAGGATGTGCCTGATTATTGGTGGGATGGAGCTCAGGCTTTAGAGCAGGAAGGTCCGAAGGTGGATTTGTCTCCTTATTATACGAAAGATGAGATTAATAATATTGTTGATGATATCAACCAGAAGATAGAGGATAAGAGTACGTCGATCATCTTTGATACCTATATCCAGATGAAGTCTTTTGTGGATGATCCTACCAATGCCGACAAGCTTAAGGAAGGTACCATCTTGTTGATACGAGAGAAAAACGTACCTGATTATTATTACGATGGAGCTGGTATAGTTAAGATGGAGGCCGATGTAGAGCAATGTCTTTATATTACTTTAGCTAATAAGCCTACGGAAAGCACCGTTAGTTATACCCAAGATCGGGAGGTGACTAATTTCGCTCCTGGAGCTATAGCTAGATGGGTTGACGCTGACGGTAATGACGTGTTCTATAAGCTTGTGGAGGTAGTAGGAGGCAAGGCTAAGTGGATTACTCTTATCGATACTAAATACGGTAATGTGACGCTACAGAGCACTTATGACAAGAACTATGAGATCGTGAATATCGTATCTGGATCACGTTTACAAGCTATAAATAGCGATAAGGATGAGATCAAGTTCGTTAATAGCGCTACCGGTAATGTTACTGTCGTGTTTAACGCTACGGTATCAGGAGGAGCCAAGAAACTTACGAGCCTGTTGGCCGTGAACGAGGTGGTCCTTACGCCTGGGGCGGCGGCGTCCTTCACCCGTACCGGCGAGACCTTCATCCTCTCCGATCTTTTTGGCGTTACGATCTTCCCGGATCTGGCTGATTCCAACCGTGAGGGAGAATGGGTGATGAGCGTAGGCGTAACCGGAAAACCGATCCTTATGGAGGTAAAGGAGATGAGGAAATGGGATGAGAGTATTGTCAGGGAACTTACTATTGATGAGCTTAACGAGAAGTTCCCTAACGTGGATATCGGGTTCGCTGTCGTATGCAAGACCATCAACAAAGTATATGAGATGGTTAACGGGTACAAGGAATGGGTGTCTTATGATATAATATCAATAAATTAAGAGTATGGCTTTTTTAGCAGGATACGATACGGTAGCATCCTATGTCACGTTTATAGTGAATGAGGATAGGTTCCCTTGTTTTGATGGCAAGGGCGCTGATTATATACCCGATCCGATAATATTAGTGGGTGCTTTTAATCGCAATCTTAGGTTCTCGACATCTAAACCGGGATTCGTGGACGTTGATTGGGGGGACGGGACAAAGGATCAATATCCTTTAGTTAAGGTATCTGATGGTTTTTATAGGATTGTATTCAGGTCTCTTGACATTGAGTATAAGAAGAATCCGGATGATACCGTATGGTGGTATAAGAAAGAGGATGGCTCACAATACATACCGGTTCCCCCACATAAGTATAGCGATATCAGGCGTAGAGAGGTTACGATGAGGTTCTCTAACGTAATTGATAGGGAATTTAATATGGATGGTATTGTCCTTCATGAGTTCCCTATAGTTAATCTTCCTGATATATCTCATTTGTATACGACTAGATCCGTTTTAAAAAATGGGGATATCCCATATGACAGGATAAGCAAGAGCGTTAATCTTCGTAATATAAGTATGGGATCTTTTATTCATCCTGGCGTATGGAGTAATTGGCCGGAAGGTTTTTTAAATATGAAAAACCTGAGGTATTTCGGATGCAATAGCGTTTTTAACTTCGGGGATGATCCTGATTCTAATTGGAGAAGATTCTCGGAATGGGAGAATCTTACTGATTTTAACTTCAATTGGTGTAACATTCCTTCTTATGATCCGGCTTTTAATTCTATTCCAGCAAAAGGTATAAGCATTATAAGCGATCGGGATAATATACCTGTATTTGATGAGGTGGATAAGGTTGGAGATGATAAGGTAAGAGTTACCTTTATGGGTGGTGGTAGCTCATGGAAACAAGATCTGGTAGGAGGTAAGTTGAATAAGATTCAGGGCACGTATTGTAATTCAGGCACGGTGCCGGTAGATGATCTTCCGGATTGGTTGTATGAGGTAAGGGAATTTAGGATATGGACTTTGAATTATGGTAGATTTATAAATACGCAGGAGAGGGCTGATACATTCGTAAATACATTTTATGATAAGATAATGTCGTGGAGTTATATAACGATGTCACAGACGGCTTCTGACGGTAACAGGAATCAGTTTTATAAACTTACCTTAGATTTATATGCTGCCGTAATTCCTACCAATAAGAGACCATCTGGCGTTTATCAGGCTCCTGATGGGTTCGTCAAGGGCGTTAGTAACGGTAATCCTAAGACGCCTATGGAGAAGGTGTATGTGCTTACCAACAACTACGGGCAGACGTGGATCTTGGCGCCTGCCCCAGCTTCTAAGGCTGCCCTTACGAGGGCGCGGAGGGCAGGGAAGACCAGGATCACCCCGTTCGTTCTTGGCGTAAAGGATGGGCATGTATCCGTGTTCAGCGGAGATGTTTTAGATGAAAGCATGTCCAAGTACAGTTTTGCCGATAAATACGAGGCTATAGATATATGTAGTAATCTAGGGCTTGATAGTTCACCTGTTGTCGAGTATTTTAGAAGAATAGAGGAGGGAGAGGTATGAAGTTGATATGTAAGGATACGAATAAAGGGTCTATAACCTTTTTTACTAAAGGCAAATATGCTTTTAGGGGTGTTGGTAGGGATGATACCACTGATGACGTGCCTGATCCTATATTGGATGTTAATAATTACAATGAGAGTATACAGTTTTATTCCAAGACCCCAGGAATGTGTGAGGTCGATTGGGGTGACGGGAATAAAGAGCAATTCCCTTTCGTGAAGGATAGGAGCGAATCCATATACGGGCGATATAGGTTGATGTTCAGGAGAAGGGATATAAGTTATCGTAAGAATCCGAATAGCCATCCATGGTGGTTTTATAAGGAAGATGGGAGTGAGTATATCCCTGCGCCTAATCATGCTTACGCTGATGGGCTAGATAAAGAGCGGGTCATTACCATGACTTTTACGAATGATATTACATACGTTCAAACAGTAAGGATAATGATGGTAGGATTCCCGATATTAGACGCCCCAAGTATTATCAACTTAATCTTATCCATTACCGGCGATGGGAATATAACCGATATTCCTAAAGATAGGATACGTAGATCGGTAAATATAGAGTATATAACACTTAACGAATTAGGTGTAGGGACATTGACATCCATACCAGACGATTGGGATAGGTTGACTAAGTTAAAAGGCATTAATTTAAGTCGAACGGCTGATTTTAATGATACGGAGTCTTCTAATATAAGGAAATTCCCCTCTATGTGGCCTAATCTTGTAACATTATCTTTGGCAGGTTGCAGGGTTAGGGTATATCCAAGGGAATGGCTGTCTTTTAGCAAGCTAAGAGAATTATATATATCCCCGGGAGTGGCTATGCCATCGTTTGATCCTAATACATGCCCGGCTATGGATGAGGTGGATAAGATAAATCCTAGCTTAAGGACCTTCGATCATATAAATAGATGGTATGGGTCTGTCGTGAGCTGGCATCCGTATATGATCGGCAAGGGGCTGGAAAACATCACTAACCTTACCGCCTCATATAGCTATAGTAATATAGATGTAAGTAATCTACCGGATTATATATATGAGATGAGATCCATGAGTAGTTTTTATATGCATATCTCCTTGTCGACCCAAAGTCGATGTGATACGTTTATATCAACATTATATGAGAAGGTGATGGGGTTTGATTATCTCACTATGTCCTCCTCTGCTTCCGATGGCAAAAGAAATCAGTTTTATGGATTGTATCTAAGTATGTATTTGGCTGCCAATCCTGTTGATAAAAGGCCTAGTGGCGTATTACAGGCACCTTCTGGTTTTATAAAGGGTCAGTCTAATGGCTCTCCGTCGACTCCTATGGAGATGGTTTATGTGCTTATGAATAATTATGGATGGAGGTTTAGTATGGCGCCAGAGGCTTCGGTGTTAAGGTCAATACGATCTTCTGATATTGATACGAGGTCGTATAAGCCATATAAGCTTATCGTATTTGACGATGGGCGTACCTTTGTAGGCAATGGAGATGTTTTAGCTCATGATACGGATAAGGTATTATCGTTTGGGGGTCAACCAGAAGGGGAGTATTTATGTGATTCTATGGGATTGGACAGGAATGTTATTGTAGAATATTTTAACAAGATAGGTAATGGCTAAGACATTATATAAATACGAGGCATCATCCAACAAGTTCGTGTGGTTCACTACATGGGATAGGGCACTTAGAAATTATTATACCGATGATTATAATTATGTACCTGAACCTGTCGTTGATAATCCTTTTAATACGTATGTTGAGTTTAGATCCAGAAAGCCCGGTATGGCTAATGTGGATTGGGGGGATGGAATAAAGGAGCAGTTTCCTATGACCAAGGTTCAAGGGGAGGATAATTATCGTATTATATTCCGTTCTTTAGCGATACAACATAAGAAAAATCCCAATACTACGTGGTGGTTCAGGAAGGAGGATGGATCGCAATACGTACCTGTGGATAATCATGCTTACGCTGATGGGAGGAGGGACGTACAACGGGCTGTATCGATAGATTTTACTTGTGATATTTATTATGCCAATATTCAAACTTGTAAGATGACGGCTTTCCCGATCGTAGATATTCCGGGTCTTGAATTTTTGGTCGTATCGCATACGATGTATGTTAATGATGGCATACCGGTAGATAAATTGTCGAGATCTAATAAATTAATTTATATAGATCTTTCAAATGTAGGGCAAAGAATGACTGAAATGCCTGAGGCTATAACTGGTAAGACTGAGGTGTATTATTTAAGTATGTTTAATATGCTTGATCTTAGGGATATAGAATCTAGCGGGATAAGGAATATAAAGAATATGAAAAATCTTCAAACCCTTGAATTGTCTTCATGTTATTTGGATAGGTATATAAAGGAGTTTAATGATCTTCCTAAATTAACTTCGTTGAATATAACTCAAGGCCCTTCTGATATGTGGAATTATTTTGATATAAACACCCTCCCTTTTTTTGAGGTAGATAAGATAAATCCTAACATTACTGATTTTATTTTTTTAGATGACTGGAAGAATGGAGAGAGGAGGACGAGTTGGAATGATGATAATATGTCGGGTAGAGGATTGGATCATATTACTAATTTTTACGCTTCTCATAGTAATGGTATTAGAGTGGATAAGCTGCCAGATTATATTTATGAGATGAGGTCTATTACACGGTTTGGGATGAATTGTTCCACTCATAGCCAAAAAAGATCAGATGATTTCGTAAACTCCTTCTACGACCTTGTGGTGGGATGGGATCAGATTACCATGACATCTGTGGCCAAGGACGGGAAAAGGAATCAGTTTTACGGGCTTAGTGTATCTATGTACGGCAGTACTTATCCTGACGAGAACCAACGTCCTACGGGGCAGGAACAGGCTCCGGAGGGGTTCGTGAAAGGCTCGTCAAACGGGTCTCCCGCTACGCCTATGGAGAAAATATATGTATTAAAAAATAATTACGCCCAGAGATGGACGATAAAACCAGCTTGACATGAATAGGAATGATATTGTAAAAGAATTAGGTTCGTATTTTGACATAGTGGAATTGGTATGCCCCCATACATACAATAAGTGGAAGGAAAGATCGTGGCAGTTTCTTGACACAGAGTTTCTTCATAATTTACTTATATTGCGTAGGGATATAATCAAACAGCCTATGTATTGTAATAACTGGGATAAGCAAGGGCAGTTTTCCCAACGTGGTCTTAGATGCAACATCTGCCAGATAGTTAAGGATAAGAAAGATGTTTATCTATCCGCTCATGTGTTGGGTAAGGCTGGGGATTTCGATGTCAAGTCGATGACGGCGGAACAGGCCAGAGGCTTGATTTTGGATCATCAAGATATGTTACCATATCCTTTCCGGCTTGAAGGGAAGGTGGGTTGGTTGCATTTTGACAGTCTTGATACGAGGAACGGTATACACGCCGTGGTGTTTTAGATACTTAATGGTATAGTAGTTAACTTTGCGAGTAGGGTATAAAATGAAAGACAAAGACATGATAGAGCGAGTGGGGGCTTTGTGGAATATTGCGCTTGCGTATGGTGCCTCTTGTTGGGCTTATTTCCAGCCAGTACACCATTTATTGACCGTATTACTTATAGTATTAATAGCGAATTTCTTGGCTAGGTTAGCGCAAAGCGTAAGGGGCTGGAAGCTCCGACGAAGTCGTAGAAGACGGTTTAGTTTTAAGAGATGGTTTAGGGAGGTCAGGTTTACTGATATTCTTAAGGAGTTCGCTTTGTCTTGTTTTATAGTAATGACATTATGTGTTATATATAAGACGTTATACCCGATCGAGGAGGAGGCTAGTATGATACTTACCGTAACCAAATATGGTGTGTATATAGCCCTTGTGGGATATGTCATGCTTTTCTTGAATACCATAGGGGATACTTTCGCTGACGCTTATTTGGTTAAGGTATTCAAGGCCGTGTTTAAGAGGATAAACGTATTCAAGATGTTTAGTTTTTCCAAGAACATACCTGACGAGACGTTTGACGATATAAAGAAGATTGCGGATGATGAGGTTAAGGATAAGTCTTAAGGCTGTTTTTTGTTTAGGTCTGTCGCTGTCCCTGTCCTCTTGCGGAAGCAGGAGGCAGGTTAGCGAAGCGTCTATTGATAGCCGGCTGATAAGCAGGATAGAGACGATGATAAACGAAGTTATAGACCGCAAGATGGTGGAGATAAAGACCTCTGATCTTAATGCCGATATCGTTATAACTGAGAGGAAATTTGATACCACGAAGGAGGTGGATCCAGCCACGGGCGAGCGACCCGTGTCCTCCCAGACGGATGCCCATATCGTCATCGGCCGGCGGGATAGCACGGTGACAGCCGATTCCCTTGGAGTTAATAAGACAAGGAATGATATAAAGGATCTGGATAATAAGACAAATATCAAATCCAAGGACGTAGATGATAAGAAGGAATCAAGATGGTCTATAGTGTGGATAGTAGCTGGTATCTTGATGATATTGTTGGTATTGGTGTATATATTAAAGAGGGTAAATGTTTTATGAGAAGAAGGATGTTGAATAATAGGAATGATGGTCTTGTTGATGAACATACAAGGTTCTTGATGAGATTTGATAATAATTTTGAGGTTGATGGATACCCCCCCCCCTAATATTGAGGATGGTTTAGAGGTCAAGGGAGGAGAGTTTGTCACCGATTCTATAAGAACTGGATATAAATACACAAATACGTCTAATTCTTATGGGATGATTAATACATCTAGTACATTGTCGCCTGATTTGTTTGGAGATGGAGATCTGTTTACTATTGATTTTTGGTATAAGCCATTAGCTGTCATTAATGCCTGTTCCGTTGGTCATGAATGGTATAATGGTTCTTTTTATTTTGGTATAGCTAATGATAACGGTTTATGTTTGTATTTTGCCTCTTATAGAGGATCGTATGGGGTCAATGCGGGTAGTGTGAATGTAGGTAAATGGTATCATGTTGCTATAGTAAGGAGCCTTAGCAATAGATTGCTTTGTTTTATTGACGGTATTTTTTTAGGCCATTTACCATATCCTACTTATTCGTTGAGGTTATATAATATAGATTTTAATAGACAAAGGGATAATGATAATGATAGAGGATCTTTTGTGATAGATGATTTCAGGATAAGTGATGTGGCTAGATGGATGTCAGATTTTGAACCTCCAAAAAGAAAGGGGCTATGATCCCTCACTGCCCCTTGTCTGATTAGTTTTTAAAGGATATGCAAATAGCATAGAGGTCAGTCCCGGATTCGAACCGAGGTGGATGGTTTTGCAGACCATCGACTAAACCACTCATCCAACCGACCATGGCGCAAATATATTCATTTTTTTGATAATATATCCATGTGGTACTATTTTTTGAATCTATTTTTCAAGATTCGTCTTTATAGTTATCTTTGTGAAAAAAGAAATACGAATGAATCAGGTCAATATCATACCGAAGATAATTCATGATAAGTTCGCCGCTAGGATTATCATGGATGATTACGATATAGAGAAACCTATCGTTATTACTGTCGTGGCTAGACGTAACGATGGTGAGTATAATACCCAGATATTGACATATCCGACATCGGGCGTTGATTATGAGGGTAATGTAAGGATGGTGTTTTTCGATGTCGCTAGGTCTCATGTTTGTCAGATAACATCGGTGTTTATCAACGGCCATGAAGTCAAGACATATTATACCGATATTCCGGATCTTGATATGCAAGCCCGTTATGACGATAGCTTGTGCCGGTACGATAAGAAGGTTAATATGAATGATATTAGGCTGTCGTTTCAGGTGTTAGAGACACGTGATCCCAAGGTATTGCAGGTATTGGATGAGTCCGAGTGGGGGTTGCTGGAGGACAGGAAGGCGATCATCGAGATCACTACCCCGGGCATGTCCGACCCCGTTACCTTGTTTCTTGGCAAGAATCAGGTCAATACCTTTACTAGCCTAACATTAGGCCTTAATTGCTTTAATTACGATGATTGTAATGTAAAGTACCTTGATCTACCTGATGGTATATATGATATCAAGATCATAGGTAGCCCTTCTACTTACAACTTCAGTCGCAAGTATCTTAAGACGGATCTTATACGCAGACGTCTTGATCGGCTATGGATTAAGACTGATATCCTATGCGAGGACAAGGATAAGGATCTTATAGACAAGATACAGGAGATGGAGACGCTTATGACTGTAGCGGAGGCTAACGTCAGGTTGGATAATATAGAGGCGGCTCATGAGATCATTGATCGTGTCGGAGAGCTTCTTGAGATGGCTACTAATTGCGTGGATTGTTGAATTTTAGAAATATAATTATGGGTTGTAATACTTGTAAGGAAAAGGCGTTGAAAGCCGAGAGGGAAAGGATTGAGAGAAGTATGATGAATCGTGCTTCCTCTACCGTTGTTAGCGATATGGAATACGCTTCTAGGAGCACCGCCGGTTGTATGGTCATGCTCGATCCGTTGAAGACCATGGAGCGTGACGTGGTGAGCATATACAAACAGACCCGTACCATAGGTGACGTGGGTATCGTCTATCTCAACATGCAGAAGAAGATCCGTGAGTGGATCAAGAACCTGCCATATGGATGCCCGCCTGACGAGGAGGTACAAGAAATGAGAAAGGAGATACTAGATGGGCGCGCAATCTATATCAAACCTTGATAGAATAGATCTATGTAAGGTCGTAGATGAATGGCTTTCTTGCCAGTGGGGTAGATACATGAGGTATCATAGGTATAGGATCGGGGACAAACCCGATGTATCCTATTGGGGCAAGATAATTCGTTTACAAAGATCCTTGTGCGATAATGATTGCGGGTTATGCCCGGATGAGATAAGATCGTTAAAGGAACATATTAACAGGTTACTAGTATGAAAAAGTATAATTGTTCACATATAACCCCGTCCACTTGCGTGCCTTACGAGGGCGATCTTCCAGAGTGGTCAAAATATAAGGACTCTGGTGAGTGCGTTATGATCTCCGACGTGATAGAGGAGATCTATGAGGAGCTTATCCGTATCAGGGAGGCTATAGATGTTCGGGATCTTGGTGAATCTTGCGTGAAGGTAAATGGTGATAAGACTGTAGCTAAAATCCTTTATGCGTTAGAGGATAAGATATGCAATGGGTAACGAGCCATAGTCCAAAAATGGACGATGGTGATAATCAGATGTATAGATATTGATTTATGAGGATTGCTAGATGTTAAGCCACTGTAAATCAAGTATCCAATTTGTAGGGAGTCTTCTAAATAAGCAGGTTAGATAGATACGCTGGCAAGTTGTGAAATATCTTTATGTGTTTGATGTAAAAAATAGCCAATTGATTTGTCATAGACGATTCGATTGGCTATTTTTGTATGTCCATCATATCTCACGATGTAATGGACATAGGTTATTTATTATGAGTGCAAATATAATTATTTCCAATGATTCTATGAATAATAGTAGTAGGATTTTGGCGTCTAAATCCAACGAAAACGGATTATCTACAATATTTAGCTACAATGGTAATGATATAACTTTCAAAACAGAGAACGGTATCACTTATGTGAATGCTACCGAAATGGCAAAACCGTTTAGAAAAAGACCAAATGATTATTTATCGCTATCTTCTGTAAATGAGTTAATTAATGCCATTACCAGAAAATATGGTAATGCTGATTTTCAGCCTGTTACGATTATCAGGGGTACGGTTAATCCTGGCACATGGATGTGCGAGGATCTGGCTCTGGATTTCGCCCAGTGGCTTAGCGTTGATTTTAGGTTGTGGTGTTTGGATAGGATTAAAGAGCTTCTCACTACAGGCAAATGCGTGATTCCTGATTTTAATGATCCTCCCGCCGCTGCTGAGGCTTGGGCTAAGGAATATCGTGGCAGGGTGGCCGCCGAGAAGCTGGCATTAGAGGAGAAGGCTAAAGCTGAGGAGGTTGCTAAGGTTCTTGAATCGAAGAGAGAGGATATAGAGTTTTCCGAGTCATTTATCATGTCTGGAGAGTCAGATTTGCTGATAAGGGATTTGGCCAAGAAACTTGAGCAGAATGATATAATCATAAGTGATAGATGTCTACGTGATTTTCTTGTTAAGATAAAGATAATAGTCAAAAGGGTTAAGGTTAATGGAGATTGGGAGATTACGGCTAATGCTGTAAGGAAAGAGTTTGCTCATTATCGTGATAAGAATATATGCACCGAATCTGGTAAGGTTATATATGCGAGGACTATTTACATAACAGGCAAGGGATATAAATACATATTGTCATCTATAAATGGTAGCAAGAAAAGTGATTTCATATTGTGTGGAGGTATGTTTAGGGACTATGGGGTGTTCGCCGGATCGGAGTCGTTTAATCACTGGGATAATTAATTCCGTTTTTGCCCAAAAACTGATAATCAGGTAACTGTGTATTTGCATTTACGGTTATGTGTCTCATATCGGTAAAATATTTATCTTTGTGACAAAGTGAATTACGATGATATATGGAAATAAAGAAATAGTACGGACGTTCACCAGAAACAACTCACCTGCCGGGTACGTGGGCGGCTCTATTGACTACCGGGTCCCGGCCGATGTTTATTTTGGCGATACGCAGGAGGAGGCTGACAGTAAGGCTGAGGATGATGTCAAAACCAACGGTCAGGACTATGCCAATACATATGCCGACATAATACCGTCCGTATGGTATAATGATCAGGTATGCGATGAGTTTATTAAGAACAATTGCGTAAGCGGTAAGGGATCCAAGGAACAGATATGTGTAGAGAAAGGTAGGTTTGTCTCTTACGTATCCAAGAAAGACGCCAATGATAAGGCTAGGGTGGAGCTTGGCCGGATCGGGCAGGGGGAGGCCAACGCCGTTGGGGCTTGCTGCGAGGACTGGGCCTCGCAGCCTCTTCGTGGCGTGTTTTACAAGAACGATTGCGAGGCCGGCATGTCAGGTAAGGAAGGTGTCGTATATGAATTACCATCCGGAGCTGTCATATCCGATATATCACAGGTCGATGCCGATACGTTAGCTTATAGGAAGTTTATGAAAGAAGGCCAGGAGAAGGCTAACTCCGAAGGTAGTTGCTCCCCTGTATTCTATAATACTACGATCGGTGATTGGTTTGAGAAGGTATGTCCGTTTGGATATAAATCAGGTAGGGTATATTATTCTATCAAAGCCAATAGGTTTAGATCATGGATATCAGTAGAGGATGCCAACGCCAAAGCCCGTGAGGTTTTGATGGTAGAGGGGCAGGAGTACGCTGATCTTAATCTTGAGTGCGAGAAATGGATTGAGAATATTGATCAAGAGGATCAATGTTATTGGTAAGAATGCGTTTGTGTTTTCCATAATGTTAGATTAGTGTTTGGAGGTAGGGGCTTATGGTCTCTACCTCTTATTGTTTCATGCGTCTCGTTGTCTTATAATCAAACCAAATAAGTATCTTTGCTAAAAACATTAATATTATTAATATGTGTAATACAGGTGGTTGTTGTCATGATCATTCGAGGGAGCGTCCTAAAGAATGCTGTCATGGCGTTAAGATAGATAGGTTTCTTAACAAATGCCCTGAGGATCCTTGTGATCCTTGCGATAGGGATTGTCAGGACGAGCCTTGTGTTGGCTATGGATGTCCTATAGTTTTATATGATAAATGCGTCTTATACTCAGGTGATGAGTTGGTGGTGGACGGTATAGAGAAAGGTACTGATATCTCTGTCGTTGTAGACTCATTGAGGCGTATTATAGCGTCTAGGGATAAGCAGATAGATTTATACCATCGCGAGGTTCTGGATTTGAAGAAGATTATAAACGAGCTTGTCAACGCCGGTAATGGCGGTGGCGATAGCGGAACTGAAGAGGAGGTATGGTAACAATGAATGGTTGTAACAAGAAACAATACAGGCCTACTGTAGACGATACGAAAGTACCGTGCTCTACGTACATGAGCACCGACTGTGTTTATCCAGGAGACAAGGTACGTGTGGAGTCATTGGGATTATCTCCCAGCTGCGATATGTCTGATGTCCTTAACGCTATGATAAAGGCTATACGGGACAGGGATGCTGAGATACTTGAATTAAGGAGAATGATTAATAAATTGATTTGATATGAGGAATAACTGTAATCCATGTAAGCCGGAATATAGACCGGGGAATGAATGTAGTATCTACAGTTCCCAGATCATATATGATGGTCAGTCTTTTCCTGAGGCAGATATCAGGAACGGAGATGGCATGAATAGCGTAATCGAGTCTCTGGTAAGGAAGCTGGTTGCCGTATCTGGAGCAACGGCGTCCATCCAAAGGGATTCGTTTAAGGGAGTGCAGGCCGTAAGGTTAAGATACGAGCCTCTGAATGTTCTTAGCGTGACCTACTGCGGTACTATCGTACCTAACGACGGGTATGTCGTTTCTGGTAGATCCATTAAGTTCAAGAAAAGGTATTGCATGGGCGATGAGTTCGCTGATGTTAATATCGTATATACTACATTGAATAGTAATATTTTAAATACTTCATGCTATGGCTAAGAGAGTGTATGATACGGTCTTGGCTTCCGAGTGTGACGGTTGGGTATGTGGTGAGACACTTAAGAAAGGGTCTGTCCCAGCAGACAGGTTGGAGCTTGATTCTTTTTCAGAGGCCGTCAGGGAGCTTATAGAGCGTTTTTTCGAGGAGGGATGGTTGCCGGACATGATCTGCGATCTTGGTTGTGGTGGCGCCAGCGTGTTTGAGATTAAGCCTACTAACTTCGAGTATCCTCCTGAGGGCGGTGAGCAGATTCTGGAGATTATCGTAGGCAAGAGTGATAAATGGACTATAACTCAAGCGGAATGATATGAATAATTTAAAAGATATTCTTGCTAAGATCGAGCAAGGCTCCTCATGGGTGTCCTACGACAAGATTTCCGGTACCGGTCCCGACAAGGTGGCGATCAAGGTAGAGCCGGGATGGATGGGTAGGTTGCCTAGGGAGACTTACGTAGCGGTCGAGAAAGGCAAGGTAACGAAACTCGCTACCATAACCCAGAAGGGTATGGAGCGGGTGAGCGTGGATCCGGCCAATATCATGTTTGACATGGAGGGCGGGACGGCGGTCATCAACGCCAAGCTTAACTCCGCCTCGGTCAAGGCCTCCTGCCTTACTCTTGGTGGTTCGGTAAGTAAATGCTATATGGTGTCTATGAACGTCAACGGGCTATCCGTTAAGATACCTGACGAGGATAGCAGATACGTGGTGTACGCCGATCCTGAGGATCCGGGAGCCACTGACCTGTATGACGCTAGCTTCGTTATAGCCATGCCTAAGAACATGGATAACGAGGAGCATCATGAGATGTTTGTCTTGAATGGCAAGGTTGTTAATATCAATCAACAGCCTAATGATATACCTTATATTATACTTGATCATGACTTTGATAACGTGACTAGTGAGAACGGTCAGGTCGTTATCGATATCAAGTCCAATACCGAGTATGATATTGAACTGGTATGTTGCACTTGTGGCGATGGCAGCGAGGAGCCGGAACCGGAACCACCCTTTAACGTGGATCCGCAAAGGTTGACGCTTAATAAGGATGGTGATACCCAGATCGTGAGGGTAGAGGCCGGAGATAATGTTTCATGGAGAATAGAGGAGGATTGACATGGCAAGGGAAGTAGATAAGAATTGCGTTGAGGGTAATTGCTTTGCCATTAACGACAAGAGCCATGGGGTAGGCGATAATAAGCTTAACATCGTATACAAGGCTAATTACACCGGTCAGATCTGTACGGCTAAGTTCCGTATAACGTCAAAGGACGGTAGTGTTGTTAAGGAGTATATGATAGCCCAAGATGCCAAGCCCGTTTATTATAATATCAAGATGGTTCAGCCGTTTACCAAGGATGACTGTCTAGCCAACCAGCACGGTTCGGTTGTCTTGTATGTGGTTGAGGAACGGACGTACAAGTCGTTTATCTCACAGGAGGACGCTGACGCTAAGGCTATGGAGGATATAGCTCTTAACGGACAGAAGTACGCTAATGAGCATGGTGAGTGTATAACTGACATCTGGTATAACGAGGAGCAAAGGAAAACCTTTATCCGTAACAATTGTGATAAGTTTAGTGACGGTCAGGAATATGTTTACATCGTTCCTGAGGGTAAGTACGTGTCTTCTATCTCTCAAGAGGACGCCGACAGGAAGGCTCTTGAGGATATTGAAAAGAATGGTCAACAACAAGCTAATCTGGAAGGTGAGTGTAAGCCTAAGGAGAATATCTATTATGGTAAGTTTAGCAAGACCTTTACCCGTAACAATTGCGACTCCACTCAATACGGAACGGAGGTTGTTGTTAACGAGACTATGGTAGAAGGCGACTTCAGGTCTATCGTCTCTCAGGAGGAGGCTAATAAGTTAGCCCAAGCCGCTGTAGAGGCTCAGGGTCAGGATATAGCTAATATCAAGGGTAATTGTGAGAAGATACCGGTATTTACCGGATCGTATTCTAAGGTATTCCAGAGAACTAATTGTCCTGAAGGTTCTACGCCTGTTGACTTTACCGTGGATGAGAAGATGTGTACCGGCTATCCGTTCACTTCTACAGTATCACAGGATGCCGCCAATAAGCTGGCGCAGGACGCTGTTGAGGCGCAAGGTCAGGCTATCACCAATGAGCGTGGCGATTGTCAGACTAACGTCTACTATAACGTTAGGATGGAGAAGACAGTCACGAGAAATAATTGTGATGAGTTCCATATCGGTCAACCTTATACTTATGTTGTAGCCGCTGGTAAGTACTTCTCTATTATCTCTCAGGAGGATGCTGACAATAAGGCTAAGGCCGATCTTGAGGCTAACGCCCAACAACAAGCTAACCTTGAAGGTGAATGTAAGGAGAAGGTCGTATATCATGGTAAATACAGTAAGGAATTTACCCGTAATAATTGCGATGAGACCCAGTACGGTACTAAGGTTGTTGTAGACGAGACTATGGTGACAGGAGACTTTAGGTCTACCGTGTCTCAGGAGGACGCTAATAACAAGGCTAAGGCCGCTGTTGAGGCTCAAGGTCAGGACGTGGCTAACGTGAAAGGTAAGTGTGAGAAAGTTCCTGTATATACCGGTACTTATACACGTACGTTTACCCGTAACAATTGTGGTACTGGTACTGGTGGAACTTATACGGTAAACGATAGGATGGTTGATGGTTATCCATTTACTTCCACCGTGTCTCAAGAGGATGCCAACAGCAAGGCTAAGGCTGCCGTTGACGCCCAAGGACAGGCTCTTGCCAATATCCACGCCCTTTGTACGTATACCGGCCGTGCTTCCTTGGAGTTCACGAGAAACAACTGTGGTGAGTGCAAGATCGGATCTAAGGTGACGATCACTCAAGATATGGTAGAAGGACACCCATTCCAGTCCAACGACTCACAGACCGCCGCTGACGCTATGGCTATGACCGCTGTACAAGCTCAAGGACAGGCTTTGGCTAATACCAAGGGTACCTGCTCTAACGCTACTATGTATACCGGTAAGGCTAGCTTCGAGTTCACGAAGAGCAATTGCGGAGCTAATCAGGTAGGAGATCCGTTCACCGTAACCCAAGACATGGTAGATGGTCATCCGTTCCAGTCTTGTGTATCTCAAGATGAGGCTAATTTAGTGGCTATGGCCGCTGTAATGAATCAAGGTCAGAAGATCGCCGATGAGCGTGGTACTTGCCATGAGGCTTCTAAATATACCGGTCATTATAGCGAGGCGTTCGAGAAGAATAACTGTCCGTCCGGTCTTATCCCGTCTTCAGTTACCGTTACTGAGGCTGATGTAACCGGAGGCCCATTCTACTCATACGAGAGCCAGTTCGCCGCTGATGAGCTTGCCAAGGCCGCTGTCAAGGCACAAGGTCAGGCTATAGCTAACGATCGTGGTACTTGTGATGAGTTGAAGATATATGTCGGTAATTATAGCAAGGAGTTCACTCCTAAGTGTCCTACTTGCCAGTATGCTGATCCTATTACCGTAACCCCGGATCTTATGGGACAGTTCTTCACCTCTACCCGTTCACAAGAGGAGGCTGACGCTTTGGCTAAGGCCTACATCGATAGGATGGGTCAGGCATTTGTTAACAAGAATTATGATGACACGTGCCATACTAAGACTGAGCAACCGGTATGGGAGACTATCGAGACCGTATGTAAGGATTGTATCTCTAAATTACATCAACGTAATACCAATACCTGCTATACTGATCCTGAGAATCAAGAGCGGTATATAGCTGGTGGTAATAAGACATGCTTCTGGTTTGGTACGGCATCTAAGGCCTTCACCCGTCAATGTGCGGATGGTGGGGTTGGAAGCTCTGTTACCGTGACTCAGAATGATGTTACGGATCCGGCTCCTAGCTCTGACGGCAAGTTCAAATCATGTGTATCTCAGGCTGACGCTAACGCCAAGGCATTGGCGGCTGTTACGGCTCAGGGACAGAGCGTGGCTAACTCGAAGGGTACTTGTACGTGGACAGGAAGCTATACCGGTCAGGTCCAGAAGAACAATTGCGCTGATGGCGGCGTAGGAGACATGGTATCCGTAAGCAGCAGCAAGCTTCCGGGACACCCGTACACCTCCAACATATCTTTGGCTGACGCCAATAAGAAAGCTGAGAATGCCGTTCGTGGAGCTGAGGGTCAGGCTTACGCCAATAAGAACGGAGGATGTACCTGGACTTACGTGGCAAGCCGTGACTTCTATAAGAATAACTGCGCCGAAGGCGGGGTAGGCCAGAGGATAACGGTGACCTCCACACAGGCTAACGGCGGCACGGCTATCACCAGCAAGGTTTCTTTGGCTGACGCCAAGAGTAAGGCTGAGCAAATATTAGACCAAAAGGGACAAGATTACGCTAACCAGCATGGCACTTGTGTATGGACCGGTACTGGAAGCGCTACTTTCTACAAGGATAATTGCGGCTCTTGTAAACAGGGTGTGGCTATATCAGTTCCTTATAGCTCGTTAGGATTAGATCCTATAACATCAACGGTCTCTCAGGCTGACGCCAATAACAAGGTTCAAGAGGCATTCAGAAGCAATTCAGCTACCAGAGCCGCCGCTCAAGCTTACGCTAATAAGAACGGAGATTGCGAGGACACTCCTCCTAATTGGAGTGGTTGGAGCTATGATGGCGGAAACTATTGCTCAGGTGGTGATGTTTGGGCTAGGTATAGAAGGACTGATAGCACTGGATGTCACTCTGACGAGACTGAGAACAGGTTGCATGAGTCTTGCGATTGTGGATGTTCAGGTGGTTCTTGTGATAGCTGTTGTGATCCTAATTCTTGGAGTAGAATAGGAGAGGCTGAGTGTAGATCTGGCGAAAGTGTAGCTTTATATAGAAATGATTGTGGAAGAAATGAATATCTAAGCTATGGATCTGCTTGCTGTAATACGCTCAGTTTCCAAGGAGGATCTGCTACTAGTAGGAATTGTCCATCTGATAGACCTTGTGGAGTAAGGATCTCCTATCCGGGTGTACCTTCTGGATCTATATGCGCTTCTAGCACGTCTTCTGCCAACGCTCAGGCTAGCGATAAGATAGAGACGTTTAGATCACAAGCTCAGGCATTAGCGGATGCAGGTTGTAGTGGAAGGGTATGTAATGATTATGTAGAGGCTACTGCTACCAAGCAAGGTTGTCCGTCAGGATGTACGGCTCCGAAGGCTTCCGCTTACTGGGTTTCTGGCGGAAACAATGGCGCTTGGTGTGAGTGTAACGGTGATAAGGCCGC